TATAGATCTTATTGATGATGACAGTAAAATGTAAATGGTGAATAATGGTTTGTTTTGTTTTTGTGGTGGGGGCGGTGGGGGGGAGGGGAAACGATATGCCTGAGCTAGACGATCACCGAAACGACCCAATGCTAGAAGCTTTTGAACTGTTCACAGCTTTTTGGATGGTTGAAATGGGGAAAAGAGCTTGTATAGAGGGCGATTCGCTCAATAAAGCCATCGAGGAAGTAAAGGTCAAGTTTTTTCCAAGTCTCTAATAAAGACTATTGCGGAGGGAAGAACGTATGAAGATTTACCAGATATATCGTGCCAATGATGGCGGTGTCGGCTGTGCGGTGGACGACGAACAGAGGGATGGAACCCTTGACAAGAGGTTCCCTTATCCTCTCCATCACGTGGTTTACCATTCCCCTACAGGGTTCGAATATGGTTACTTGGGGAGTGGTCCTTCGGACTTAGCCCTTTCAATCTTGGCTGACTACTACGGGGTCAAGAACGACAAAGAGGCGATTGACGGGGACGCCTGGAAGTATCACAATCAATTCAAGGAAGCTTTTATAGCCAGGCGTAACCAGGACGAGCCATTTGAGATTACCGAGAATGAGATTGTTGCCTGGTTGTTCGAAAGGGAAATAAAGGAATGACACCGTTAAACTTAACCAAGTTTCAGAAAGAAGTAGAGAAATGGGCCTCTAAAAACTTCGGAAGAAAGCATTCCTATCATCCTCTCCTTGGAGTTGTTGAGGAAATTGGAGAGCTTTGCCACGCCCATTTAAAGCAAGAACAGGGAATCCGTGGAACGATAGCTGAGCATGACGACGCCATCAAAGACGCCATTGGGGACGCTGTTGTTTTCCTAGCTAACTATTGTGCGCTACGGGGAATTAGTCTGGAAGAAGCCATCGTAGATACGTGGGATGAAGTCAAACTAAGAGACTGGACTAGGAACAAAAAAGATGGAAAGACTAAATCCTGACGAATTTCAACCGTTAGACGAGGACTTGAACGATCTCCTTGACCAAGGGCTGATTGAAATGATTCTTGGCGAGAAGGGGGAGATTCTCTATCAACTAACCAAGAAAGGATTTAAACGAACCGAAATTGTCTGTGATCTATGCCATGGAGATAAATGGGTAGATGATAATTACGGTGACCCTCATCCCTGCCCTCGTTGCAACGGTACGGGCATAAAGTTTAAGGTGTAAGATTATAACCTGTGCAGATTGTACAACCGGTTGACGAGAAACCTTCCCTGTGGTACACTTTCCGGTGGAGATAAAGGAGGGTTAAAAATGGAACACCCAATGGTTGGATTGAAGATCAGAGAAATTCGGGTTCAGACGAAAGCGGAAATGGAATACGAGGGTTGGGATATGCCAGCCACAGTGATCGTGCTGGAAGATGGAACGCTGATTTACCCTTCCCAAGATGAGGAAGGGAACAACGCTGGAGCGTTGTTTGGAATGAAGAACGGAGAAGGGTTTCGGTTGGCTTGATGAGACTCCTTCTGTTGGTTGGGGTTCTGATGTTGTCGGGGTGCGCTACCGTGATTCAGGGTGATTCGAGACACCCGATTTACGTTAACGCCCATGTTGTTGTGGACATTAACCAAGTGAAGCAAAAGGAGTAAACCGATGAAACCAATTGCCGGATTGGTTGATCACGATTGGTTGTCAAAGCTTGAGAACGAGGTTAGCACGTGGGACAAAGATCAGGTTCTCAATGCTTGGGACGTGCTGAAAGCCCGATACCGTGATATCGAGACTAAGGAAGCCCGAAAAGCCCTCGTTAAGTTTAACGTTGGGCAGAGGGTTCAATTCCGAAGCTCGAAGTATGGAGCGATGATTCAGGGAACGATCAAGACGATCAATCTGAAAACCGTTTCCTTGGACGATTGTTCAGACGGGAGACGGTGGAAAGTCTCCCCATCCCACCTTTCTCCCTCTACGGAGAAGGTGGTTGGGAAAACGACGGTTCCCGATGTTACTTCGCAGGATTCCTTGGAGTTGATTACGACTCCCAAGGGTGTTCCTGAGAAGTCCATGATTTTAAATCGGAAAGACTTCTCCAAGAGGGAGTGGGCTAAGTTACAGGGGCAAGCCGAAATGAGCAAGATTTTCGGTGATCGTCGGGCTATTAGGGGTGATGAATGCCCCGATTGTAAGAAATTCACCGTGATTCAAACCTCGGAGAAAGTTGGTCCGGAGGTTGCTAGGATTGACATTCGGTGTCTCTCGGTTGGTTGTGGGTACACCGACACGGACGTGATGGACTAAAATGATCACGAAACCGATGTTAGCGGGGAAAGTTGGGGCGATAGCCGACATAAAGTACCCTGTGTGGGCTACCCCAAAGTTGGATGGGATTCGGTGCTTGAAGATTGACGGGAAGGCGGTATCTCGATCGTTCAAGCCAATCCCAAATCAGCACTCTAGGGAAATGGTGGAGAAGCATTTCCCTGATGGTGTGGATGGTGAATTAATGGTGGAGAACACCACGTTTCAGGAGGTAACCCATGCTGTGATGAGCGAAGATGGGAAGCCCTCTGTGGTGTACTACATCTTCGATTACGTCAAGGGGAATCTTGACGTTCCATATCTGCAGAGAACGAAAGACTTGTACACCATGTCTTTGAAAATAACAGCACCAGCGGAATCATATCGTCTGATTCTGCCTGTGCCAATTAATAATGAGAAAGAGTTGCTGGCATTCGAGAAGCAATGCTTGGCAGATGGGTACGAAGGTATTATGCTTCGTACCCCGAACAGTCCATACAAGTGTGGGCGCAGCTCAGAAAAGGAAGGATATCTGTTGAAATTAAAGCGGTTCGAGGACGCCGAGGCAGAGATCGTTGGCTTTGAGGAAAGGATGCACAATGCGAATGAAGCCAAAAAGGACGCCTTCGGCAGAACCGAGAGAAGCTCTCACCAGGAAAACATGGTTCCAACTGGAGCATTGGGAGCTTTCTTGGTGAAGTCAAAAGAGTTTTCAAATCAGTTTAGTGTCGGCACTGGACTAACCGAGGAACAGCGAGTTTCCCTTTGGAAAGTTAGGAACACTCTTAAGGGTAAGCTCCTAAAGTTCAAGTTTCAGCCCTATGGGGTTAAGGACGTGCCACGGTTCCCCGTTTTCGTGGGACTTCGAGACGAGAGGGATATCAGTTGAACGAGAACCTTGACAAAGACACCCTCGGTGTGGTACACTTTCCGGTAAAGGAGGGCGAGGACATGGCCGATTCTGCGGTTTTGGTTGGGCGGGGTGCCCATGTCGTTCGGGTTGAAGCCGAGTTTGATTTGAACCCCGATAAAGGATGGGAGCTTGCTGATTCTGCTCCTGCTGGTTATGATCGGTTGGTTACCCACAACAAAGATGAATCGGGGATTAAGGTTTGCGATCGTTGCCACGACGAGAGGTTGCTCAAATCTTATTATGCTGTGAACCACACAACCCATCAGTGGGTGCAGATCGGCGGGGTGTGTGCGAAACGATTTGGCTTGGACGTTGTGGCATATGACGAGCAAGCCGATTGCCTTGTTTTCGACGACTTAAAGATTAGGATTCGACGGATTTACAACGAGGAAGCTAATGGGTTCGTGTCGGATTGGGTGAAAAAAGCCGATAAGTTGGCTGAGACGGCCGAGACGGTTGCCCAAAAGAGACGGTTCATTAACAAGTACAACGATCAGATCATGAGCTACCATAATGGATGAATTTCTTGAGGGCAGAATTAAGATGGACGTTCAACGGCAGATGGCTGAACAAATCAGGCATTACGCCAAGGAGCGTGGACTGGAGGGAGTTGAGGACTCTCTTAGGCGAGTTTACGCCCCCAACTCTGAAATACTTAGTCAGTATCTTGAAGTCTATCAAATGGTGGTCAGAAAGGAGATTTGAATGAGGCAATTAGCGTTTATGCTGCTGACCGCTACTTTCATGCTATCGGGTAGAGACCTTTTACAATTACCAAGACAACAAGAACGGAGATCACACGGTTGGTATTAGGGTAAAATATCGATGGAAAGACCTATTCGGAGGGGACTAAAATGGGCCAACTGCCAAAAGAGACCATAGCTCGGATTAAGATGTTGGCGAGGGAGAAATGGGATAGTGAAAGAATTGGACGATATCTCGATCTCCCGACGGAAATGGTGCAGGATGCTCTTAACGAGAAGGGTAAAACCTCTTCGGCTAGGATTCTCCCTAAGGAACCGAAACCGACGGGTGTTCCTTCTGAACCGATCTCTTTGGATGAGATCATTGATATTCATACCATGACTGATAAACAATTGTGGAAGGGTATTAAAGGAGAAAAGAAATGATTCGTCTACGACACATATTGGAAAGTTGGAATTTACAGGTAGGACGGTTGCTTCTTGTTTTGGATTTTACAAATTGGCTATTCTACTTTGATAGAGGCGGGGCTATTACCCATTGGGGTGTTGCCTTTGGGCCGACTAGAATCATTTGGTGCAGAAAAACGGAGGTATTTCGATGAGTGCCGACAACGGGATTTACATTCTTCAAACCAAAGACGGATTCAGGGTTACTCATGCCCAAGCCATTGAGAATCTGAATTGGTGGCAAGGCGAGGACGGTAAATGGGGAGAACGAGCCGAACTAAATCCCAAAGTAGTCTATGACTACTTTCACGATAGCAAGGTGTTTTCAACGAGGGAAGAGGCGTTGGTAGAGGCCGATAGGAAGTACCAGGCAATAATGGAAGATGATTTCTGTCCCATTGTGGAATATGGTATTAGGTTCATTCCTGGCATGGAGGATAAGGACTTTCCTACAGAGGGTACTTATCTCTGTCTTGAATGCAAGTCTACTGGATTTGAACCATCTGTTACGGGGAAGGGATGCACGTTCTGTGATGGCACAGAGGGAGGTAATCCACCCGATGATCAAGACTAAGGACTTGAGAGCTTGTAATAAGCTGGTTAGTGTTTCAAAAGATAGTCAAAAAATCGGGGACTTTCTTTACTGGTTAAAAGAAGAGAAGCATATTAGTCTTTGCACTCTTGAACGGGTGGAGGGTGAACAGGGGTATTGGCCGACAGGGTATACTGTTCAGAAGCTTCTAGAGGAATACTTCGGTGTCAATCCGAACAAGGTGGAGGACGAACGGAGAGAGTTGCTTCGTAGGATTCGAATTAGCAATGGGAGACGAAAATGAGCATTAAAGTGGAGGGGCCTAACATGGGTTTTGGCGGGGTGCTGTTCCTTATTTTCTTAGTGCTCAAGCTGGTGGGAGTAATTCACTGGAGTTGGTGGTGGATTACGGTCCCGTTGTGGGGTCCTCTCGTTCTGACTTTGGTGATCTTTGGGTTTTTGGTTCTATTGTCTGCTATAGCGGAGGCATTAAAATGAATGACAGCGAAAAGAAAGCATTGCTGGTTGCTCAATTGGCTAGACTTGATGATCTTATCAAGTTGAACGAAGATGGTGATTTGATGATCAACACGACCCTCACCACCAGATTGCTGACGAGCTTACGTACAGATTTACAGAAGCTAACCGATTCTTTCTGATTAGGAGTATTTAACATGGAGAATTATGACGCTGTGCCTCGTCTGAGCAAATCTCAGAAAACTAGAGCCGAGGAAGTGAACGAACTAGCGAAGAAATTTAAGACAACGGGAGACGAGGCCTATCTTAAAAAGCTCATTCCTCTGTTGGAATCTCGCATTAGGAAAGAGCTTGGAAACAAAGGGAAGTTCAAATCTGAGGAAGATGGGGGGCTGACCCAAGCCGAACAGGATGAGTACATTGACTATCTTCTTACTATAGTCTTGACCAGGATTATGGTCAAGTACGACCCAACGGTTTCCAGTTTCCTCAATCTGTTTTGGACGGCCGTGCACAATAGGATGGCTTCCGACTTTTTCAGCAAACCGTCCATATACAATATTGTTGGAATGATGAGGAAGAACAAGAGAGGGAAAATGAAAGAGTTTGGGAAGCTTCTCAGACGACCTCTGTTCCCCCCACGATCTGTTGAGTGGATTTTGGAAAAGGACGAAAGCACCCAAGAAGGAGAATTGACAGAGGCAGAAGAATCTAGGTTCTTTATTGATAAGCATCAAACCCCTAGGGATGCTTTGGAAGATCGGGAGCAGGTTCTACGGTGGATTGGCGGGTTAGCTATCTCCTATCAGAAAGCCGTCCTCAATATCCTTAGTGGGATGAATACTCACCAAGCTTTGAGAGAAGCCGGAATCCGAACCCGACCCGATCGCCGTGCTTTCTATCAGTTGATGAGAAAGCGGTTGGCACGATGAAAGTTAGACGGTGGTGGTGTCGGTTTTGTCATAAATGGTCATACGGGATTCATTAAAATGACACAAGGATTTCTTCTCAATGCTCTAATATTGTTGGGGCTTCGTAGAGAGGACTTGAATCTCGCCCTAGTGTTGGTTACCTCATATCTGGATAGTGGTATCAAGTCGAATCTCCACCAAATCACGACCACGACCCTCAGAGCGTACATTGACCTGCCTGACGTGGGGGCCGTCCAGGATTCATTGGAGCGGTTGTTAAATAAGGGGGTGGTTTTCGTTGAAACCATCGAAGCCGACCCCAAGAAGCAAAAGGAACGGTTAACCGCTAGATGGAGTCCATTGGTCTATGTTGTGATAGCCAAGAAGGTGTACATCTTTAATCCTCTATGGAAACAGTGGATTCCTAATCCGGGTTCGGCATACTATGATATTGTTAGAGCACTTGGATTACCACCAAGGGAAACTACCCTTGCCGAGATCGTTTCTAGAGTTCCAGTGGGGGTGGACTTAGGGCAGCTTATGAAAAACAAGCCAAAGCTAGAAGCTAAGGTAGGGGATACCATAGTACCATATACCATCTACGAATCTTTTGGGGAGTTTTTCAAGAGCAGGTATAACCGACCATATGATACCAAGTTCAAAGCTAGAGATTTGGGGCATTGCAAGGTGCTGTTGGAAACGATTCGGAGCCGAAAGAAGTATCCCGACGCTATCTATTCCGCTTTTTTGAAGTGGGTGTTCGGGGTAAAATCTAGGGAGGCACGGTACGGGGTTCTGAATTGCGGTATCCTTCCGTACCTTTGGGAGGACTACGAATCCCATGAAGCGATGAAATACCTCCAGAGTATGGGTAGCTACCTTAATGGCTAGCCCAATGTCTCCAGAATACTCCGAGGGCAAGGACGCCGCCAAGGGGCCACAGAGAACCGGTAAGGAGAAGCCGATGGACACCGACAGAATACTTTCGCTGGACATAGAGACCAGCAGTTCCGACTTGGATGGGGTATTACTCTCCATAGGATTGGTGAAGTTGGCCACCGGCGAGAATTTCTACCGTCAAGCCAAGTTCCGAAACGGTCTGTTCATCAAACCCGAATCCATGAAGGTGAACAGTATCACTATTGACCAGTTGGACGACAAGAATCTCCCTACTCTAGAGGAAATGGACAAAGAAATAGCTCAATGGTTGGGAGAGGGGAAATATATTGCCATGGGGAGGGGTATTGGGTACTTCGATATGAAGTTCATCCATCGAGATTTGCCTATAACCTCCTCCCATTTAGAGCGACGGGTGTTTGACCTTACTGGTTTCATATTTGGGATAGCCCAATCTACAGGAAGATCGTTTTATGATATTAGGAAGGATGGTTTCGACTATATGAGCAGAAAGACCCATGAGAAGCTTCCTAACCTTAGTCAACATCACGCTCTTTGGGACGCATGGAGCAATGTTTACGCCCTAGAGTATTTAACATTGCTGGTGAAAATATGAACGTTCTAATCCTTAAGGGCCTTCCTGGTTCTGGTAAGAGTACCTATGCCAGGAAACTCCTTGCCGACTTCCCTGGTAAATATAAAAGAATCAACAAAGACGATCTCCGGGCTATGGTTGACGACGGACGTTGGCATGCCGAGGACGAGAAGCTGATTGTTGTGGCTAGGGATCGGCTACTATCCGTCTTCTTGGAATTTGGAAAAGACGTTATCATTGACGACACAAATCTTGACCCGTGGCACGAGAAGCAAATCAAAGGAATTGCCAGGAAGTTTGGGGCCACGGTGGAAGTAAAGTTCTTTGACGTTCCTCTAGAAGAGTGTATTGAACGGGACAAAAAGAGAACTAATCCTATCGGGTCCGAACCCATAATTAGAATGCACAACAAATACCTTAAAGGGGAGAACCGTCTGCAATCGGGTGTGGCCGTTCCTGTCCAGTATGACCCTAATCTTCCGGATGCCATTATCTGCGACATTGACGGTACTTTGGCTCTGAAAGGAGATAGAAGCCCTTATGATCATAGCCGATGCGAGGAAGATAGTCTCAACGAACCCGTTTGGCGAGTGGTGGGTAGTATGCTCTTAGGCCCAAGCAGAAAGCTTATCTTCGTTTCCGGACGGGAGCACAAATATAGGGAGCAGACGGTAAATTGGTTAAAAAAGAACGGTATACCGACGGCAACCCTTCTTATGCGCCGCACAAACGACCACCGAAGAGACGACATTGTTAAGAAAGCCATCTACGACAGCTTTCTTAGGGGGAAGTATAATATCCTGTGCGTGTTTGATGATCGTCAACGGGTGGTCGATATGTGGAGGGAGCAGGGCTTAACTTGTTTGCAAGTTGCCGAAGGAAATTTCTAAGTGTACATTTGTTTATACTGTCGAGAGGGTGTACATTGTCATGGTAAATGCGATTGCTCATGTAAGGAGGACAAATGATGGGTGTACGAATCCTAATAGATAAAGATTCGGGGCAAGCTGTTTTCTACTGCTCCACGACCGATTGGGCTTTCGGGCCTCTCATGCGAGACGCCGATGTAGCTGAGACCTTTCTAAATTGGCTTGCCGAGGACCCTAGATTGCTCGTAGATCATGACCTAGAGAGTAAATGGACAGATTTCCTTATGAAGAGGATGAGTTGCCCCAAGTGCGGAAAAGCCGAGTACGATGATATTTCCGTTTACAATACCTTCTCCCATAGTAGTTATGCGAGGTATTATAAAAACACGGAATATCAATGCCATCTTTGTAAGTATCGATGGGACAAAGACGGTAACGAGTGGAAGGAGGAAGAGGATTGAGCAACATTGGTAGACATTCTATTTATTGCCTAATTTGGATTGACAGGCCGTGCACTTGTGATTGTTACGACATTTGGCCAGAGCAACAAGAGGAGGATGATAAATGAGCGAGATAGCCGTTAAATTTAAATTGGGCGATAAAGCGTGGTATTCTACTTTAGATACAAGGGAAAAGCATATCCCTTGCCCTGAATGCTTCGGTAAACTCTTTCTAACCGTTATTTTAGGAGACAATTCCCAGGTAACCGTTGATTGTATGGGCTGTGCTCCTGGTCTTGAATACCCAAGAGGATTTGTGATAGAGTATGAAGCTTTCCCTAATGTTCGGGAAGTTACAATCACACAAATTGAAATGGAAGAACATGTGGTAAGATACGGTTTCAATGGATGCTACCGAACGGATGAGGAAAATCTTTACCCTGATGAGGAATCTGCTCAGGTTCGGGCAAAGGAGCTTGTGGCCAATCACACGATTGAAGAGCAACGTAGAATGCTTAGGAAAGAGAGGGAAACTAAGAATTGGAGTTGGCACGTTCACTACCATAGAGATTGTGTTAGGAGAGCAGAAAAGGAATTGATCTATCACAGCGCAAAACTCGCTGTAGCTAAGACCCATGCAAAATCAGAAGAATGATTACCCTTTATACTGATGGTAGTTCTAATGGTAAGACAGGCGGGGTTGGGGGTTGGGGAGTCCTCGTTACAGGTACGATGGTCCCAGGTCAACGTACTTATTCTGGTAGGGTGGAGAACACCACCAATAACCAAATGGAGCTTATGGCGGTATTAGAAGGATTAAGAACCATCGAGAACGGTGAAGAAGTTCTAGTGGTAACCGACTCCCGATTAGTAATTGGTTGGCTGTATAACGGTTGGCAACGGAAGAATCCAGGTTGCGCAGCCATTTGTCGGGATATCGACGATCTTATCAGAGAAAGAAAATTACAAGTACAGTATCAACATATCAAGGGCCATAGTGGTCATGTAGAGAATGAAATCTGTGATAAACTTGCCAAGGCCGCAAGGAAGGAGTTGCCGTGAAGGTTCGAAATCTGGAAACTCTAGTCAATCAGCTTAAACCGCATCTTCGAGAATACTTGGAGCAGATTGGTACTGAGTTCAGCCGTACTCACTTTCAATGTCCAAACCGTAAGGTTCATAAGAACAACGATTCAAAACCCGCCGCCGCTTTCGCCCCCGATGATGATACCCGTTGGAAATGTTTTGCCTGTGAGGAATCGGGGGATATTCTAACTGCTATGTCTCTGTTTGAAAATAAAGAAATGGGTGGACAGTCCTTTGTTGATATCGTTATGTCTTTGGCCGATCGGTTCAAGATCATATATGAGACCGAGGAGCTTTCTCCTGAGGAGAAGAAGCAGGAGAGACTTCGCTCTATCCTAACCACGGCGAATACTATCATTCACGGTGTATTGAAGAATGAAAATGCCGAACTAGCACCGATCAAAAAATATATCGCTGATCGTGGATGGAACAGAGTGTTTGACACCTTCGAGTTTGGCTATTGTAAGTATGAGAAGCTCATCGATCTCCTTAGAACGAAGTTTGGTTATCCCGACCAGGAGCTTCGAGAATCGGGTGTTACATCGGCCGTGGCTCTTGATCGTAGATTGATATACCCAATTAAAGACTATCACGGTAGGGTGGTTGCGTTCGGTTCCCGACTAATTCCTGGGGTCTCACCTGAAAGTGATAACCGCTATGCTACCACGACAACCACTGAGTTGTTCCGAAAGATGGATACGTTATATAACCTATATAACGTTAAAGGGCAGGAGAAGGTGTACTTGGTTGAAGGTAATGCCGATGTATGGACAATGGCTTCTTATGGTGTGTTTAACGCTGTTGCGATGATGGGGACGGCTTTCACCGAGAGCCACTATAAGTCTTTGGTTCGGGCGGGGGTCAAACAATTAGTAATCTGCCCCGATCTTGACGATGTTGGAATGAATTGTCTCCACCAGATTCTAGAAACAACATGTAAAGTGCAAAGAGGGCTTGATATTCTCATCAAACTACCACTCAGCCCTGAGACACCAGTAAAAGATGTTGATGAGTTCCTACAGAAATATAAGCGTGATGCGTTTGATGCTCTTCCTGAGGTATCATCATTTGACTATCAATTAGTTCGATGTGCTAATAGCCCGAATGACAGCACCATGAGGGAGAAGTTGCTTGATTATATTCTCACCAATCCTTCATTCATTGAACGTGATCAAATGGCTAAGAAGATGGCGAAAGCTCTCAAAGTTCGAGAGGAAACCATTCTCAATGAATTGGAGCGAATTGCAACCACGAAAGGGGTAGAATACCAAATCTCATCTGTAGAGGTACTTCAAGAGAAAAGGACATTCGAGACCGATGTTGATGACCTAGAGAGACGGGCTTGGTCGAGAAACGGAATGCTTGGATTGGTAACTGGATTTCCAATCTTTGATCAGAAGTTGGAGGGTCTGCAAGACGCATATCACATCATCGCTGGAGAGACTAATATTGGTAAGTCTGCGATATTAATGTCTCTCGCTTATGGGGTATTATTAAACAATCCAGGTAAGGTGTTTGTTTTATATTTAAGTATTGATGATAATTTGAGCAAAACTATCCCAAGGTTTGAGGCACTCCACGGTGGGTTGCCGATACGACTTATCAAAAACCCTGTCGAGCATATAGTTAATAACGACAAGATATCTGACGCTGAGAAGGCCGATTTATTGACTAAAAGATATATGGCCGTTAGTGCCTTTGGTTCCCCCCTTGGCCCCCTTCCGGGAAAAAGCACGTTATCGTCCGTTGTTTCCCCAAAGGCCGGCCAAGGCCAAGAGGTCATAAACTTTAAAGATTGTTTGGCCGTGAAAGACGATGGTACGGTACAGAACCTTGAGCAAGTCAAGAGATTGGTACAGCTTTATAAAGAGATTGCTGGTAAAGATCGTAAGCTGGTGCTATTTATTGACAACCTTCACAAGCTTACCGTTCCTGGTGAGAAAGATATTAGGGCGATGTATGTTAGGTTGAGCAAGGAGTTGAAGGGGATTATCGACGATAACCAGATTCCGTTGGTTACGACGGCTGAGCTTCGTAAACTTAACAGCCCAGGAGCACGTCCTACCCTGGACGATATTAAAGAGACTGGAAGCTTCGCCTTCGATGCCGACGTAATTATGATGATCTACAATGAGTTGGCGGCACGTGGACAGTCTGATCTTTACTTTGACGAGGAAATCGCTCCCGGTAAGAAAAAGGTTTATCCTATCGTTGAGTTCATCTTCGGCAAAAATAAGGTAGAAGAGTTCAAAGGGGTTCTGTATTATAAGTTCTACACCGACAAATCTAAGGTGGTGGAGTGCTCCGATCTAGAGATGAGAATGTACCGAGAGATGGTGTTAAACCCGAAGGGAAAATCTTAAAAGAGGTATAATACCGGTATGAAAAAAGTATTGGTTTATGAAAATAGGAAGATCGACCCAACCATTTGGGATATTTCTACTAAGGAGCTTGAAGATAAAGCTTTTAAATCATTATTTAAACTCCTTCGTACCGAATGGGAGGTATATTCCGATCTAGATTATCCCGACGACACTAGAAAGGAGTTAGAGAGTTGCACCCATCAATGCGAGGGCCACAAACCTAATGATTATGAAGAAGAGCTTAGATCACACCTATACCAGTTCAATTTATATACTAAAGCAAAGAAGGGTGATATTAGGGCTATTAAAGAGTTATTGAATTATCGTAAAGATCATGACTACGAATATGAACATTGGCAAATTCTGGAGGTTAGTAAATGAGGAACCTTACGAAAGACCAAGTAAATAGTGTCATTAAAGAATCTCAATCTCTAAGGGTGTTGGCTATTGATTTAAAGCGTGTAACGACAGAAGAGGAATTGGATGAGATCATTAACTCTTTAGATGGTGTGGTTATAGCTTTAGAGGGTTTGTTTTATACCGCCGGTTGACAAAGAATACCTTTATGTGGTATACTTCCGGTGGAAGATTGTTAACTTAGGAGGATACTGACAATGGCTATGGGATTTGTGAATAATAGTGCTGTGAAAAAGTTGGTTCATGAGAAAGGGAAGCTCATCCAGAAGGACGCTTTAGCCGTTCTGGAGAGAAAAGTAACGGCGATGATTGAGAACGCCATTACAAACACCCGTCAGTTCAAAACCATCCGTCCTCTAGATATCGAGACGGCCAGCACCGCAAAGCCAACACAAACAGCACCGTCTGTTGCACCACAAGAATAAAAGATGAGCGACTTGACCTTCGTTCCTGCGACGACGTTTGAAACTGCTTTCAAAGGGATGAAGGTCAAGTCTGTGTCCGGGGAAGGCAATAAATTAGCTAAGATACTTCTATTAGGAATGTCTCCTGGTAGGGATGAAGAAGTCGTAGGTCGTCCATTTATCGGCCCCGCCGGCCAGTTGCTAAATGATTGTTTGAAGCAAGCGGGGATTGATAGACCCTCCATTTGGATTACCAACACCGTCTTTTTCAGAACCCAAGATAATGGTAAAGATAGACCCCCCACACCTGAGGAAGTAGAAGTTTGTTTCTCTAAACTAGAGGAAGAAATTGCCCTCATCAAACCTACTGTAATTGGTGTTTTAGGTAACGATGCAATGAAGAGAATCCTAGGCAAAACCCTCGGTATCACTAAGATGAGAGGTACACCAGTTTGGTCTGAGAAATATAAAGCCCATATCATCCCCACGTTTCATCCATCATATGTACTAAGGGAATCGGTTCAACCAAGAATCCGTGAAGCCATGATCACAGACTTGAAGCTTATCAACGAGCTAGCCACGACCGGTGAAATAACTAGACCAGACCCCACCAAGGTTACTTTATATAAAACTCCTCAGGAAGTAGAGGGGTTGGTTGGTCAATTAAACTCCCAAGAATGGGTTAGCTTCGATATTGAAACCACCAGTTTAGACCATCATACTGGAGAAATTCGTTGTATTGCCTTCTCTTGGAAAAAGGGAGAGGCCCACGTGATCACCGACATGAAGAGTAAAGAAATCTTAGATTTATTGAAACCGTTCTTTTCAAACAATGAAATTCATAAGGTGGGCCACAACGGTAATTTTGATAGAAAGTTTCTTAGGGACGTGGGCGTTGAAGTCAATGGTTACGATTTTGATACCATGCTGGCCCATCACCTTCTAGACGAAAATTCCGATCATGGATTGAAACAGCTAGCTTGGCTCCCCGATATCGACATGGGCGGCTATGAAGAAAAGCTTAGGGAGTTTCGAAAGGTAGAGGATGGAAATATAAAGCTTAATGAAGCTCCCGATGAAGATTTGTGGCAATATTGTGGTGCCGACGCCGATTGCACTCTACGGTTAAAGGAGCTTTTCGAACCAAAACTAAAATACGATATCAGCTATAGAGGCCCTGCCAACCTTGATCTTCTATTTAAGAAGATTGTCATGCCAATGACTAATGTTCTGCTCGATATGGAGTGGAGAGGGATTAGAATTGACATGAAAAAGTTGGAGTATTTTAAGAAAAAGTATGGAGATATCCTGGAGGACTTAGATCACCGTCTCAGAGGATTTCCTGAGGTAAAGCAAGCCGAACAGCTTATAGCCAATCGAAAGAATAATAAAGTAAAAAGGACGATTGACGAGCACGGCAATACCATGTCCGAGGTAGTCAAATCTAAGAAGATTCACGAGCCGGAGCCGTTTAACTTTGGCTCCCCCGTCCAATTAAGAGTGTTATTGTTTGACGTTCTTAGATTGAAGTCAGTGAAAGAGACGGCCACCGGGAACGCCTCTACGGATGAAGAGGTTCTTAAAGAAGTGGCCGATCGTCATGAGATTCCCAACATGATCGTTCAATACCGAAGCGTTCAGAAGCTTATCAGCACCTATATTGATGGCATTAAGGAGCGAATAGATAGCGAGGGAAGACTTCATACGCATTACTTGCAACACGGCACGGTGATTGGTAGACTATCCAGCCGAGACCCCAACCTACAAAACATCATTAGAGATCATGAGATCAAAGAGATTTTCATTCCAGACCCAGGGTTTATTTTCTTAGAGGCCGACTATCGGCAGATGGACTTTAGAATGTGGGCCATGTATTCCAGAGACGATAAAATGGCCGAGGACTTGACTAGTGGTGTGGATATTCATAAGCTAATTGCGTCGGAGATTTTCAATACTCCCCAGGACAAGGTTACTCAAGAGCAAAGGTCTGTTGCTAAAACGGTTGTGTACTCAATGATCTTCAAAATTAGCTCATACACTCTCGCTAAGAGGTTAAAGATTTCAGAGGATAAGGCGACCGAAATTATTACTCGTTTTTACCGCCGTTACTCAACGGCACGGAGATGGGAATACGCCATCACAGCCGAGCTTAAAGAACACCTGGAGGTACGAAGTCATTATGGTAGGGCTAGGAGATTACCGGCCATATTGAGTTCAGATGAAGATAAGCAGGAAGAGGCCCAACGGCAAGCCACTAATTCGATTATCCAAGCAAATACCGCCGACACTTTATATAATGCTATGGTTAGAATGAGTATATCATTAAAGCAGAGAGCTTTAAAATCCCGCTTCGTTTTAACAGTTCATGATTCAATAGTGTTGGAGGTTCCAGAAGGGGAAAAAGATGAGGTCATTAAAATTATTAGGAAAGACATGACTGAATACCCCTCTGTATTTACAGAATTGGAGAGAAGGGTTCCCATTGAAATAGACCTCAAGGTGGGGAAGTCATGGGGTCAGATGGAGAAAGTCTCGGAAGAGGTTGTGGGGGTAAAATAGAGGTAGCCATGAAAATTACACGATTGACTAAAAGATTTGGGAAGGTCAAGAATCTCGGCAATTATGAATCTCTCCGTGTGGAGAATGAGTTGGAGGCCGAGATAGAGGATGGGGAGTCTCTAGAAACTGTCAATAAGGAATTGACGGTAAAGCTTGTTGAGTTGATGAAAACCGATCTTCATGAGAAGCCGTCTCCCAATGCCTAAATATAGGAATGAATCCGAGGGGAACGACGAGTTAGGACACCTTGCCGCCAATGACTATGGCTCCGTCCACGTTGACGAGGACATGGTGATTGTGGAATTGTTTGATAAGGGTATTACCATGTTCTTCGATGCCGATGAATGGATTGAATTGGTTAACCTAGTAAAGGAGGCCTCTAGTGCCAATCCAAGGTGATTTTACGAGCGAAATTCCGACCGACTGGTTGGAATCGGCCACCGCCGTTGATAAAATTGCCAACGAGCTATTAGAGTGGGTGCTGAGTGGTAGGACGTTAGACCCAGACACAAACTCTCGGTGGATGAATGCAGGAACGGCGCATTATTGTTTCTGGATACCGAGATTTAAGACAGCAAGTGCCGTAAAGACCAACAACGAAGTTGGGACCTATGTTAATAGCAAGCGTCTTACCACGGATAAATTCGTTTCTGCCGTGGCAGAGAGAGAAGCCAGCTTTGCGGTGGCAAAGGAGCGTTTCCTTCGGGACTTTGCCGAAGCCCAAATGCTCAAGTGTGAACAAATAGTCAATACGACTAAGAAGAATCAGGAAGCGTTACTTTCAGAAAAATCACTGACAAAAAATCTAGGAGGATAATTCGATGCCTTGGAACGCCGATACCGATACAGAAGGACGTGTGGTTCGAGAAAGACAGAAGGGAGATTTGCCCGACAAGGCAAATTTCACACCGGGGAAGCACCTAATCAAGATCGTCTCTGAGCCGAAGTTTGCATTGGTGCATTGGTTCGATTCCGTAAAGCGGAGAGCCGTTTGCCCAAAGACTACGGCACAAGAGGGAGAAACCGTTCAGTGCCTCACCTGCGACAAAGGCCTTAGCCCTCAGCTTAGGTACTTTGCCTACATTATCAATCGGGCTACGGGCAAGATCGAGCTTTGGGAGTTCAGCCGAACGGTCAAGGAGCAAATCGCTTCTATGGCCGAGGCATTCGGAGACCCCAAGGATTATGACGTAACTCTCACTCGGCAGGGAACAAAGAAGGACACTAAGTGGTTCACCACTCCTGCGAACAAGGGTGCGGTTACGGAGCTTACGGAGGAAGAAAAGACGGCGGTTTCTGGTGCTCCTGACCTTGATCGGATTTACAAGGTTACGGACATGGCGAAGGTCGCTTACTACCTTCGTGGTGAGCTTCCCCCTGAGAACCAAAAAACCCAGGGTAGTGCACCGCCCAGGCAGGTTTTGGCTAAGTCCGAACCCACCCCCGCTCCGGTTCCAGAGATATCGTCAGACGACCAGCCGTTTTAACCAATAAAGGAGATCGCCAATGGTTGTAATTGGACTTACCGGAAAGCAACGGGTGGGCAAGGATACAGTAGCATCGTATCTTGTTCTCCGCTATGGGTATGAAAGAATCGGCAACGCCGACTACTTGAAAAAGGTAGCGGGGCTTGTCGGTTGGAGCGGAAAGAAAGATCAGCAAGGACGGAAGCTTCTCCAGGAGTTGGGTATGGTGGTCAGAAACTACGACCAAGGTTTCTGGATTCGGGTTGTAACAAAGTTCATTGAGAAGGTGTGGAAGAAAGACGATAGTGTATGCTTCGTCATTCCAGATGTTCGTTTCCCAAATGAGGCCGAGGCCATTAAGGAATTGGGCGGCATTGTCGTCCGTGTCCAACGGGATACTGGAATCGTTGACAACCATGCCTCTGAAACCGAGATGGACGAGTACCCCGTATCTGCGGTACTTGACAACAATACAGGATTCGATGATCTCTATGCTAAGGTAGACGCTTTATTTGCTAAAGCGGAAACTCTAGTTAAGAGATAGTTGTATTGCGGGTTAGGTATCAAGAAAGATACGCCTGTTCCAACGGGAAGGGAAGGGGTGGTTCCTTCAACCCGCTCCACTTTGAGGGTACACATGAAGCGATGTAGGGGTTGCGATAAGTTGGTCGAGGAAACTATCGGTGGATACTGTAAGGATTGTATCTATGATTCAGAGGAATGCTTAGATGGATAGTTTGGATTGGTTGATATTGCTTCATATTTTTAAGTGGGCTGGCTTTTGGGTGGCCCCTATGCCAGTATTTGTGTTCGTGTGGACGTTGGCAATCTGTCAATTATTCTATGGGGATTTAAAGAAATGAGAGTATTGGGCCTCGATATAAGTAGTGTCTGTACAGGATGGGCCATTGTGGAGGCCGAGGATAGCTTAGACCCTGTTCTGTCGAAGGTGGAAATTGCTGAGGTCACAGCTAAAGGAGTAATCAAGTTTGGGAAGAATTTGAATGATAGTCAGAAGATGTACTGGTTGGTTCATCAAATTGTGGGGCTGATTAAGCTCTATAATCCAGAAGAATGCGCCATTGAAAATGTCTTTTTAGGGAAAAATTTCATGACGGCTAAGGTTCTTGATCGATTGGCGGGAGCCGTTCAGTCTATGTGGTACAACATGAAGGGCAAAAGCGTTACTTACTATTATGCTACAAGTGTTCGTCCGTCCATTGGAGTGAAGGGGAATTGCCAAAAAGAGGACGTGATCAAAGCGGTGAATGAGAAATTTAAGTTCCGTCCAGCTATTGAAGATAACAACGAAGCCGATGCGGTGGCGGTGGCTTATCACGCCTGGAAGGTGGCGGGGAGAGTGGAGGAAGAAGCTCCAGAAGGGTCTTTTGGTGGTGAAAAAGAAGGTGATCTCGGTATCACTAAGAGGAGAATACGGTAAGTCATGGCTAATACCAGCAGAAACCAAATCTGGACGACAGCCGATGGCACCAAAGTAAAGATCAAAGATATGACGGACGATCATCTTAGGAACGTTGTCCGTTATATCGAGAGAGCTTCTATTAAGTATCTACTGGTATTGAGAAATATGGTTCCGTTCGATATTGAGGACGGGATGAACGATGTTAGTTTGGAGAGAGTGGCCTCCAAATTGTCTCCTCTTTATGACAGCATGTTACAGGAGTTAGGAAAGAGGAATCTCACTAAGAAATCACTTGTTGGCCTTGACCCATATGACCGAATAGTGGTGAAGAAGAACCCGAAACCGACCAATAAGAAACCAAAGAAAAGGTGGAAAATTAAAGAGAAGGGTAGGATATGATAGAGTTGGAAGTGTGCAAGATTTCTGACCCTCGATACCAAACGTTTCGGGATAGGCATTATGTAGAAAATCATGGGGCCATTGGAAGGCAGATTCATTTCTTAATCTGGAAGGACGAGACGATAGTTGGTATCATTTCGGGGGCCTCATCGGTTTACTCAGTAAAGGCGAGAGATATATTCTTCGAAATTAACCAGCAGAATAGAGATTCCTTGCTTCCTCACCTAGTTAATAACACGGTGTTCAGGTTAGAATCTCATGAGAAAAACCTAGCAACGATGGTGTTATCTACTTGGAGGAAGGTAGTTACCCTCTTGTGGGAGAAATTTTATGGGACTTCGGTTATTGGATTCGAGACATTCGTAGTTGAGACTCCTACTAGGGTGGGGGCGTTGTACAAGGCCGACAATTGGACTTTCCTGGGCCAGACGGCGGGAAGCACTAAGGTCAGTCGCAACATCTCCAATCCCCATAAGAGAGCTACGACAGCACCGAAACTAATTTATTGCCGTTGGGCAGATTTACACCCAGTAGCCCCAACTGGAATGCACGTTTCATCGTGGGCCAATGAAACTCCAGAAGAGAAGAGACTGGCTAAGGAATTACAGAAGAAGAGGGCCCATGAGTTAGGCGTAAGGTATCATACAAGTGGGAGGAACGTCGTTGGGAGAGCTACAGGAAACCCTGAAAGAGTTAGCCAAGAAGTACGGTAGCCATACGATCATTGACCCAGAAGTTCTGAAAAGGACTAAACTGGAACGAGTATCCACCGGCTCCCTAGCTCTTGACCTGGAGATCGGCGGGGGTTGGCCCCTCGGCAGGGTGGTGGAGGTTCATGGGTGGGAAAGCTGCGGAAAGACCATGCTGGCCTTGAAGGCCGCCTCTGAGGTTCAGAAGCTTGGAAGGCCTGTAGTGTGGATAGACCAAGAAAGGGCATTCGACCCCGAATGGTCTAAGATTCTAGGGGTGGATATTGATAAGATTACTGTGGTTCAACCCAACACAGGAGAAGAGGCCGCCGACTTTGTTGACGCCGTTACCCGATCCGGTGATTGTGGATTGGTAGTCTTAGATTCCGTGGCTGCTATGCTCCCCTCTATGGACAACGAGACCCCAATGACAGAGGTAGAAAAGATCGGAGACCGAGCGTTAATGATGAATCGTTTAATTAGGAAGCTTCATTCAGCCATCAATGTACGGGCCGATGATGGCACTCTCAACCAATGCTTGGTATTCCTCATAAACCAGCTACGATATAAAGTTGGAGTGATGTACGGCCCGAATACGACCACCCCAGGAGGCATGGGCATTAAGTTTGCTTCCTCCATTACGGTAGAAATGCGGACGGGGGAATGGATAGAGGACGATAAAGATGGGGAAAAGGTCAAGATCGGTAGGCATTTCAAGGGCAGAACCGATAAGAACAAGACTTTTCCTCCATACAGAACGGCAGAGATTCCTTTCTACTTCTCAGGAGAAAATCAGGGGCAGATTGATAACGCCGAGTCCATGGCCAGATACGCTCTTATGTTAGGGCTAGTTACACAAAAAGGGTCATTCTTCCAGGCCGGAGAAGAAAAACTTCAAGGGAAGGCAGGATTGGCAGAGTTTTTTCGGGACGGGAAGAATTATAAAAAGTACGAGAAGGAAATAAAGGAGTTATACCTGAAAAAATGACCTTAAAAACGTTCACCATTATCCTAGCATTATTTATATTCTCTTTCATCACGGTAGCCACTGTTGTGTCAATAGCTGCTAGTGCTGAATCCCAAAGAGCTAGGATTGAGGAGAATAATGAGAGAGCCAGTCGAGAGGCCGAATCATTCACCTTATGGTTGATAGAGACCAATATATTGAAACTTAGTAGGGTTGACGACGACTCCTACGGGCAGTTAAAAGGGGAACTACATAAACGATTCAAGGAAATCCTAGATGAAGCTACCAATGAACAAACGGCAAAAAGCCGACCTTAAGCATTGGAAATGGCCCCGTAATTTTAGACGGGACAAGGTAGAATATGATTGTCCCCACGAAATTGGACACGGAGACGTACACGGATGCGACGGCTGTTGTCAGGACCCGAAATTTCCAGGACGTTGAAATGTCCGAAATGTGGAGAAGGTTGCCCCTCAGCACCGACGACACAATGGAGAGGATATTTCTTAACATCTTGCTCCTGCCACTTTTCTTTCGCTAACTATGGAAAATGGCCGATCACCATAGTCGAATATGGAGGATGGATTGAAGCTAAAGCGTGATTACCAACGTCTTGTCAATGATATCTTAGCGAAGGGTTCTAAGATCGATCTTGACGTTCTGTACCTAAAAAACCTTCGCTATGGGGATGAAGATTATCCGTTTTTGATGCTTAAGTCCTATCAAAAGAGGGCTAAGAGAACGGCCGTTATAACAGCGGGTGCTCATGGAGACGAAAGTATAGGAATTAGGGCTTTGATAGAGGCGTTGGAAAAGTTCGACGTTGACGAGTGGAATTTCTACGTTTTTCCAGCAGTAAACCCGTTTGGGTTCAGGCACATATCTAGAAAGACGGGGGACGGGAAAGGCATTAATCGTAGAGTTGGAGAACGAGACTTACCCGAAATTGATTTAGTTCTAAAAAACATACCGTCTAAGTTCGATCTTTTTATTGATATCCACAGCGACGTGGATAAGCCGTATGTTTACGCCTACGAGCGCAGAGACCCCAAAAAGAAATCGTTGGCGAGGGTAGCTTTACAGGATACGGAAGATTACTTCGATATAGCACCCAATTCCACCGTTTATGAGGAACCTTGCAAGGATGGGGTAGTTTCTAGTGCCGATGGAGAAAAGACCATGGAAGAGTTAATGTTTGACAAAGGTGCTACTTTCTCCATTACGGTTGAAATTCCTGGAAAAGCAAAAGAAGCCGATCAGCTTCGTGGTGGGGCCCGACTGATTATGGCAATCCTCAACAACTTTGGAGATATGGTGGAGGAAAAATGATCTACGGTGGGATTCGAGGACGGGTAAGCAGAAAAGTTGAAAGGAATGAGGAGGTAAATCTCCCCAGTCTATTTGCTCAGTTGGAGCTTGAGCTAAAGGCGTCAAAGGTTCCCGGAATCGGACTTGCTGGAGTTCAAATCGGACTTCCTATGCAGATTGCTATTGTTAGGATTGGCGAAGAAAAGGTAGATTTGTGGAATCCTAAGATCATTGAAATGACGGGACTAAAGTTTTACCATGAGGGTTGTTTGAGTTATCCCGGCCAAATCTTCACGGTTAAACGGGCTTCTGATGTTGTCTTTGAGAATGGGGACGGTAGACGTTTCGCTGTGTACGGACTGACGGCGCAATGCATTCAGCATGAGATCGACCACCTACAAGGACTAACTATCGAAGATCGTAGGGCCAAGGAACCTGGGCGTAACGAGCCATGTCTTTGTGGAAGCACTAAAAAGTGGAAGAAATGTTGCGGAGGATAAGATGAATAAAAAACTGAAAGTAGACCCCAATACCGGGAGGTTGCGTGGGGAGATTGATGTAGGAGGAACTAAAGTGGGGGTTATCGTAACCTTTGCTGGTAAAGGCGAGGGAGCGTACTGGGGAGCTAAGAAGGACTGGAGAGGACGACCAATCTCTACTAACTTCTTCCGAGTTATTGGGAAGATCGCCAGCGAGATCGCCAAAGACTTAAAAAAGAGAGGAATCTCCGTCGCTGATTGGAAGGAGAAATTTGGACAGGTGAGGGTTTATACCAATGGGTTGGCCGACGAAAAGCAAGTGAAGGTCTATCGCCAAGTCCATATGAAGTACAAAGCTAAGTACCCCCGTTATTGGAGGTATATTGTAGCGGGAGCCGACTATGCGGAGCTTCTGACTAATGAAAAGCCCACAATTTCTTAAGTCGAAGGTGGATTTGGTTGCCGTTGCCTTGGCGTTAGTTACAGGTCTAGCTCTAGGGTACTTGGGTGGGGCCGTAGTTCATGAAGTAAAAGTACATAGAGCTTTTGTTAACACCATGGATGATCTAAAGGTTGCTATGAAACAGACCCAGGAAGCCAAACATTTTGGACAAAGAGAGTTTGACTGGACGATGGGATTCGTTAGTGGTGTTAACGCTATTCGGGAGAAGCTCTGATGTTATACAAGATAGAGTGGAGAAGTCGTAATGATCGGTGGTCTACTCTATTGGAACACGACTTGGAGATGGGGGAGGAAGAATGGAGGAAATTTGTACACGACCTAATGATAGAGGCCGCCGAAGAATGGCTGAGTTCGGATTTATCTGTTGGCCTCCACGACATTCTAAGGACCGTGGGAACGATTCTGGAGTTGAAGCACGGATTCAAGAAACCAACGACGAGGGTGATTGGTTTCGGTTCTGGCTACGTGTTGACGGAAAACGACAAGGATTTACGGTATATTTTCGGGAATGAACTAATAGAAAAACTGATTCAGCACAACCATGCTCTGGAGGATGACCGTGGCAAAATCGAAATGGTTGGAGAAGGGGCCCCTCCCGACCAGGAAGTGGGCAACGAAAAGAGAGAAAAAGATAGCCAAAGAGACGAGTGGCCGACTGACTAAAAATAGCGGGGCCAATTGGAGTACCAAAGGAGACATAAAGACCAATGACACTTTGGTTGAAGTTAAATCTACTGCAAATAAAAGCTTCGTACTACATAAGCTGTTATTGGAGAAGATTTATTCAGAAGCTACAAGAGTGGGCAAAGAAGCCATATTCATCATCGATTTTGGCTCAATCACTCTTAGAGGGAAAGTTACCAGAAATGGAAAGATCGTCTAAAGACAAATATAATTCATGGGATGCCGTGATAAATGGGTTGATAAATAAAGGGCTTATTTACAACTATCTAGATGGCGACTTTAATCAGAAATACGCCTTGACGGAGAAGGGCGTTAAAGCGTTTCGGAGTAATTTCAGAGGGTTACAGTTGGCAATCGATGAACAGGCGGCGATGACGTATTTCTACCGCTTGTCGTATCCAAACAAGGAGGAAAGGTAAAATGGTAGAGGAAAACAAGAAAGAGGGAGAAGAAGTGGTTAAGAAATCGAACGAGTTTGCCGAGGGTGTGGAGAAAGAGAACGAAGAGGCTAAGAAGGCCCTTGAGGCAGCCGAGGCCCGATATCAGAAGCTCCTCATCGTTCGTGATCCGGCAGTGGGTAGAATTGTCGAGGTTGTTAACGTTCAGAATTGCCCCCATTCCACGGATGCTAAGCAATTGTGCCGTGAAGCTATCGAGGAATACGACCTTAGAAAGCTGGTTGGCCTCGTGGCTAATGTGATGGGCAATATGAAAGTCAACAAAAGAACGGGTGCAATAGTTAGTCCGTAAGGAGGACAGGTGGATAACCCGACTTTCCACAAATACATAGACATAGATCGCCTCGGTTCTGAGGAGAATTATGGGCTTCTGGACGTTCCTGAGGACGTAATCACCATTACCGAAAAAGTTGATGGTGGTAATGGGCATTTTCGTCTTTGGGATGGACAGGTTATCTTCGGGAGTAGGAACAATATGTTCACGTTGAATGTGGAGAGTGCTCAGAAAAAGCAGTTTGGGGATAACGCCCAATGGGTGCTTGAACAGTTGCAGGACGTAGAGTTAAATCCAGACTACATCTATTACGGGGAGTGGATGAAGAAACACACTCTAGTATACGATTGGGCCGCCACCCCTAAATTCGTTGGGCTTGATATCTACTGCCTATCGGCCCATAACTATATTCCAGACGCCCCCTTAAGGGAGGAATTTGAACGGTTGGGGATACCCACCATTCCTCTGCTTTTTAAGGGCAAGGTTTCCGAGGTTGACATTACCAGACTGGAGAATTTCATCGGAAAAACGGCCTATGGTGAGTGTCAGATGGAGGGGATTGTAATAAAGAATTACTTCCGTCGAAATGTTTATGGTAGGCAGTTGTTTGGAAAGTTGGTTCGACAGGAGTTCAAGGAGTTGAATCAAGTAACGTTCGGTGGTGGGGCCAATCTAAAGCCATTGACGGACGATACTAGTAAGTTCATCGAGATGTACTATACCGAGGCACGGATTAAAAAGGCAATTCACAGGTTACATGAGGAGGGAGGTCAGCCCTTCGGACTTCCTATGATGCACTCGTTGCCCAAAGATGTGATTGAGGATATCTTTAAGGAAGAAACATGGGGAGTGGTCAAAGAGTTCAACACCGTTCGGTTCGATGTTATTAAAAAGAACGCTCCTAAACTATGCTTGAACGTATTAAAGGCGTTTCTAACGGAGAGGGCAACAGAATCTAAGGGGGTGAGCGACAATGCCGTGTGATGTTAAGATGAGGCGTGAATGGGAAATCAAGAAAGAAGAAGTCCGGAATTATGAAAAGCAAGACCTCTCGAAAGACGAAATCCGTGAAAAAGGCAAAAAAGCTCTAGAAAGTTTTGCTGGTAAGGTGGCCTCATTAATCGAAGATCACAAGAAGGAATTGGAGAAGCTACGAAAACGGCTTAGAGAAGCTACCTCCGAGCTTGAAAAGCGACAGCTTGAGAAGGAAATCGAAGAGGTGGAGGAGGATTTGGAGAAGTTGGAAGACATTCTGGAGGAAATGAGAGAGTTCTTGGCCGACATTGAGCGTAGAACAATTCCAATTCACAAGAAAGCAACAACCAAAGAATGAAGCTCTCGATAGTAGATAAAGAAATAAAGCATACCCTAGACCTAGACGCTGAGGAGGTTGTTCGTCTTATCAAGATGGAAAAGTCTCCTGGACGTTATGGTTCGTCGGGGGAGATTGTATCCCCGATTTTGGTCATTGTTGGGAGCAAGAAGTTTCAAGTTCAACTGGTGGACGTTGAATCCGAGGAAGAGCGACGGAGCAATGTTCCCTTCGAATACCCTGATGAGTACAGAATTGAAGGCAGGACTAGTTCTCAGGTTATTTTTCTTATTGGGGTGTTATCGCCCGATATGGTAGAGACAATAACGGGTGCTGAGAGTTTATTGGTTCTAATGAGAGCAAAGAATCGTCCAAGTTATTCTAAGATACAAAATTTCCGTGTTCTCTTCGACAGGAAATGCGAACGGGATACGAGCGGGAAAATCTTGGTTGAATTGCGGGTTAGAGAGCTAAAGCCCATTGAAGAATTGCTCAAGGCACAGATAAGCGTTGATCAATTTTACGAAGTTTACGTTATCGGCAGGAGCGATGAGTTTTTCAAGAACGAATCCCCCGCTAAGTTGGATGATCTTGTTGGGCTAATAGGACTAAAAAGGCGGGCCGACGAGGATGACTTCGCTTTAAGACGCAGAGTAGCGGTTTACTGCAAAAAGATGGTGGAGGAACCTCCTGTGCCCGATTCTGAGATCAACCAAGTCTTGAGGCAGACCGAGGAAGAACAAAAGGTTGAACAAAAGATGGATGAAGCTAAAGGTAAGAAAGAGAAGAAATGAGATACCTTTTAGTGGGAGACTTACACCTAGATTTGCACCGCCGATTTGAGGATACCGTCAGTCTCTTGCATTACATTGCCGACCTTGCTTTTGATTATAAGGTAGATAAAGTCCTGCAGTTAGGGGACGCTTATGAATCCCGCCGCCCTTATCAACAGGAAATGAGGGCCTTAGAAACCTGGGCTAAGAGGATTGCTGATAGAGGGATTGATGTGGTGTTTATTGAGGGGAATCACGATCTGACGGGTGGCACATCGGCGTTGGGAGAGTTCAAAATTTTGAATATTCCTGGCATTCACGTATATGGTTCTCCCCATATTGAGGACGACATTTTTATGGGGCATTTTGGCCTAGCGGAATCCTCAATGGGACCCCTTGATTTTCATATTCCAAATCAGATGCTCCTGCGGGACTTTTTGGTTTCATACCCTGGTTGCTCTCTTTATGCCTTAGGGCATATTCATAAGCCACAATTTATGCACCAAAACCCCACGGTATTTCATACGGGTAGCATTGACAGAACAGATTTTGGGGAGTTGGGGGAGGATAAGTTCGTTTATTTTGCGGAAACTGGTGGTGATGGACAAGTACACACATTGGACAGCATAAAGCTTCCTCTAAGACCCATGATTCAGATAAACATGAAAGCGACGGCTTCCTTTCCCGTCGGGGACTACAAAGATTCTATAGTAAAAGTCATCGTTAGTGGAACAAGGAATGAGTTGAAAAATTTCGACGAGGCCTCTATAAGGGGTCAGCTTGTCAATGCGTATTCCCTTTCCGTTAGTTACGACATAGAAAGACCAAAGACGGTACGTGAAGATCGAGAAGTCATAAAAGAGGGAGTTACAGCGCAAAAGGCCCTTGAAGAGTATGTGAAGACCCTTAAAATTGGGGACGAGTTGGAGAAGAAAGTCTTGGAAAAGGGAATTGAGGTAATCGGTGGGTGATACAGTTATTTTGGATACGGTGTTATCAAACGTTCTTTTCATAGGAAAGGATATAACTACCGTCCTGTCTTATTGGTGCCAAAACATTGGCCTCCAGATTGCTGACGGTTGTTATAGAGGGATGAAATTCCCAACCCAAGTTACTATCGTTGAGATGAGAGAAGAGGAAAGATTGAGCGGGGTTTTGATAAGGTTAGAGATTAAGACGCTTCCAATCGAAGAATTTAGATTAACGGACCCTAGAATCATATTTCGGGATTCTAACGCCCTTATTAACTACTTTAGTAACTCTATTACGTACAGTTTGGTTAGCCAGATGCCTCGATTTTACAACGGCATTGTTAAAGCCCCAAAGACAGCAGTTTACGTGGCATCTAGTATAGCCACATATTGGGATTTGAAAGAGGAACCCGTGGGAATTTCCACCGGAACCATTAAGAAGCTAAGCTCTCAGGAAGTTAAAAAATTGTACGAATATACTAAACCAGAGATTTTAAAGAAGAAGTGGGTCATTAAGGAAAAGGGGACAATCTGTGGCTGACATGGATATTGAGTACGACCCCGACGGAGAGTTTTGGTATTGCCCAATATGCTCATGTGCGGTGGATATCGATGATTTTGAATGTCCTGATTGCGGTTATAAACTGGAGGATTGATGAGCGCACCCTGTGAGTTGGGAGTTCACGACTATCGAGTAATTACAATTCACCTAACTGGTGGCCATATCCTTGCTCAATGCAAAATTTGTTTAAGGGTGGACGACTTTTGGGCCAGCCAATTGGAAATAGCCCAAAAGAAACATGAAGACCACATGAAGAGTAAAAAAGAGGAACCCTCAAGGGGACTTTTTGGTATTATAAGGAGGAAATAATATGGCTATTCTATTGGCTTGGTTGGTTTCAATGTTCACGGTTTTGCTCCCTACCATCGGGGGACAGCTTCACTTTATCGGAGGGACGTACAAACGTTTAGTAAAGGTTGTGGTGTGGCCGGCCTTGGTTGGTATTGTTCTGTGGCTGTCGGGCGTAGCCCACTTAGGGACCGCCGTTCTTGTTGCGGTTCTGCTGGGTGCGGCTCACTCTTTGCCGTATGGAGAGAAGTTCGACAAACTGGGGAAGCCGATGGCATGGTTCATTCGATCTCTAGTTGGCCTGAGCTACGGATTGGCGTTTTATCCGCTCTACCATACAATTTTTCCAGCTTTGATTACGGTGGTGGCCTTTGTTCCGTTGTACGCTGTGTCCAGAAACAATAACGACTATTCATGGCCTTCCGTTGAAAACGCTGTAGGAAGTGCCGAGGGGTCTCTAGTTTTGTATGCTATTCTGCTGGATTTGATTCAGAGAATTATGCTTGGTGGATGATGGGCCTATACGATAGTTTCGCTTACGCCGTTCAATGCCCTGGGTGTGGGGGTATCCTTGACAATTTTCAGAGCAAGGCCCTTGGATGCGAAATGTATGAGTATAAACCTGGAGACCAGCTTTCAACGCCGTCTCTTAGGGTCTTGCAGGGGCATATCACCGTGTATGATTGGTGCGCTACTTGTGAACGGATGATCTACCTTGATATTGAGATCGAGCTTGGTAAATTAGGAAAAACTTTGGACATGAGGATGGGCGATGAATATCCTAAGTCTGAAACTGACTAATTTCCTTAGTCATAAGGACACGGTGTTGGATTTCTCCAACACATCGGTTAAGGTTTTTGTCGGAAAAAATGGAGCGGGGAAGTCCTCGTTAGTTAAAGATTCCATAACTTGGGGTTTGTTTGGGGTGGCCCGGAACAAAGATAGGGCGGGGGACCAGCTTATAACCGAGGGCGAAGATTACGCCGAGGTTACGGTAGGATTTGGTTTGAACGGGGATTCTTATACTGTAATTCGGGGTAGGAATCGTAACGAAAAGTCTTACCTTTCCTTTTTTAAGAACGACGAGGAAATAACGGGGGACACTCTGGCAGACACACAGCAAAAGATTGAACGGGTTTTAGGATTTACATATGAAACTTTTTCCAATTCCGCTTGTATTGAACAAGGAAAACTAAGTTCCTTCTCTTCCCTAACCCCCAAGGAAGCTAAGAGGGTCTTTTATGATATCCTAGGATTGTCGGAGTATCAAACTTACGAAACCAAAGTACGAGAAAACGTGAGAATAATCCAAAACGACCTCATTGAATATGAAACTAGGGCCAAAACTTTAGAACAAGAAGCTATCCCACTAGAGGGTTCGGAAGAGAAACTTCAATCTCTCGACCTTCGAATTAACGTTGTCAACGATGCTAGGATAGAAGTTAATAGCAAACAACGTTACTTGACACACATATTGGAGGCGGCTAAAAAAGAAAATCAAGACCTCCTCGACAAGCTAAATGGAAAGAGAGAGTTCTTACAAAATAAAGTAGAGGAGCTTCAATTGTTGGAGTCGTCTCTAAATGGGATAAGCTCCGATAGTTGTCCCTTTTGTGGAGGGGGATGGAGCGATAAATCCCGTAGTGTGGCCATCCAGAGACTCCAAGAGCATATGGCCTCATATAAAGACAAGCTGGAAGCTATTTATGCCGAGATTGAGACCTTTTCTAAGAAGGATTTCGGGAATCTAACTTTCGAGATCAGTGAGAACGCTATATTAGTGAATGGATATGAGAAAACTTTGCAGGAGCTTAGCGAAAAGCGTGGTTATATTGTTTCCATGTATGACAACCAGACCCGTTTGAAAGCCCAACTTAGCGAATTACAGAGTAAGATAACAACAAAGAAGGAGGAATTTGCCATTTATCGGTATCTGTTGGACGCTTTTGGCAGTAACGGTATCCCCACCATTATCATGTCCTCCGCATTGGAGGAAGTCCAACTGGCGGCCAATACCTTTCTTGATCAGTTAACAAACGGACGGTTCAGGGTAGAATTGCGTTTGGAGAAGGAATTAAAGGGTGGAGGAATAGCTGACACTCTACAGCTTTTCATCTACGATGGGTTACACGACCGAATTTATAGCAATTTCAGCGGGGGAGAGAAGGCCCGAATAGATTTGGCTGTTCGGTTAGGAATTGCTGTGGTCTTGGCCCGTAGGAATAGCTATCGTCTCAAGACCCTCATTATTGATGAAGCTTCGGAATCATTGGACGAGGAAGGAAGAGATCGATTCATTTCCCTTGTGTCCCGATTAACAGAACAATTCAAGAAGGTATTGGTGATTAGTCATACTGACGTTCGGGATAGAACCATCAATGTGTCTGAGGTCGTTAAAGAGAACGGAGTATCTAAGGTGTTGGAGAGGGTATAATAACGGTGAGGAGAAATCAATGGAAAAGACTAAATCGGTCGATCTAATTGTTGGGGGGCAATATGGCTCGGAGGGTAAGGGAGCCGTGGTTGCCTATCTTGCCAAGAAAAGTCATTATGATGTTGCCGTACGGGTTGGTGCCCCCAATGCAGGGCATACCGTTCAGGTTGGTGACCAGAAGTGGAAGATGAGACAGCTTCCGTGTGCGGGTTTGGTTGACGACACCACGGTGTTGTGTGTTGGTGCGAATGGATTGTTGGAGGAAACAGTCCTCAAAGCCGAAATGGACTTGGTTCCCCACTCCACAACTCGCCTAAAGATCGACCGGAATGCCGGCATAGTTACCGAGAAACATCGGTTAAACGAACAGCAAAGGAGAATGTTCGAGAAACTGGGTTCCACTTGCGAAGGAATTGGAGAAGCTCAAGCTGAGAAAGTTCTCCGTACGGATGGTTTCCTTCGAGCCAAAGACGTTGGTTGGTTAAAGCCGTTCGTAACCAATGTGTCCGACTACCTTAATGAGGCCGTAGATCGGGGCCTTAAGATTATGATTGAGGGTACACAGGGCTACGGTATCAGTTTAAATCATGGGGAGTGGCCATTTGTTACTTCACGTGATGTGATCTCCGCTAGTTTACTATCTGATAGTGGGTTAGCTCCGACGGTGGTTAATAATGTCTACATGGTAGTTAGAACCTATCCAATCAGGGTGGCGGGTAACTCAGGGCCGATGGGAGCGGATGAGATTGATTGGCCAACGGTTCCTAAGCGGTGTGGTGCTCCTGAGGGGATTATCACAGAGCTAACCACGGTTACTAAAAGAGTTCGGAGGGTGAGCGAGTTCAATGAGGAAATGGTTGTTCGAGCCGTGAAAGCGAACCGCCCCAGTGCAATTGCCCTGATGTTTGCGGATTATATAGACTGGAAAAATCACGGGGTCAATAAATATGAGAATCTGACCTCATCGGCCAAGAGATTTATTGATAAAATACAGGAGTTGACAGGTGTTCCTGTGACCTTGGTTGGAACGGGGCCAGATATTACACATATGGTTGATCGCTTAGCAGAAGGACCGATACTTCACTAATATGACGCCATTTATGAAGAAAAGGCGGATTAGTGCTTTGCAGGGTAGAAGGGATGAATTAGGACCCCGTGGGACCTATGCAGACGAGATGCTACGGTTAACAGGGGGCGGTAAAAAGAAATCAAAGAAACTCTCAAAATCACATTGGGATACACACGAAGTATAATGGAAATGGAGGGTAAGTAATGAGAACATCGCCAGCAGGCCGGACATATTGGGAACAGGCAGACGACGATAAGTTGATTGACCTATACAATCGTCGGCTTTCCCTGGTTGCTATCGCTCAGAATCTTGAAACTGAGTATGGGAAGGTTTCTGCCCGTTTAACTCTTCTGAGAAGTAAGGGAAAGATTGTGAAGAGAGCCATGTCTATGGCCGCTCAGGACCAGATTGAGGAACAGAAAACACAGACACAACAGGTGGTTGAGGCCCTTACCCCCCTGGTTAAGGACTTGAATTATTTCGACCCCAAGCCCGTCATAGAAAAGCCAATCATGGGCCCCGTCGATGATCGTTCTGTGGAAGAGGCGGTGTTGGTTCTGTCCGATATCCACTTCGGGAAGCGGACGGAAACTTTCAATTATCACGTCATGGGGGAAAGATTCACTAAGCTAAATTACTCTGTCCATCGTATTGTTAACCTTCTCCGAAGAGGGTACAAGATTAACAAGCTGAACATCTTCCTCATTGGGGACGTGGTTGATGGAGATATGATATATCCAGGCCAAGCCCACGGGATTGAGATGCCGGTCATTGACCAGATTTACCAACTTGGGATTCCGATGCTGCGGGATTTCCTCCTGACGATGATGAAGCTATTTAAGAAGGTGGAAGTACATTGTATTTACGGGAACCACGGACGGGTAAACAAGTACGCTTCCAGGAAAACTAACTTCGACTACGTGCTATACAAACACCTGGAAGCCCATTTCAGAAATTATAAGCAGATCAAGTTCAATGTCTATGACGACTGGAAAGCGGTTGTGCCAGTTCAAGGGCATAACTTCTTGCTGACACACGGAGACGCTGTTAGTGGTGGTAGCACGGGCCTTCCTTTGGTTGGACTTATCGCCGCCCTCATGCGATGGGCCACCACGATTCCAGAGAAGTTTAGATACTTGGTGGTGGGGCATTTCCACACGGCAAACATTATTCACTGGACTAAAGACCTTACTCTTATTACCAACGGAACCTTCACTAGTTCCGACGACTTTGCTATGAGAGTGTTGAAGATCGAATCTAACCCTGCTCAGCAATTCTTCGGGGTCAACAAGAAGAGGGGCATGACTTGGATTTACACGATCGATCTAGCGGATACTAACCTTCCAGTCGGTCAGACTAGGAAATACAAGGTACTGCAGGAGAAAGCCAATCTCAATGTAGTACCGCATGAATAGGAGACAAAATGGATTCAGTAGTCGAAAAAGAAGTAAAGCCCGTAACATTTGAGAAGGTGGTGGTCGGGTTCGAAGCACCAGAAGCTCAAGCCCTATCCGACTTGATTGGGGAGCTTCTGGTAGAGGGTAGCCCGATGCTGAAATTGCTTAATCCCAAGTCTACTGCCCTTCTTACAGGACTAAAGGATGCATTGGACAACCCGAAACAGGCCACTACGGTGGTTAAGAGGGCCACTCCGACAGAAACCACTCCAGAAGTCCGATTAGACGATATTGACCCCAAAGCACCCGATTTCAAGGCCAGAGTATTGGCGAGACTGAAAGACACTTACATTCTTCCTAATGTCAGAACGGTTGCCGATTGGAAAAAGGAAGCTGTGGCGTTCGTTCAGAAATCTAGGAAGGACATTACCACGACGCCAGCAACTATGGAAGATAATGACTTCTTCGATTGGTTGGTTTCCATTAAGTTAATTGATGAGACAGGGCAGAAAACGTGAACCCCCTTATTGTTGATGGTATCGGATACCTTGGGATGGTGCTGATACTGGTGTCCTACTTCCAGAAAAAGCGATACAAGCTTCATGGGGTTTTAGCCGTAGCTTGTTTTGTATTGCTCTTCTACTCCCATTTTAAGGGGGACATGGTTTTTGTGATTCTAAACGGATTACTGGCCATGATAAACGTTCTACAATTCGTTAGATTCACTAAGGAGGACAAATGATCCCTTGGTTGATTGGAACGTTCCTCTTGCTTGTGGGAACGATAGACAACTTGAAGTACATTTGGCAAGCAAAAAAAGTCAAGAAATATTCAACCTCGATTCTTATTTCGAGAAAGTTCGTAATTGTGTCGTTTCTCTCCCACCTAATTGGAACTATATACGTCCTCCCGAAGGGGGACTTTATTCTGGATGCAGTTTATGGTGTGGGGGTGCTCACGACTGGATACTTACTTTGGGTGTCCTACAATCTCTACCCGAAGAGGGCTAAGACGAGACCCTGGAATCCGTGGTTATTCGTGATGGACTCCTTCGATCTCTTAACCAAAGAGAAAAAAGCTCAGCATGGATTTTATAGCGATAGAAGGTTGAAAAGGATGGTAGAAGTCGATGATTAAGCAAGAGTTGGCTCTTCTTATAGATCACACGATGTTGAATCCGAACAAGACCAGAAAGGACTACGACAAACTGGTTGAGGAAGCAGAGGATTATAGATTCTATAGCGTAATGGTTCCTCCTTATTGGGTAGACTATGTTTATACTAGACTTCTTCATGCTCCCGTTAAGGTGGGACAGGTTGTTGGATTTCCCTTAGGATACAACTCTCCGGAAGCTAAGCTTGCTGAGGTTCAAAAGAGGGTAGACGAAATTGACATGGTTATGAACATTTCTGCCTTTCTCGACGGGTCGTATCATAAAGTTGAGGACGAAATTAACCTTGTTAAGGAGGCTTATCCTGAAAAGGTACTAAAGATAATTATCAGCACTCCGCATCTGACGGATAGGCAGATCGCCGACGCTGCGAGGTTGGTGTCTGAGACAAAAGCGGAGTGGATTAAAACTTGTACGGGATGGGAGACTAGGGGTGTAACCCCGCACGATCTATTTATCATAAACCACTACAAGAGGGATGACCTTAAGGTGAAAGCTTCTGGTGGGATTCGTCAAATTGATGTAGTGGAAGAGCTTATAAACCATGGTGCCGAGAGAATTGGAACATCTTCCGGTGTGGATATTATGAAGCAACTTACCGACCGAGATAATCCAAAATCTCCGACGCAGGAAGGGGAAAAATGACAGACGTTACGATAAAAACCGACAAAACAGAAGTAGTGTTCCCTTTTGATGAATACCGAATGGTTCTCGATGCACTAAGGACCTACGGCGACTTTCTCGATGCTGAGTTGCGTAATGCCCATGCAGTGATCGCTGTTCCAGAAGCGGAGGACGCCGCCGCCGACAAGATTACCGACAAACTGATGATACTGAATACCATCCGAGCTAAGTTCAATATGGTTAGTGTTACGTTGGAGTTTCCAAAGGATGGAAGTTCAGAGAAGGAGGAATCGTGAAATATATGGTTTATCTCTGCGGACCTATCGAGGACGCTAAGGATGGAGGGAGTAAGTGGAGAGAACGACTGACTCCCGATCTTGAGAAATTGGGCCTCCATGTATTCGACCCATGTATTCGGGAGGCCGACGTATCGGGTCTCCCCGTAGTAGAACACAAGACGAAAATGACCAAGATTAAGGAACAAGGTCAGTGGGAGTTGTTCCTTAAGGATATGGCTCCCATTAGAGATCAGGATATCACGGCCGTTAGTAAATCCTTGTTTCTAATCGCTTTGGTTCCCGATTCCGACGGTGCACAGATGGGTGGTACAGTGCACGAAATCGTGAAAGCTTGGGAGCAAAAAATCCCCGTTCTTTGGAAGTGTTCGGGTAGCGTTAGTAAGGTCAATTCATGGATTCTGTCCCTTTTACTGGAAACGGGCAGGAGATTCGACACCTGGGATTCCATGCTTGATCATATCAAGGAAGAGTATACCAAGAAGATCAAAGACGAGGAAAAGTAATGCTTCTTCTTGTTGGATTATTCCTCGCCGGGGTGTTGGAGGATTTCGTTAGTTCTTGGCACGTAAAAGCTATTAGCAGAGGTCATGCATTTCTATCGGGTATGCTGGATTTTGCCTACGTTATCATTTGGTATGCTGTTTTGGTGTCTATCGTGTCTAATATTAGCAATCTTTGGTTGGCTGTGTCGTATGCAGCTGGTAGCGGGGTTGGAAGTTACGCCTACGTTAGGTGGCAAAAGGAGAAGGATGGGACTCCTAAACTGGATAAGTAAATGGGTGTCTGGACCCCAACTTGTTACTTACGACGAGTTGGAAGAATTATATACGAATTTCAGAAATCTCACGCTGTTAGTTCAACGCTATGAAGAGCTTACCCAAGCTCTCCTCCGTGAGAGGGTTATGATTCTGCAGGACTTCGACAAAGTAACCGTTCAGACGACCTTCCTAATAAAGGTACTTTCCCTTTTATCGAAAAATGTACCGCCTGAGGTACTGGACCAAGCGAGGGCGTTAGTTGAACAATACGATTTTGAGAATAGACTTGGCCCCTTGCCGTTTGATATGGGGCCTGAGGAGGAAGGCAATGAAGGTACGGGTCCTGGTATCTCTGGCACTTAGTTCGATCTTGTTGTTTGGTGGTTCCTCCCTTGCCGATTCTGGCAAGGATAAGCTATATTTGGATACTCTTCCCTCTATAGTTTCCGTTGGCATAACCTTTGATAAGAGCGATCTCCAGAAAATCCACACGGTGGGAAGCGGAGTTGTCGTTGGGGAAGGCGGTTACATCTTAACCACAAAGCATAACTTCTCCACGGTAGGAATCGCTGGAGTAGTCGTCAGGATGGCGGATAGAACAATATACCGTGCAACTACAATTATATTAGACCCTGAGGAGGACCTGGCCTTAATTAAGGTGGACGCTACAGGATTAATTCCAGTAAAGATTGATCTGACACGACCTGTCCTCCCTGGGGACAGCGTGGCGGTGATCGCCTACCCGCTAATTGGGATGATACGGCATTCTCGTCCCTCGATCTACAGTGGAATTATAGCTAATACTCATGTTACCCTAAATGTACCAGATGGGGCAACGCCTAATCTGTTGCAGTTAGATGTGTTTGTTGCCCCGGGTTCATCGGGTGGAGCATTAATGTCAGAAGATGGTTACCTGGTAGGTATCGCTTGTATGACGGCTACGGAGTTTTCGAGCGAGGGAGGACCTCAGCACACGATGTACTTTGCTTACCCAATCGAAGACGCCAGAAGATTGTTAACAGACGCAGGTTTAGTACAAAAAGTTAATGAGTGATGACTGTTCCGACGGGAATCACAAAAACTGTAAAGATAGAGATTGCTACTGTGATTGCCATTATGTCTAGGTAAGATCGATGGGACGATTCGGGAAGGGTAGGATACCTGAGAACATCAGGAGACCCACGAGAGAGTTCTCTGATAAGAAAGACGAGAAACAGAGAAGGCGGGATAGGATAAAAATACGAAAGTCCTGGCCTCGTAATCCAGGCACTCAAGTTCACAACGACGAAAGTCGTGAATTGCCTCCTGAGCAAGAGCAGATTCAAGAAGGATTGGAGGAGTACGAGGAGGGATTGTGAACGTTTTCGTCAGAAAGTCTCATAAACCCAAGCGAATCTATATGTGCTCTCGTTGTGATAAACGTCCCGCTGTCTGGGGCTATGAGATTGACCCGTTTTATGGTGTGATCATTTATCTTTGTGATCAGTGCGCTCATAGTACGTAATAGAGGAGGGACTCCTTAATGTCTGACGAAAAACCCGATTGGCAAGGAAAGAAGCTTACGGAAGCCAACCTACAGGAGTATGCTGAGGCCCTTCGGCATTCTGGTTGGTACTCTAAATTACGATCTAAATTATATTCCGATCATGTTGGGATTCCAATTCAAAACGTTCTTTCGATAACGCAGAGAATATCCGAGTACGAACACATTCTCATTGCCGCCGCCTTTGAGGATTTCTGCAAGGAGGCGGGGTACATTAGGGGTCAATCCTTCAAAGTTTGGGACGACGATATTTCTGCCCCTGAGTACATCAACATAGAAATAGAACCGGAAGTTTTCAAGAGGGGATGGGGCGAGGGCAACATTTTCTTGAAAACCCCTAACGGTGAATCTATTGTTGTGGAGATGGCTTCTTCTGGTTCAAGACTATATACTTACGAGGTTCTTTGCAGAAAAGAGGGAGCCGACGCAGCACAAAAATTTCTCAATGATTCCAGGGCTTATGCGAAATCTCACAACTTCTTAAAAGGGAAAAAGATAAATCCCGCTTTCAAGCACATTAAACTAGACAGAAAATATACTTGGGATGATGTGATTCTCCCTGAGAAAGTGAAGAAAGAGCTTAAGCTAAACATTGATAGCTTATTCAACAATATTGAAGCATACAAGAAAGCCGAGCTTCCTTTCAAAAGAGGAATCATGCTTAAGGGTGTGCCCGGAACGGGGAAGACCCTTATTGGCAAGATTTTGTGTTCCACCGTTGGGTGCTCTTTTGTTTGGGTAACTCCTAGGTTTGTTCGGGAGGCGAAAGACGTTAGTGATATATACGAATTGGTAAGGGACCTGTCCCCCGCCATTCTTTTCCTTGAGGATATGGACCTCTATACCAAGCACCGAGAACAATCGACCGACATGGGGTTACTAGGGGAGCTTATGAATCAATTGGATGGTCTGACGACAAATGAGTATGTCGTTACCATTGCTACTACCAATAGAGCCGAGCAAATTGAGGAAGCCCTAAGAAGCCGACCTGGGCGTTTCGACCGATCTTATGAGATAAAGTTACCTGAGGCGACGCAGAGGGAAGCTCTCCTTAAGCTCTACATTAATCGTGGGGATTGCGTTTGCGATTTAACCGAGCTAGATTATAAAGCCCTTGCGGATGCCACGGATGGAATGACTGGTTCTCATGTGAGGGAGCTTGTAACGACCGCCATTATCTCGGCCATTGATGATAAGTCCTACAAGAAAGAGAAGATTCACCTTACCAGAAGGCATTTTGAAGAGTCCGTGAAGAGGGTGAAAAAGAAGAAGAACGCTGACGTTGGCTTCAAAAGTCCCGCCGACCTTTCCCCGGTTGAATCGGAATCTTTGCGATGGAAGAGGTTGATGGACGACGATTATGATTACTGATCGATTCGTTGTAACGACAATTGCCAAATCGTTAGCTCAAGACTTGAGCATTAGAAACCATTATTTACACCGAAAAGCTCCCTGTAGTTATGCTTTCGGGGTTTTTGATTGCGGGGAGGTTGTTTGCCGATTGGTGGGAATTGCACTTTATGGTGTTCCGGCCAGTAGAAACTTACAGGTGGGCATTTGTGGCGCAGACGAAGCGAATAATGTTATAGAACTGACTAGGTTATGGGTCGAAGACGGACTTCCCAAAAACTTAGAGAGTTTTGTCATTAGCCAATCTTTGAAGAAGGTCAAGAAGGATATCGTCGTAAGTTTTGCCGATCCTTCCGTAAATCATGTGGGTTACGTTTACCAAGCTTCTAATTGGGTTTATACTGGACTTAGCACTCGTCATGTTTTGTGGAAATTGCCTGGTGAAATCGGGCATGATCGGCATCAGTACGATAAATACGGTGGGGTGAACAGGACTAAAGAAGCATTAGGAAACCAAATGTTGGCCACAGAGAGGCCGAGGAAACATCGGTACGTCTACTTTAACTGTAGCAAAGCTCGGAGGAAAGTGTTACTAAAGAAGTTAAGATATCAGATTAGACCCTATCCAAAGTGGAACCCTTCGCCGTGAAAGCACATCAATCCACAATTAGGGAAAGAGAATTAAAAAACTTCGGGCTTGAACCGTGGTCCCACGTGAACGTTGATCTTTCCGTGGCCGTGGTCAAGCCTTCAAGCTATCAACTTACTAAAGAGATCATCTTGAGATACGAGTGGTTAGGCACAATGCCGTCTGTCATGCTTCAATCTTACGGAATCTTCTTTCCCTGGAAAAATGGACTAGGTTACGAATGTGGGGGTGTGGTTATTTACGCCCACGATTATGTGGAGAATCGTGGGGTTTGGGACAAGTACGGTTATACAGGAAAGATGATCTTGTTAGCTAGGGGGGCTTGTGCTCATTGGACCCCGAAAAATACGGCTAGCAAGCTTATTAGAGAATCTATGAGGCTTCTACCGCCGAAATATAAAGTAGTAACGGCAACGGTGGATGCGAATGCTGGAGAAGTTGGCACGATTTATCAAGCTTGCAACTTTGTTTATACTGGAGTTATGAGAAAGAATAAAACACGTTGGGCAATAAAATCGGGAGGTAAAATAATTGGGAGTAGAACGGTTAGGGCTAGAGTGGGGTGTCAAAGGATCGATGAGGTACGAAAGGTGTGGCCTGACGCCACGGTCATAAAACAGCTTAGTAAAGCACGATACTTTGCCTTTCGTGGTAGTAAAGCTGAAACGAAGAAAAACCTTGGTGCGATCAAACACTTACTAAAGCCCTTCCCAAAACGAGAGGAGGAAGGGAATGTTAGGAGAGGCGAAGTGCATAGCGTGTCATAGGGCGGCAATCTTTGAACGGGGAAAAGGGTGGATTCATCTAACCGAACAGGTTGACGGGAACGGATTTTATGACAAGATAAAAGTGATCGATGAAGTTTTAGCTGGTGAACACGCTGTAATGCCTGATTGGAGTGGTGTATTGTGGGAAAAGTGAAAGTAGAGGGTGGCTATGAGCAAAGTCTATAAGCAGGGTACAACTAAAGCTTACAATCGGCTTCCTAAAGAGGTAACCGAATTTTGGGAATCCCAGTTGCGGGACGTTACCAAGAATAAGTCCTACAAAGAGCTTTCCTTCGACCCCGATGTTCTCAGCAATATCATCCAGAGAAAGCAAGGACAGATGATAAAGAGGGTAGACCCTATGGTACTTAGGGCTTTGTACCAGGTTTTCGAACAGCTTCCCAAGAGACAGAGAGAAATCTTAACTCTTTATTTCGGATTGAGTAGACAGAAGCCAATGACCCTGGAGGAGATTGGTAAAGAACTAGGAATAACCCACCAATCCGCCTCTATTATAATGAGAAGGGGGCTAACCCAACTTCGTAAGAGAATCGCTCTAATCCTGCTCGTCAAACCCACCAAAGAATAATCCCCAAATATCTGCAAGACCCAGCATTTGTGAAACCGCAACCTAAAAGTTGCCCACAAAGGAGCACAAACTATGATAAGACTCCTTACAAAAGTTGGTTTTTAGTGGTATTTTCCCAACAGGGTAAGCGGACTAAAAAACCACTGCACTTATAGTTTTCGGGAAGGATCGGCCGCTCTCTAGCGACCGATGATGGCCACCTTCCCTTTTTCAAGTATCCGTTATGCCCGTAGGCGGGCCCAGAGGGCCTCCTCCTCTAATGGGGGAGGCCCAACTTATTCTGAGGAGGACCATGAGCGATCTGCCCGTAAAAGAACCCGACACCAAGTGCAATGCTAGGAAGAAGAATAGTCCAGGGTATTGTTCTCTTCCCGCTGGTTATAAGACCGGCCATGTAAGTGTCGGAAGGTGCCTCTACCATGGGGGAGCAGGTTCTACCCCGAAAAAAGGACTTATCTATTCCGAACAACTTTTGAAGAAGAATACCACCTTAAGCCAAGTCTACGAGGAGCTTTCCGAACTAGATAAGGAGGAGGTAGAGAAGTTGGACGATGAGATTAACTTCGTTCGAGCTTCCATGCTAACCCAAGAGAACTTGGGACCATTGGCAATTCAAGGGTATGTCAATAGTATCGAGAAATTGGTTAGGACCAAAATTGAGATAGAAAAAGGGTTAAAGTCGAGGGTTCCAAACTTAGCTGTAGAAGAGACGATCAAGATTCTTAGCAAAGCCATAGAAGACGTACTGGGAGATTCACCCAGTTTGAAAGCATCTCTAATCGCCAGGATCGAGGAATATCTCAAAACCGCTTCGACCCCGGTTCAAGAAGGGTAAGAACCCCACAGAGGGGAATCCCGGAAACGGACAATATGAGAGAAATTCATCCCCTATCCCCCATGACCACAGAGGGAAGGCAAGCAATTCGAGCGAGACTGGTAGACCTTCAGATTAAGTTAGGACACGACCTGAAGGACAGGGAGGACAGTCTTCAGGACTTGGCTGAGCTTAGCAATACTATGGAGGAGTGCTTAGAAGCTATCGAGTATCTGGAAAACATAGAAATACCTCCTGAGCATCCGCAAGGAATGACACCCGACGACGAAGATGTACCGCCCGGGGAAAGGTATTGTTAAGTGAAGAAAGATCCGTTGGGAATCTGTCCCGCCGATAAAAAGAGTATCTTTAAGAAGAAGAAGCATTACTTTCGGGATGGTAGAAACTACTGCCATAAGGGTTGTTGGAGGCGGGTTAATAAGGTAGTTGAAGAACCCGAAGCTACACCCGAAGGGGTATAAATGGAAGCTAATGATATCCCTAAGGAGACTGAGGAGATCCTTCAAGGAGTGGTCAACGAGGGAAAAGAGACTGGGGAAGCATGGTTGGAACCTCCAGTAAGCCCACAAGAGTTTTTTGAGAAGTACATAGGGGAAGCAGCTTATCCCGAACAACAATCATTTGTCGATAAAACTCTAGGAACCAATCCTACTACCTGGGATAGTACCTTCCAGGAGGGAATAGGGCTAATTGGGAAGGGTGGAGGGAAGGATAGGACAATCTCCAAAATCCTGGTGTACTGTGTCTACAAACTCCTCTGTATGAGGAATCCCCAAAAGTACCTTAGAGAGATGGGGGCTACCCTTGGCGTTGGATCAGCTATTGACTTGGGTAATGTGTCGATTAACTCCCGACTGGCGAAAGACGTTTTCTTTAAAAACTTTACCACCCTCCTAAGGGAGACGAGAGACCCCAAGACTGGGAAGAATTGGTTTGAGGAGCACGGGGTAGACCTCCAGAAGGCCATCCAGATCAGGGAGGTCAAGTTCCCGAAGAATATTACCGCCTATTCCCTAGATTCCGAGGAGTATACTGGGGAGGGACTTAACCTGTTGGTGGTAATCTTCGATGAGGTGGGAGGATTCCCCCCGCTGAAAGCCAAGAAGCTTTATTCTGCCCTCAAGACTACCCAAAGAAGCCGGTTTCCAAAGCTCCACAAGACGTTCTTGATATCCTATCCCCGGGATGAGAACGACTATATGATGATTCGGTACAATGAGGCGAAGAACGAACCTACCACCTTCCGAGATAGGAAGGCAACCTGGGAGTGGAATCCTAGGGTTACCATGGAGGACTTCGCCGACGATTTCGCCAAGGACCCGATAGCAGCGAAACGTACCTATCAGTGCATTATCGAAGCTGGTGAACGGGGCTATATCAGGTATAGAGAGAGAATATCTGCAAGCTTTAACAAAGGTAGGGATAACCCCGTCTTTGGCGATAGGGTATGGACGGATGACCTTTTAACTCTTAGATTTAAAGAAAGTTTCATCCCCTTGATTGGTATCAGCTATTATTGCCACGTCGACCTGGCGAAGGGGCAAGAAGGTGGCGACTGTGCTGGTATTTCAATTGGACACCTAGTGAGAGGTATGACGACGACTCTCAGCCAAGAGTATGTCGAGAATGTTCTAAAGAATGAGGGAATAGACCTCTCAAGAGTGGCGGGTAAGCCCCAGGTTGGGGTGGTAATAGACCTGGCTATCCAAATTCGAGCGAGACCAGGGCAAGAAATCCAATTAGAAGAAGTTCGGTTGTTCCTTGAGAAGTTGAAATATGGTGCTAAGTTTCCGATTCACAAGGTAACTTACGACGGCTGGCAATCTCTAGGTGAAATTCAACTGCTGAACAAAGCTGGCATTCAGTCAGAGGTTCAGTCAGTCGATAGAGATAGGATTGCTTACGACTCTTTGAAGGAGCTAATATACAAAGGTTTGGTGGACCTCTACGCTCAGCCGATCCTCCAGAGAGAACTGGAGGAACTTCAACTAACGGAAGTTGGACAGAAGGTAGATCACCCTGACAACTCCTATAGACGACAGGTTGAAGAAGGGAGAATGGGCGGATCCAAAGACGTTGCGGATGCTGTCGCAGGTGTCGTTCGCCTCTGTTTGGAAGCGGGTCAATACGAGTTCCGATCGTGGGCAGCAAATAGGACTCCCGGCGTACCTCCGAAATCAGTGGACCCGCAGAGGGAAGAACAGGAAAAATTGGTGAGGTACGGGGAGAAGCCACACAGGAGGATGAACTGGTAATGCTAGCAAGTCTCCTGTTTCCTAATGGAAGCCCTCAATGGGCTTTGATTCTGAGAAATTGGGCGGTGATCGGTATGGTGTTGATCACCGCAATTGTAGTCTTTGGGAAGATGGTGGGGAAGAGGTAAATGCCAACTTATGAGTACGAATGTAATAAATGCTATTATCGGTTTGATAAGCTTCAACCAATTACTTCAAAGCCAACAGCTAAGTGTCCAGACTGTGGAGGCACTTCGAAAAGGCTTATCTCGGCTGGACTGGGGGTCATCTTCAAAGGGCCTGGATTTCATTGCAACGATTATCCGAAAAAAGTTAAATAACGGCGGTAGCCTTTACAATTAAAGCGAGGGCAGATGGAGCTAGTTGCAATATTACGATTTATCTTTTTGGGGTTGATGGGTTCCTTGGCTCTCATGGTACTTATTTGGGTGCAGGATCAGAGGATAATTAAGCGTTTGGACAAGGCGATCAAACTTTTGGGTGGCGACAGGTTAGAAAAGTAAGGGGGTTCGGGACCATGTGGTGTACGAGTTGCGAACGAGCGACGGGTTCATCGAAAACGACCTACAAAGTTCTAGCCAACGGTCATAGAGTAATCATTGAGATTTGCTCTGACTGTGGGGAGGTTCAAGAGCTAGAGACTAATAGAACGATAGCTACTCGTACTATCAAACAGAGAACTACAAGAGTGATCAACGAGGAGAAGAAGGCGAAGGTGCAAAAATGATGGCCAAACCCAAGACGATCGAATGCCCTAACTGTGGGAAATCTTGTGAGGTAATGGAGGCATATCCTACCGTTGCTATTCAGGTTTGGCCTGTGGAGAAGAAGATAGAAGCCCCAAAGATCGAGTATGGACACTGCACTGATTGTAATTTAGATTTGTATGGACCCGAAGCATTGAAGATCATGGGTAAGAAGATTCAGGAGATCGGAGGGGAGTCATGCTAGTTCGAGAGAGAGGCAAACCACCATACCTGGCGAAAGAGCGAAAGTTCAAGATAAACCCCTCTGGTGATTATGTCAACGCTTGGTTCAAAAAGAAGCCGACGGGGAGGATTACTCTGCAGGTGGTGGAGGGCAGGGTAACCCAAATTCAGTCCGTCGATCATAATGACGGCAAAACAGAGGTTAAGAACTTTTAATGGCTGATCGGGTCAGTACCTTTGTCCATTGGTTGATAACCCACCTCTTCAAGAATCCCACTGGAGTATTGAGGATGGAAATCAATAAGGGCAATCTTGGGAAAGTTACTTGGTATGACCCTGAACAAGTAGAGACTGGAACAATTGCAACTCCTATAGACCTAGACGATCCGTTCTTATCGAAATATATGCCGAGACTAAATCGGAAAATCTTGATGGATAATGGTGGTTCAACGAAGGTGGAAGTTTGTGAGGATTGCAACCAAAAACCTTGTGTTTGTTTCGCTTCCTAATGAAGCCATCCGTCCCCTCCAACCATAAAGGGACAACAGGGCAAATCTAATCATAGATAATCGGCCCTGTAAGCCACTATTAATAGCATAGGACAGGTGATGAGGGTGTTCAAAAGAACTCCAAGGGGTGAGAGTTCGGGAGACAACAAGGGATACATTTGTGATACTTGTCTTAAAGAGATCAAAGGTGGAGCGATCATAGTCTATTTCCCAGAAAGTCATCCATTGGCGACTGACCCAAGCTTCCATTTTTGCTCAGACCCCTGTGTACTAGGATTTATCGAAAAATCCGTCAAGGATTCTGGTGCTTACAAAGCCAAAGTTGTGAAGGTAATTAAGCCCTCTAAAGAGGCAACGGAGCCAGTAACTCCTGCAACATCAGAACCTTATCAGATGTAAAGATGCCACTATTTGAGTATGATCAGAATGTAAAAGCGTGTATTGAGAGGGCACGGAACGCCTCCTCGAAAAATCGGGGAATCGTCTATATGAAGCAAGAGGAGAACCTTGCCGTGTCTCCTCCGGTAGCAAAGCCCTTAGATAAGAAATCCCTCGATATCAATCTAAACGAAGTTCTCCTAAATCCCTACAATAAAGATATCGACAAGGATAAGGTCGAAGAAATCAAAGGCAAGATCAAGGAATCGGGGGAGATCAAGCCTCTAGTTGTAACCGAGGTAGATAATGACGGCAAGAAAAGCTTAATGCTTACAGACGGTCACCATAGATATCATGCTCTTAAAGAAATGGGGTATAAGACAGCCCCCGCTGTAATGGCCGACGATAGGGGGACTGAAACGGCAAAGGAGCGAGAGCCAAAGTCAATAGATAAAGCTGCCTTTGACGAAGCCAAGCACTCTAGGGATGAAAAAGGTCGGTTCTCTGGAGGCGAGGGTTCACCTAAGCTCAACGTGGTTGTGGGGACAATACCTGAAACGGGTCTGCGACCCGCAATAAACGATAGTGGCAGGATTTTTATAGCAAATGATATAGCCCCTCATGGTCAGTTATTCGTTCGGCATCGTAGTCAGATGAATGATACCTCCGCAGCCGTTGATGGGTTTGTTGATGATAAAGGACGCTTTCTTACGAGGGATCAGACCAGAGATCGTTATGGAGTTTGGGCAAGTGATGATTTAGACGCTGATGGAAGCGTTTTACATCGGGTGGCAAAGAGGAAGAGCAACCCTGCTGCTGACAAAGAAACCGAACTAATTAATGAAAATAAGAAGACAGCTAAGTTTCCTCACAAGTTTAAAGCTGCTGAGTGGACCCACCCAAACGGACACCCACGGTGTCTTCAATGCGGAGACGAAGAGAGAATCGGTGGAGTGTGCGAGAAATTCGAAAAAGCTGAGTGGGATGAGAGCAAGCACCCACGTAGTTCTGATGGGAAGTTTGGAGAAGGTTCTGCAACTGAAGAACATAAAGACGTTTCCGGCAGAGTTTTAGACGAGGCGAGGGCCGTACCTAGATTTAGCTCCAGATATGTAGAATTTGCTAGTAAAGACCCCAATGCACCTTTGACTAGGACAGAACAAGGTGTGATAGACAGATATGTGCCATCTGGGGGTTTAGAGCTTGGATTTGTCTCTAATCCCTTAATGTATTCTGACCCGTTGAAATGGCTGAATAAGAATGAAAGGGCAGCGTTGTTATCATTGGTTGATCGTGGTCAATTGAGGGTAGAAGAACGATACGACGCTGATAAGAAGAAGTCTAGCTATTACCTAGCTAGAAAGGCAGAGACTCAGAAGGTTACAGGTGCTCATGAAGGGGTAGAACCACCTTACTCAATTACCGCTCTCGATCCTGAGGGTAAAAGGGGGCCTAAGAATCAGGATTTCCGCTTCGGGCCAACAAGAGGCGCACAAGGACAAGCAGGAGGTAGTTTCTCGAATGATGGGGTCGGGGCTTACCGAACCTAAGGAGGAGCTATGAAACAATGTTTCCAGGAGTGTGATCCCAACGCAAGACGGGCGCAGTAAAGAGGGAAGTTCGCAATCTTAATTTAAAGGAGATGATTTCAATGCTGAAACTATTACTGTTAGCGGGTGTGGCATACGGGTTGTATCTGCTCTATAAAAAGTACATTGCCAAGTAAATGAATCCCTGTTGCCTTCCAATGTATGAAATGATCGTGACCCGACTGGTCTTGATCGTTTTTGTATATTGGTTTGTGAAGCTTGTAGTAAAGCTCTGGAAGGGGGCGTAATGAACAGAAATATAGTTGAAAACAAAGAGATTGATAAATCCCTTGCGACCAAGATCGGCTTTAAGAGATTAGTCTCTCGCCAGGAAGCCGAAGCCATCAAGACCGCCGTCGGTAAGGGTCTCAAGATCGAAAAAGGGAGTTCCGTGGAGAAAGAAGCGGACCAAACTAAGAAAGTAGTCTCCCGCCTCGACCGACTGGAGAAGAGAGTGGTTGTAAAAGTTAAAGAGGGTGAAGAGGAAACCGAGGTTACTATCGGCGGTAAGCCCGTTGGTAAGGAACCAGGAGAATCCACTGGAGAAGCCATCGCCGGCCACGTAGAAGAAGAGGGCATAGATGAGGAAGCTAAGAAACTAGCTGATCTCACTCAGAAAATAATCGACATTAGAAAGAATGGCATGGAGATGGATTCGACGCAGGCCTATCCTGCTACTCCTCTCATGCAGACACCAGAAGAGGTTTACATTGACTACGCTGAGCAACTGATTCGGCTTGCTAAGAGCATGGACGATCATGTTCGAATGCTTTATAATTCTGGCGATTCCGAGGCAGCTAACGCTCTAGAAGTGTGCAAGGGGGAAGCCAAGGAGTTAGCTTTGAAGTTGATTAAAGAAGCCCAAGCTAAGATGAAGGCCGAGGTAGCGGAATAATTTTGTTTTATGGGGTGGCCACATAGAGCTTGAGTTTACCTCATGCTCTGTTTATCATTTACCTTTAAAGGGGTGAAACAAGTGAACAAACTGACTATTATTGATCCTCGTTTTGGGGACACGACTTTGGAGTTTAACGTGAAAGACGAGACTTCCGTTGCGAAAGCTAGAGAAGAGTTTCGCAACCGTGTTCGCCAGGGATACACAGGAATTACCGAAGATGGGAAAGTCTCCAAGTCGTTCGATATCAACGAGCGAGAGACGTTTCTCCTAATGCCAATGGTTGGGGGTTAATCTCTTAAAGGGTGGCGTGTGATGGCTCCTTATATGGACGATGAGCAGATCATGTCGGAACGGGCGGGACGAAGGGCCAGGAAGCTCCTAAGACGGCTTCTAGGCAAAAAGCAGTACAGTAAATACCTTCGAAAGAGGGTTATTGTAGTGTACCACGGCAAGCAGGTTTACGAGGTGGCGAAGGAGAGAACCGAGGTTCACGTTTTTAGAAGCCGAGCCGACTATCGTAAGTATAACACGGCTAGAAAAAGGTATCCCTCCGATTACACGTGGATGAGGCCTTATGCAGTTGAATGTGGCCATAATCCAGTAACCTATGAACGTCTGTGTATTGTTCCCGATCACGAAAAGCTCAGCCGAATGTACACAGCGAATATGTGCGGAAATTTCCCCGTCCACGTGGATGAGGAGACTTTAATCAGGTACTTGTTAGCCAAGTACAGTCCTCGAACTCTGAGAAAGTTTGCTAGGAGAGTTTTTGCCGAGAGGGAGACGGACTTAAACGAACACGAAGAAAGTGATCTTGACGTAATTACACGCCGAGACCTTCTTCGAAGAGGATATTAGGAAAAGGAGGAAAGATGGCTTTAACGCCGAAAGAAAAAGAATTGCTCAAGTCTGTTCTCGAAAAGAGATCGGCTTGTATTCCATTAACACCAGAGGAAGATAAGTTCGCCTCGGAGACTTTCGACAAGCTACTCGCCGCTAAGAGCACCATGCAGAAGAGGAATTGGTATACTCTTACAGGAGAGCAAGTCAAAGAGTTGAAGAAAGCAGCTTCCTTTGTTGGGCAGGTTCCCAGTGAGACCCACGTCAATAGGCTGGCAGAAGCTGCGGGAGGGCTTGAACAAGCTAAGACCTCACCGAAAGCGGAGGACCCGACCAAGAGCGACAAACATTCCGATCAAGCTGGCAAGATTGGAGACGATGACGCCAAAGGGAAGCCGAAAGCTTCTGATAAGGACGCCGACGAGGATAAGAACGATCTGCAGAATGAGGCGGATCGCCGAGAGATGTATACCCGTGAGAAAGCGGGTGTTATTAAGTTCGAAGTTGGGAACCTTGTCGTTCGAGAGACCAGGATGGGCAAAGAGGTTGGTGTCGTTGCTGGTGTCTCCTCAAAGGGCGGATTGACCGTTCTCTGGAAATCTACCATGACCCAGACATTCGAAACCCCCGATTCGGTCAAGAAAGTCTATAAGGGAAAGCTCGTAGACAAGAATTACAAGGAGGAAGAGGACGAAATCACTCCCCCCGTTAAGAAAGCTGGTGCTTTTAGATTCCCTCCGAAGGATGACGTTGGTACGGAAGAGGAAGAGGAGGAAGTACCAGGAGAAGAGGGTATGGAGGAAGAAGCGGGTGAGGAGGAAGTCGTTCCTGGAGAAGAGAAAGCGGATGAGGCCCCGAAGGTAGACGAAAACGGGGAACCGATCGATGAAGGCGATGCACCTTCGATGGATGAAGAAGAGGAACCTGCTGCCTACCTTGAGAATCAGGCCAGGCGTGAGGGTGCTGAACATGCCGAGGAAGAAGGGGCCGATGTTGTTCCACAAGCGATGGAATTAGCGGAGCAAGTAATTTCCTTAGCAGAACGAGTGGCTAGAATTGGTAAACTTGCTAAGGGCGAAATAACTCACACCGAGGCATACGAGAGAGTTGTAGATCAACCAGGGGTGGAAGATCCGCATGCTCTAGCTCAGCATATTGTTGAGCAAGCTGGTGGGGAGAAAAAGAACAAAAAGAAGTAAGAGATCGTCGGGGACGGACTAATAATTAGGTGTTTTAAGAAGCAGGTTGGTTTGGTAATGGGGCGTAGAAGCTATGGATAATAGATCGCCTTAGGTTAATGCAGCCTGTCAGAGACTATAGCACCCGAACCAATTGACAGCGGGAGCCTTACGGCGTGAGTGTACGAATTAAAATTGCCACGTACTGGCGGATCGTCGTTACCTGCTGTCGTTTATTAGGAGGGTAACTGATTTCTTTTGGGAAGGAATACTCGACGCAGATAGTCCCTGAGCGGATAGTTGAGAACTACCTGGGAAGGAAACCAAGAGTAGGAGATCAGTTCACTATAAAGATTGGAACCTTTGAAGTGGTTAATTTCGAAAACAATGGTGTTAGAGTGAGGAAAATAGGATAATGTTAGAACTTACGGAAGTGGCAGTAAAGAGACTTAACAAAGAAAGTCCAAGTACGTTCTACCGTTTGCGTTACAGGGATGGAATTATTTCGGCTGGATTCGATAAAGTAATCAACCCAGGCGATATCGTCGTTCACCCCACGGTAGGAGACGTGCAGATAGTGATGGACGAAGAAACCAGCAAGCACCTTACGAATTATACTTTAGGTGTGGATGCAGGAACTCTTGTTTTGATTAATGTACCTGGGATTAATCATGTACCAAATTCTTTATGAAAGGATGGTGATTTAAATGGCAGTACCGACTTCAGTTAGGGACCACGATTCTCTGGAATCTCCGAGGAGAGAGTGGGTAGGCACGATGAGGGGAGACGTTGTTGATTGTCTCGCTGTCCACCTTCGTGGTGTTGACGGCAACCCGACCGATGCTGTTGAGGGAGATCTCTGGTATGACACCACGGCTAATGTCTTGAAGCACAAGGACAACGTTGGCGTCAAAACCATCACCTCAGTTTAATAGGAGGACACCGTAGGGTGTCGAATACAAGTAGATTCGAAATCAGCCAGTGAAAACCTGGTGAAGGGATAATCCCGAAAGGGATGATTCTTAAGACATTTCGACGGTGCCTCTTGGGAACAGGAGGCACTTGCACTCATAAAATATTAAAGTCCGATCTAGTCATCTCGAATTTCGAGTGGCTAGAAAGGCAAAATTTCAACCAGTCATAAAGTCAAGCGACTTATGATCGTTCGATGGGTACGTTAACCCATCACCTATTGAGGAGTAAAAATGGCAGACATAGACCCCAGGTTAGTTTATAAATGCTCACATTGCGGAGAGCCAATTATTTACCCCAAGAGGGCATTAGAAGGACTACCCCCAGGTAGAAAAATTGTGGAAACGCCTGAGAAACTGATGTGCAGAGATTGTTTCAAAATCAAAAAAGCAGAATACCAAAGTGGGGATTGCAATTGTTAACGATGGATAAAGATAACAAACTTCTAAAGCAAATCTGCGTGAAGTGTGCGTGTATCGTCGAATATCCAGCAGGATTACTCAAGAATCTTCCTAGGGAAGAACGCTCACACTTTGAGATATCCGATAATTACGTTTGCCCCAAGTGTAGGAAGGAGAAGAAGTAATGCCTAGAACTACAGTTCCATCAGGACAAATACGAGACGAAAGCATCTTAATAGATGATCTCCGTGATTTCTCTCCAGAAGATGGAGGGGGCCTAAATCTGACAGTCAGGGCGGGCCGAATTAGAAACGATAACACGGTTACAGATAAAAACGAGCAGACTGTTGCTCTTACTAATGCTACCACTAACTATGTAGAGATTGACACGGCGGGAGTAGCTACTTCCAACACCGTAGGATTCACTACTGGTAGAATCCCCATTGCCACAGTAGTAACTGCAGGTGGAGCAATTACTACTATCACGGACAAAAGGACGTGGGTAAATTCGGGAGCAGGTGGTGGTGGTGGCGGTGCTAATGGGTGGACTGACGATGGTACGGTTGTTAGACTAGAAACCTCCACCGATAAGGTTGGAATTGGAACCTCTTCTCCATCTACTAAGCTCGACGTTAGTGAAAGCTTTAGATCAGGAACGGCAGCTTTAACCGATGCAGCCACAATTGCTACGAACGCCGCTTTAGGGAACCAATTTACCGTTACTTTGGCGGGAAATAGAACGCTGGGAAATCCGACCAATCCGTCAAATCGACAGAAAGTTACCTGGATTCTTAAACAAGATTCTACGGGTGGGAGAACAATCACCCTTGATACAAAGTTTCGCTTGGGGACTGATATTGTTGACGTAACTTTATCAACCACTCCAAGTGCCATCGATTATATGACCGCCATTTATGATTCTACTGATGATAAATGGGACGTTGTAGCTTTCGTTAAAGGATATTAACAGGAGGAGGATTAGAACATGCCACTTTCAACCGCTTTAAAAGATGCCGTTGATTTAGAAATCAGCGATCTGCAAACACAACTTACCACCAAGCAAGCCGACTATTTGGCTGCCAATGGGAAATACTGGCAGGGAATTGCTTGGACGCCATCGATTCCACAGGATGGGGCGACCGTTGCCACCGATGCGACAGTCAGTCCGACCGATCAAACCGCCGACTGGACCGATGCTGGAATTACGGTTCCGGCCAATGCCAAGGGACGCTTGGAAGTCCACGCTTATAATGGGCCTAGTGGAAAAGGATATGTGATCGTTGCGACAGTTAAGGAAACGGACACCTCCGTTACCCCGAACGTCGTGAGGAAATACTCCCGATCTGTTGGAGTTGGCCCTGAGAGTCGTGATTTTGCTTGGGCCGAAGTCATAGAAGAAATCTAATCTCACTAGTAGGTGGTTTCGGAAAGGTAGAAGAAAAGGATTATGCCTAAGTCCCCTGTCTTTGAATACGATACCAACGATTCCCTAAGAACAAATCTGAAAGCGTATTTCCGTCTTGAAGAAACTGACGGAACCCGTTTTGGGGCTTGGGGAGGAGTATTCGAGAAAGACACCGACTGTAATCAAGGCAGGACGGCTATTATGGGGGGTAGCGATCCTGGTATATTCGACGTTGACCCCAGTCTTACATTGGCCGACAGATTGGTGGCCTATTGGAAATTGGACGAGACCTCAGGAACCCGTCGAGATTCTAAAGGATCAAGTCATCTTACTGATAACAACACCGTAACGCAAAGTTCGGGGATTATAGGACCGGCCGCCCAATTTACCAAAGCCAACAGCGAATACTTAAGCCGGGCCAGCAACAGTGATCTTACGACAGGCGACATAGACTACACCATCGCTTGCTGGATTTACCTAGATTCCCTTCCATCCATTGCTGGTTCTTCTTTCAACGTAGTAACAAAGTATGAAATTGGTTCCCCCAATCAGGAGTATCTCTTACAGATAAATGCTAATGACAACAAGATAGTCCTGGGTCACACTGGAACTGGTGCCGACGCACAATGGCCAACGGCACTTACCACAGCAACCTGGTATTTTGTAGTGGCTTGGCATGACGCAGTGAACAATCAGATAGCCATTAGTGTGAATGGAGGAAGTCCAGTAATTGTTTCCACCACTGGGGCGGCTTTTTCCAGCAGTACGCAATTTTTGGTAGGGGCTGTAACCGAAAGTGGGGGTGGCGGGGTAAAGGAGTTCATGAACGGTAGGATTGATGAGTTAGGTTTTTGGAAGAAAGTGCTGTCGTCTTCCGAACGTCGAGAGCTTTACCAGAGGGGAAGAGGTAACACATTCTTTCCAGGTAGGAGGATTCCAGTTGGAAGTCTTAGAGACGGACTTTCGGCCTATTACACCCTCGATGAGGCTTCTGGCACAAGACAGGACGAAGTAAGCTATTTCGAAAAAGACACGGATGGAACACTCACCCGAAGTCTAGTGGCGTATTGGCAATTGGGGGAGCCGAGTGGAACCAGGATAGATTCCAAGGGTTCTAGCCATCTTACTGATAATAATACCGTAACCCGAAATGACGGGAAGGTAAGCAAAGCAGCGCAATTTGTCGCAGCCAACACTGAGTACCTATCAATTACCGACAACGCTGCCCTGTCTATGGGTGATATTGACTTTTCCATCGCTTGTTGGGTATTTATCGATTCCTTTACAGGGGGGAATACAATCTTAGGCAAAGGCGATGGGAACGTTACCAAGACCCTTGAGTATTATATCCACTGGAATGGAACTAGGTTCGTCCTTCATGTTGGGAACAATGTCTCCTTTGCGAACGTAAACGCCGATGGGACTCAGGTTACAGGACAGTGGTATTTTATCGTTGCCTGGCACGATTCTGTAGCCGATACCATCAACATACAGATTGACAACGGGACGATAGCAAGCACATCTTGGAATGGCGGAAGCTACGATAGTTCTCATCCCTTCGAGATGGGTGCGGTGTTCACCAGCACTGGTCAAGAAAACCGTCATAATGGCCGAATCGATGAGGTCGGAATTTGGAAGAAAGTCCTTACCGCCCAAGAACGTCAAGACCTTTATAATGATGGCCTCGGCAACCCATATCACGGCGGCCATCATCTTACTGATAACAATACAGTAACTCAAGCTGCAGGGAAGAAAGTAAAAGCTGGGCAATTTACCAAAGCTAACTCGGAATATTTATCCCTCCCAGATAATGATGATGTTGGTCTGGCTTCAGGGCGGGTAGATTTTACTATTGCCTGTTGGGTCTATATCGATTCCCTTCCAGGAGACGTTCACCAACTGATTCATAAAGGCGAAGCTCAGGCCGGAAGCGTGGCTTCAGAGTATGCTATATCTCTCACTAATAACTCTCCAAACACGCCAACCTACATTTGGCAATTTACCATATCGAATGGCGCAGATTTTACTACTCTAGAAGGCAACGCTGGAGTAACGATAACCACAGGTACTTGGTTATTCCTAGTAGCTTGGTACGACGGGATTAAGGGCAGATTGTTTTTTCAAGTCAACAATAACGGGATAATGTCGGCGTCTCATGAAAAAGGCACCCAGCGGACCAGCAATTCTCTCATCATTGGAGCAAGAAACGTGCTGGGGACTATCGACAAGCATTGGGACGGTAGAATAGAGGAGATCGGTATTTGGAAGCGTACCCTTACAGCGAAAGAGCGTTCGGACTTATATAATTCAGGAAACGCCAATTCTTACTCTAGATCGCTAGAGTTGACTGATAACAACACCGTTGGCTCCACAATAGCAGGGGTTAGGGAGAATGCAGCGGACTTTGAAGTTGACAACAGTGAATACCTGTCCTTAGCCAGTAATACTTCTGTTTCCGTTGGGGATATAGATTTCACCTTCTCCGCTTGGATTTACTTCGAGTCAAAGGCCACATTTATGACGATCGTTGCTAAGTCCGATCCAACCACTGGAAGTCGAGAATATCGAATGCGGTATAATAGCTCTCTGGATCGACTTGAATTTACCATCTTTGGCCTAGGAAGTGGCACCATAGTTGGAACCGTTCCTGCTAATTCTTTCGGGTCTCCACCGATAGGACAATGGCTTCATGTAGTTGGGTGGCATGATTCCGTTGCCAACACTGTAAACATTCAGATAGATGGCGGGGCTATAGATTCAGTTGCGACTATAGGTGTCCCAGACTTTACCTCAGAACCTCTTACTGTGGGTGCCGATACTTCAGGAAACGCTAGCAGATGGGATGGCTTTATTGATGAGTTAGGGTTCTGGAAGCGGATATTGACAGCCCAGGAGCGTCGTGATTTATATTTGCAGGGGCGTGGTAATGCACTTATAACCAAGAAACCAAGAACCCGATCTTTAATCTTCGAGAAGGATACGGAGCTTCTAATATGCTAACTTCCGATCTTAAAGCGTTATGGCAATTGGATGAGACGAGCGGGACCAGATTTGACGCCTGGGGCAACAAATTCGAGCGGGACGCTAGAAACACCCTTCCTAATAATCTGGTGGCTTATTGGACTTTGGATGAGTTAAGCGGAACCAGGGAGGACGAAAAGGGAACCAACCATCTTACCGACAATAATACAGTAACTCAAGCACTTGGTAAGAAAGTTAGGGGAGCGCAATTTACACGGGCCAATAGTGAATATCTTAGTGTTGCAGACAATTCTGATATTAGTATGGGTGATATAGATTTTACGATAGCGTTCTGGTTCTATATGGATTCAGTGCCGCCGTCCTCCGGAGATACGGCGTTCAATTTCGTTGCAAAGGGAAGTTCCAACGTCGCCGCACAAAATGAATATCTCGTTAGAGTCAATAACGCCACTGGGTTGGGGGGTACAAGACCTATTGTTGAGTTTGTAGTTGCCAATGGAATCAATTCCACCACTTTGTCATCCACCGTTATTTTATCTATTAATACTTGGTACTTTGTTGTTGTTTGGCACGATTCGGTTAATGATACAATGAATGTTCAAATTAATGGTGGTGCGATAGATTCTACGAGTAGAAGCGGCGGGAGTTTTGATAGCACTCATGAGTTTACTATGGGAAATGAACCAACTACCCATGGTGGTTTCCACGATGGGCGTATTGACGAAGTAGGAATTTGGAAAAGAGTCTTGACAGCAGAGGAACGATCCCTTCTTTATAATTCAGGGAGAGGAAATTCTTATACCAGGTCGTTAAGTTTGACCGATAATAACACAGTTGGGGTAAACACGGGGATCAGGAGTCGAGCGGGGCAATTTGTACGGGCGAACAGTGAATACCTTAACCGAGCCAATAATTCCGCAATCAAAACGGGCGATATAGGTTTTACGGTGTCGGCGTGGGTATATTTAGATAGCAAGCCAGGGAACATGGCTATATACACTAAAAGTAACGATTCCACTGACCAACGAGAGTTTGGAATTGACTACCGAAACTCAGAGGACAGGTTTAGGTTCTTTGTGGACAACGATGGATCACCAGGCGGTATCGTCTCCTTACTTGCCAATAGCTTTGGTTCCCCATCAACCGCTTCATGGCATCTTATTGTGGCATGGCATGACCCCGAAGCTAATACTATCAACATTCAAATTAATAATGGAACCATAGATTCTTCCTCTCACACTCTAGGGGTTTTTGTTGGGACTTCATCTTTAGGAATTGGAGCTATAAATCTTGACACCACGCCATCCAATTTTTGGAATGGAAGGATAGACGAAGCTGTATTCTGGAAACGGGTTTTAACTTCCCAAGAACGTTCTGATCTTTACAACGCCGGAAGGGGAAACACAGTCAGAGCAATCTTGAAATCGAAGTCTCCCGCCTTTGGGAAAGAGTTGGTGGAGGTCTAAATGCCCTTAGTTACCGATCTTAAAGCCTATTACAAGCTAGAAGAAACTAGTGGGATTCGTAGAGATAGGTGGGGAGGGCATTTCGAGCTTGATACGAACCGGACCTTGACCGACGAGTTGTTTGGCTATTGGACTTTAGACGAAGCATCAGGAACAAGAGAAGATGAAACCACAGACCGATTTGCAGTAGACCGAACCAAGAAAATGTCAGAGAGTTTGGTAGCATACTGGAAACTAGAAGAGACGAGCGGAACCCGATTTGATTCAAAAGGTTCTAACCATCTTACAGACAACAACACAGTTACACAAGCTGATGGAAAAAGGGGAAAATCAGCGCAATTCGTAGCTGCTAACGTCGAGTATCTTCAGATAGCTGACAATGCATCTCTCTCTACTGGAGAGATTGACTTTACTATTTGTGCATGGGTTTACCTCGATAGCACCGGAACCACCAGAGTCATAGCTAGCAAAGGGGATAACACTGGTGGGAAAGACGAATGGCAACTTCGGGTAAGTGGAAGTCTTAATAAATTTCAGTTTCTAGTAAAAGATTTAATAGATGCTTCCGAATTTGTAACAGCAGATTCTTTCGGTACTCTGTCCACTGGAGTTTGGTACTTCGTTGTGGGTTGGCACGATGAGACAGCAAACACTATTAATATTCAGGTTAATGGCGGGGCGGTAGATAGTGTAACTAAGACTCTAACCATCTCCGACTTGACCGGCCCCTTTAATATCGGCTCACTAGGAGTTGCCGGTCCTTGGGATGGCCGAATTGACGAAGTTGGTTTTTGGAAAAGAGTCCTTACCGAGAGGGAGCGTAAAGACCTTTATTTAGCAAGTAGAGGAAACACCTATCTTCCTGGAAGCAATCTTACCGACAATAATACCGTTACTCAAAATCAAGGAACAAAAGTTAAAGCAGCGCAATTCACTATGGCCAATATTGAATACCTTTCGGTTGCTGATAATGCCGATCTTTCTGTGGGAGACATTGATTTTACTTTTGCCGGTTGGATTTATTTCGATAATGTATCGGTTACTTCTGGTATGCTTTCAAAGGCCGGCGTAGCACCCAATCGAGAATACGATCTTTTCGAAACCGATCTGGATGGGGATCAAACAAAACGTAGATTTAAATGGCGTGTATTTGCATCAGACGGTACTTTTGTAACCGTTAATTCGACGGTACTTCTTGCAAATGCCACCTGGTATTTTGTAGTGGCTTGGCATGATTCTGTTGCTAATACCATAAATCTACAGATTAATAACGGAATAATAGAGTCAACAGCAACCGCTGGACTTGTACCAAATGATGGTACAGCACCATTTGAACTGGGTCGTACCAATAACCAAGATAGTCAGACCTTGGATGGCCGAATTGATGAAGTTGGTTTTTGGAAGAGGTTGTTGACGGCTAAAGAAAGAGAGGATCTTTACAATTCTGGATTAGGAAACTCCTACACCAGAAAGAAGGATTTAACCGACAATAATACCGTTACTTTTAACCCTGGAAAAGTAGGATCAGCAGGGCAATTTACGGCGGCAAACGCCGAGTATCTCAGTAGAGCGGATATTACGCCACTTAGACCTGGGACTGTGCCATTTTCCCTCGCTTGTTGGGTCTACTTCGATTCCGTCAGCAATGGGCAAACTATGGTTGCTAAGTTTGGTTCGGGTGGGGCTTCCGCCGTAGAATATTTTCTACAAACCGCTACAGACTTAGGACCTATCTTATTCCAATTTGGTACTAGGGGTGCTCCTACCAACGATTCTGATTTAAATTATGTTTCTACTGGAGCCATTCAGATAGGGAGATGGTATTTTGTAGTAGCGTGGCATGATCCTGATGCCGATCTCCTTTCTATGCAGGTTGATAACGGACCTGTGGAGACCGCTTTTCATGACGATTCGATAAATTCTACCGCCTCTGCGTTCGCCATAGGAATAAATCCGGCATTTCCCACCACCCCAAATGCTATGAATGGTCGCATCGATGAGGTCGGTTTCTGGAAACGGGTGTTAACTGAGGATGAACGGTCTATTCTTTATAATGCAGGGCGTGGGAATACGATAACTGAACCCCTCGCCGGGGTTCTGCAATTAGCTTTGGATTAAGGAGGATAAATGCCTCAAGTAGAAGGAGGCCCTTCGGGGCTTAATAGGATTTTAGAGGGAGCTTACCGATCCGCTGTTTCTAGTGGGAAGGACAAAGGTACAGCTTCCGCTATTGCTTGGTCAGCTGCCAAAGCCAAATATAAGAAATCTAAGGGGAAGTGGGTACGAAAACTCTTTGATGATTTAGCTTCCCTTTGTAGAGACATTAGTAATCCTGCTTTTATCGGAGATCGGGGCATGATCAAGGGTGTTGGTGGGCAATGCGTCAACGAGTATGCCGATCTTATTAAAGAAGAGGAAAGAGCAACGACCGATCCTGAGCACTCCTTCACAGGAGAATCCGGACCGATCTTTGATTGGAGAGGAAATCCCCTTATCCACCAAAAGAAGTTTTTGGGTCCACTAGCCGATGATCTTAATAAAGCCGACATTGGTATTAAGCCCGACGCTATTGGTACGAATCCAATAACAGGGATCAATTATGACCCTGGTGCGGGGGGTTCTGCTGGTTCTAGAGATGGGCAGGAATACCAGAACGAGAACGTGAGAACGACCCACGGCGAGGACAAAGGAAAGCACACCACCAAACTTATTGATCAACTTCGTGATTTGTCGGCCCTTCTCAAAGGAGAGTGGGATGAGAGTAAACACCCACGGGATGAGAGTGGGAAATTCGGTGAAGGAGCAGGTGGGGGCGCAGGAAAAGAAGATAAGCCCCTTCGAGAGCATATGAGGGATTTGGCAACTCCAGAAAGGGCTTCGCTGAAAGATTGGGGCTATTTTAGTGTGGCGACAGATCGGAACTCCGATCATGATGAGTTTGTGGCCGATTCTTTGGAGTATATGGACCTCACCAATCAAGAGGTGGAGGATTTCTTGGGATCTAGTTATGGCAGGCATCTGGCCGATGAGCTTCGTGATTACGAACAGGACGATGACGCCGAGTATAGCGAACAGGATACTCAATCAATGTCAGAAGTCATCGATCGTGTATATAAGGACTATGCTGAGAATCAGAAAGAATCGGATAGAGAGCTTCATCCACGGCCTGAAGATGTTCATGATATGGGCGTGAAGGACGAGAAAGTAACTAAAGCTCTTGATAGAGCACGGGACGCTATTAGTCTCGCTAGTAGAAACAAAGAATTGTCCGATCTTGAGCTTGATAAAATTCAAAAAGAGTGGGATGAGGCAAAGCATCCCCGTGATCCCGATGGTAAATTTGGCGAAGGAGCAGGGGAGAGCAGGGATCGATACACCGAGAGTGAAAGACAAGAAGCTCAAGAAGCCTATGATCAGGCAACCGCCGGTCATTACGATAAACCGCCTTTTAGGGGCGAGAAGGAACCAAAAGAAGGGCCAGCACCGACTCCAAAGACCCTATCACCAGCTAGCGTGAAGACTTCACTACAGAATGCGGGGGTGCACCCAGATTCGGTGGGGAAGGACAAATCTGGAAATCTTGTAATTAGACGGCAATTCTTCTATAGTTACGGGAAGTCTGCCGAGGACTTTAGAGATAAAGTAACTGCAGGGCTTAAATCCGCTAAAATTGATCATGAGGTAGTCAATTATGGAACGCACGATGCGCCTTTTAGAGGTGGGGCCAGTGTTGCCAATAGTCAGCATTGGTATGTAACGGTAAAGGCAAAAGCCAAATAATGTTTGGGAGGAGAGGATGCGATTTGTTCGCTACGATTTTTATAGTAGTAATGGCACTGGTGGGCTTCGTCGAAGGACTAGCTATAATTCTGACCGTACTCAGTCGGATAATCAAGCCTCTTCTAACCAAGGCCCTGGGCAAACCGTGTACCTCATCACATCAAGAGAAGAACTCCAGAGATACCTCGAAGAACTTGCCTTCATTGAATATCTTAGGAAATGGGGAACAGTACCTCCCAATGGCACCAAAGTACCCGCTCCTCCTACCTCCTCCAAGACCAAGTGGAAAATTCGAGAAAAGGGTAAGCTTGTCTGAACCTCCAATGAGACAAAAGTGGACGATCAAGACGAAAAATACGAACTCTCCCTCTCCGAAGTCAGAAAATGGGTAACCGATATACTGAATCAGTACGGGGTTTGCCGATTGTTTGATTGTAATTTATTTGTAGACGAAATTATAGTTGAATTTAAAAGCCGATTTGGAGACAGGAAAGCTAAATGAGCGATTGCGAAAAGTGCAACCAAGTAGAGAAAGAAATGGCCGTTCTCAAAAACGAGGTCAGAAACTTTGAGAAGCAATATGCAGAGGACAAGCTCCAGGACAAGAAGGACCTAGAGGAAATTGAAGAAGGATTGGATGCACTGCTTAATCAAAAGATTGGTTTCGAAGCTGTGAAAGAGTTTGCCGCACTATTATGGAAAATTGCCCTGGGTGCGGGAGGGTTAACATGGACCATTATCCAAATTTTAAAGGTAGTACGATCATGAAACAATCTGTAGGAAATTTCAAATACTTTCCCATTTGTAAGCAGCACTTCGAAGAGGACAAGGAAGTTCGGGCCTTGGTGTTTAAGAAATTTGCGGGTCAACCCGCTATGATCAATCTAGTGAAACCAGAACAATGTGAGGTATGTAAAAATGGTGAGATTTCGTAAGTACGCAAGTCTTAAAAAGAAAGTTCGTTCTCTGAAAGATAACGGGAACGCCAAGAAATCGGTGAAAAGCGACCCACGGATTCGAGTAACCAAGCTCGGAGAAACCACTGAGGTCTAATGTATCTTTGGGCAGAATGTGTGAATTGTGGTCAGCTTTTTCAGATCAGAGAAGGCACTAAGGCGATTACGTCTACATTGAACGGTTGCCCAAAATGTGGGAATGTTCTACTTATTATCAGCAAAAAGAAGATCGGGTTGTTAACTTATGATCCTCGTATGGATGATACCATTCCTACTGTGATCAAGAAGAAATGGAAGATTCGGGAAAAAGGCAAGCTAAAACCAAGGGTAAAAAGTCGTGGAGGGCATAGACTGTGATAATCGCAATCGACCTTGATGGCGTTCTTTGTAATCCAATTTCCAAATCTACAGCTTTTGATGAGGTGAAAGATCGGGTTCCAAAAGAAGAGGTAGTAGAGTTCCTCAAGCTCCTCCACTTAAAGAATTATCAGATCGAACTTTACACCAGCAGAGACCCCAGTCTCATGATGGAGACTGAGCAGTGGCTTAGTAAGCACAAGATTCCATACCATCATGTCCTTTATGGCATGCCTCGTAAGGATATTTATTTCGGAACTAATTCGGTTAAATACACCACCAGAGAAGAAGCTTTGGAACAGGTCAAAAAGCATGGGGGTAGGGTTTAATGAAACACTATATTATGAAACCCCAGACAACCATTACCGGCTCTAGCGATGCTAGTATTACTTTTTCCTGCGTTTGCCTTAAGGAGATTAAGCGTGGACACCCTGGCAAGAAACTTAGCTCTAAAAAGACAAGTCGAAAAACTAAGAGATAATCTTACGACCAGCAAAGGTATCCTCACGGCCGAGGTATCCGGTCTGGGACTGGTCAGAGAGGATCTCCAAGAGGATATGGCCATCGGGGGTCCCGGTATCTTCACCCTTCATCACTTGCGGGATAGTGTGGGTAGGAATAAAGGACTTTTAGGGAAAAGAGGGTATGATCGGGGCTACAAAAATAGACTGGTTTACACCCGAATGAATGACGAGGGAGCGGTCTTTATGGTGCTTCCGATAGATATTGAAGGGGAAGAGCAAAGCGAAGCTATAATTCCTCTGGAGGATTTGAAGTATATCCTTCGGAGAGATAGAAGATTAAGAATGAATAAAGCTTTCGAAGAGGAGCAACACCCAAGAGACGAAAGTGGGAAATTTACGGAATCTGGGGTAGGTGGTGGAGCTTCCCAATATCGTTTTGACCCCAAAGACCCAAAGTGGAGTGGAATTGGTCGTCATAGTTACGCTATAAAGATGAAAGACGGAACTATTTACGCCGATCCCAAAGCCCTTCATCATGGAGATGTGGTCAATAACGCCGATCTTGACCCCGACGATATAGTAGACGGGGGTTACATTCTTGGCGATGGAAAATATCATGGGGGTCAGTCGGACGCCGTACAACGTATGATCGCTCAAAGAGAACCAAAAGATAAACCGAAGACCGAAAAAGCAGATTCTCTAGTGTGGGAACCGTCTAGGGAAACTCTTGGAGAAGCCCTTCCGAGAAATCGAGAGGCGACGAAAGCTCCCAAAACTCAGGGTGGTCCCCCGACACCAAAAAAAGTCAAAGAGGATACCAAGGAACCCCATCGGGGGGACGTTGCTTTTGGTCAGAAGCACCAAGAACCCACCAAGAACCCGCACAGGACCCCTCCTGCTGGTATGGGAATGGTGTCTGATAGTTACAGAGTTGGCACGTATTACCAGGCCACTCCAGAACCCGACGCATTTCGTTAAGGAGGGATAGAATGGATCTTATGATGCTGTTGATGCTTGTGATGGAAATGGTAAGCGTTGCTAAGCAGGTTATGGCGTTGGTTCTAATGATATTGTTAGCTCAGTTTTTGCGAGTTGCGACTAATTACTATAAGAGGAAGAAATAATGTCTTACATGGTGTATATGGTTAAGTGCACTAAATGTAAGAAGAAGGTTACGACCGCCTTTGGAATTGTAGGCAGATATAAAGTTGCCGAACCCATTGTAGATTGTAAGTGTGGGGGCAAATTTAAGAAAATTAAAGAAACCCCGCCTTTGTTCAAGAATATAAAACCGCCGAAGTTTGTGGATGGAGAGGTAACCTTAGGATGAGGTGCTCACGGTGCAAGATGAATAAAGCACTTCTTTTTCCCAAGACCGTCAGTTCTCACGGAAAGGAAATTTTTTTAATGGTATGCCAATGGTGTCTTAAGAAACCAGACAATCACAGAGGGCGCAGAGATGACCAAGCGAGAAGCCAAGTTGACAGAATCAGTAAAGACGTGGGCAAACAGACTGGGAATCGGCAATTATAAGTACATAGTTCATATTGTAAAACCTGAGGATATGGAGGATTTGCAACACGACGATGGCACAACCCACGACTACGCCCAGGTGATCACCTCGGAAGAAAAACAAGAAGTCGAGATTTACATTAATGAGAAGTATTTGAAGGAAGAGCCAAACGAGACAGAGAATACTGTTGTGCATGAATTAGTTCATGCTCGTCTTAACCTTCTAATGGAATCTATAACAGACACGATCAATTCTTACGTTTCGGACAAAAATAGTAAAGAGTTTCTCTGCAAACAGTTGGGGAAAATAGAACACCAAGTTGTGGTGGGGATTACAAGAGCTTTAGTAGAGGAAAAATAATATGCCATTTAAAGACTTCAAGATGGAGGATTTAACCCTCCCCACGGACTTCAAACGGGACGATATCTATAAAAGAGATCGTGGGAATCTCCCTGACCCTGAACCCAGGAAGGGTATGTACCGTTTGGTGAATACCACCATCAACAAGAAACAGCAAAAGATGTTCACGCTATCTACCGCCACTTTGGGTAGACTAGCAAATACTGATCCTATCACGTGGGCAATTCGAAGAGCTATTAAGTCTTATATCAGTCAGATTAAGTGGGATATTGTTCCCGATACCGAGAATCAGGAAGCGGAGTTAGACCGTTTTGAAGAGTTAGCCATCTCGAATTTGCAACCGTATAGCACTGGGAAAGAAGAGTTCATTTCCGAAGCTTTAGATCAGGTTCTTGTTACCGAGATGGGTAAAAACTTAGTCAGAATTATGAAAGGTCCAGAAGCCGATAAAAAGCCCATAATTAGGTGGTATATTCAATCCCTCAAACGAAGAATTAAGCAAGAAGCTGAATCCCACAGGCACGATATCAAAAGAATCTTTGAATGCCCTAACAGTACGGATAGGACATGGAGGACTTTGCAGGAGAAAATCCTAGATGATCTTTTAATTTACGATTCGGGGGTTCTCGTAAAGAACTGGTCGGCTACGGGTAAACTTGCTGAGTTATACACCATTCCAGGGCATGAAGTCAAGATTTATCGAAACGAAGACATGACGGCCCCACTCCCACCTGAACCCGCTTTTGTTTGGGAGCAAATGGGAATAAATCGGGCCGAGTTTAGTTCCGAAGAACTTATCTACATTATGGAGAATCCGCAACAGAGTGGTTACGGAATGTCCCCATTGGAAGTGGCGGCATACATTATCACGGCTTCCTTGTTTGCCGACGAATACCAAATTGACTACTTTAAGCACTCCAACGTTCCCCCTGGGGTATTTGATCTTGGAAAGGGCGTGGACTCCGATCAGTTGGATTCCTTCCGTGCTATGTGGGAGAACGAAGTGCAGGGTAGGGGTGGCCAGCACCGCATGATGTTCATTTCTGGTTCTGAGGACCCAAAGTTTATTCCAATGTCAACCAGAACGAACAAAGAGATGCAGTTGATCGATTACCTGAAATGGACAATGGGAGTGAAATGCGCTGCATACGGTATTTCTCCGCAGGATTTAGGATTCATGGATTCCTCCAGGGGTCTTGGTGGGGGTGGGGTAGCGCAGGTCCAAGAGAAATTGTCCAAGGCCCGTGGTGTTCAATCTCTTTTAACCCTATTAGAGGAACACTACAACAGAGAGATCGTAAAGTCTGAGTTCTCTTACCGAGATGTGAAATTCGAGTGGCTGGATATCGACTTGGGAGACCCATCGAGAGAATCAACTATTGATATTCAGGATATTAAGTCTGGTGTCATTTCTAGAAACGATAGAAGGCAAAAATTGGGACTGAAACCGATTGACGGCGGCGACGTTCCGGTCATTGAAACCGCTAGTGGTTTAATTCCTGTTGAAGGTTTGAGCAAGCTTCCTGTTGAACCTCCTGCACCTGTAGGAGAAGCTCCTCCAGAACCACCCAAAATGGGACCTAATGGTAAACCTATTGGGGAAGAGGAAGTACCTGTGGTTGAGGAAGAAGAGGTCCCTCCTGAAACCGAGGAAGAGGAAGTTTTGAAAGAGAAGAGGGTAAAAATTGTGGTAAACAGAAGGAAACCTGTCTTGAAACAATACCAACTTCTACACAACACCGTGAAGTCCCTCCAAGATCAAGGTGTTCAAGCAACCTTGTTAATTGGATTTCAGGATAAGTAAAGGAGGAATAATGGGAAAGAGATATGCAATTTTAAAAGATCCCTTTGGTCCCGTAGCAAAGAGAACTGAAATCGAGATTCCCAACCAAGACCTTAATAAGGGCGAGTGGGACGAATCCAAGCACCCCCGTGGAGAGGGTGGGAAATTTGGTGAGGGTACGGGTGGGGCGAAACCGTCAGGCAGAACCCCAAGTCAAGAACGGGCAGCTACGGGAGCGAGAGCGGCTACCTCTATGAGGGTAGCTAGAAAGTGGCTAGAACAACCTTATTTTAAAGGGAAACCTGGGTCCCCTGAGGATGACGCCGCAAAGGCCGTTCAAAGAGCGGTGGCTTCTGGATTCGAGATTCCTGGCGACAAAGAATTATATGAAGTAGCCCAGGAAAACCTGGCGAACTCAATCTATGATGATAAAGAAAATGCTCTCCCTTACTTATCCGACGAAGAGCAGGAGGAAGCCGAAAGGGATGAGTGGTCTCTAAGAGAAGTTGCTGAATTGGCTATGGACAAAATCCGTGATATGAGCATAAATGATCCTGAAATGCGGGAGAATATGGCCGATGCTCTTTATATGATGGCCGAGCAACACCTAGAAGATCGGAAAGAGAAAAAGGGTCTCATTGATAGCACTATGAAGAAATTAGCCGACCTTCGTAAGGAGTGGGACGAAAGTAAGCACCCACGGGATGCCAGTGGAAAATTCGGTGAAGGATCAGGCGGTTCAAAAGAAGAGCCTAGTCGAGGTCGATTCGAGAGTCGTGAACCCGATGGTGGACCATCCAAGTGGGGTTATTATGGGACGGCTACTGAGCGAGATAAACAACACGACCAAGCTGTAGAGTCTGCTGTAGGAGAACGCTATGCAGGGAGGGGAACAGCCGCCGAAGACAAAGCAGCCGAGTTTATGGCGTCTAATTATGGCCGTTATTTAGCGGACTCGATTGCTGGTCTTCCAAAAGGCGATGAGAAGGTAAAGCAGGAAACGGATCGCCACATGAAGGTTTACGAAAAGAAAGTAGTTGATCTAGCCCGTAGGACAGGGTTTGAAGGGCGTGATTATGAGGGTGCTAGACGGCACATGATTGTTCAATCAGGAATAGAAGACAAACCCGAAAAGAAAAAGTAATGCGCATTTATCTTGATGAGCCAACGCCGATTGAAAAACTTAGGGAAGAGTTTAACGACTCGGTAACCTACATAACCTCTACTACTCAATATCCGTTGGTAGAGGCCATCGAGTTTAGTGGTGGTATCCAAAAGGCCCTCAAGAGACGAATCGTTCCCCTAGACGCAAAGAGAAAGATTGATCGTGCTTTGCAGGGTCTTGATAACAAGCTCCGTGATGAATGGAACAAAGTTAAAGCAACGATCCTCTCAGAAGAGGGAGTTCGCAAGTTTACCAAGGCCGAATTTGAATCAGACGACCGACCAGAGAAGAAAAGCATTGTACAGAAACATTTAGCAGAGCTAGCTCTAGCTTTTAGTTTAGCGGCCTCCAATTCTTTTGACCGTCTTTATCAAATTGGTAAGGAGAGGGGACAGGGATTGACGGGGCAACCGATCGACGATGAGCTTTCCCCCGAAGATAAGGAAGAAATCGAATCTCTTATAGAGGAACATCAAGAGAAATTCGACAATTTTGTTAACAACGATCTCTATGCTGAGTTCGCCGGAGTGATCGACGGCGAATATCCCGACGAAGTAGCGTACAGTGAAGCCCTTGAAGGTGTTATGGACAAAAAGCTCAGCCGTTTGGATATGTACGCTATGGCGGCATTGGGAGCTTTCTCCCTAGGGTTTTCTGAATCGGTCAAGGCCGCCAGTACCGAAGAGGGAGAAGTCGAGTACGAGGGTGGATATTGGCATACGGTCCAGGACGACAAGGTTTGTGATGGGTGCGAAGGTAACGAAGGCGTTTGGATGACTTTAGATCACTTTGCTACAGAGTATCAAACCAACGAATGCCTTACCAATTGCCGATGTGGTGAGCTTTTCGAACCTGCCCCTCATCCAGATGATGAATCCGAAAAGATGATGAAAGTTTGGGATGAAGCGCAGCACCCAAGGGACGAGACGGGGAAATTCAGTGAGGTAGAAGTTTATCATTCCACCACCCTAGAAAGATCGGCCTCCATTTTAAAAGAGGGAATTGTTTCAGGAAAGTATAGAAATTTTGATGATAGTTTTTATACGGGAGATAGAGCCAATAAGGTGTTCGTAACTACCAGCAAGGTATGGGCTTCCTTTTATGCTACCAATTCTGAGGTCGTTCCAGAAGGGGAAAAGGGAGTTACGGTTGTAGCCAAGATTCCCGAAGATTATTTCAAGTCCAATGCTGAGGAGGATTTGGCTCTGAGCGTAGCAGGGAGAGAACCTTCGGCTTTCTCCCTCCCGCATGTGAAAGCTGAATGGATAGTTGGAATTTACGACCCTGACACCCATGAGACTAAACCAGTAACCAAGGTTGAAGAAAAACTTATTACCGTTTACTTCCCTTCTACTAGTGGATTGTACGAGAAATTGGTGTCAATGACCAAAGGTTGGATTGAGGAACTTCATCCTAGGGATGAATCGGGTCGGTTCTCCGAATCTGGTGGAGTAAAAGAACATTTGGGATCGGGAACTAAGATTATAGTGTCGGCTGAGAGAGGAAATCTAACTCCCGAAGAGAATGCTAGGAAAACCGCCAACCTGGAACAATCATTGAAATTATATTCTGATGATGTAGTTCGCCAAAAGGGTGTTTGGGGCGGGAAAGAAGAAACTAGCTTTATTGTAAGTGTTAGTCCTGAAAATGCCGACAGGTTGGAAAACATAGCTTTCAGAGTCTTAGATCAAGATGCTGTAATCCGACTGGATGACGGTAACGCAGAACTTAGATTCAAGGATGGTAGCAAACAAGTGGGTCGTGTAGACAATCTTGAGGTTGATCCCGAAGCGAAAGACAATTATTCCCAGATTGGTAATGTAAAATATCATCTTAATTTCAGGGAGAAAAAGTAATGGCACGGCGGGAAGTTCACAGACCACAATCCATGTCGGCAAAACCTGGTCAATATCGGCACAACAAAACAATGACCAAGAAGCAAATGACCGACGTTCGTGGTACTAGAATGGAGCGGACTGGAACCCATACTGGCAGGGTGCATATGGAGGATGGGGGCTATATGGAGTTTAAGGTTGACGACCCCAAGAAATTTGGTATGTTTCAAGAGAAGGCACGTGGAGGCGGGGTTACAAGACCAACAAACTACAAAGCTACCTCCATTTATGATTCTAAAACAAGAACGTGGATTAAGGTAATGTAAGGATGAGCAAGATGTGGGCGTTATTCTTTAGTAAGTACACAGTCATTGGAATTGCGGTCGGTATCGCTATCGGTGCCTTTCTGAAAACCATCTTTCTGCCATGATAAAACCTATGAAATTTTACGGCTTTCATACTGAATATCGGATTCATTGCGATAACTGCGATGCCCGTTGTAATATTGGACAGATAGGGAACGCTATTACTGTTAGCTTCCCATACGGGCATAAGCTTGACAGTTTGGATGAGAATAAACATTTCTGCTCCGATAAGTGTTTGGTTGAGTATATAACTAGGAAAACCGAGGAGGTAATGGTCGATGAGTGAAGCTAAGAATGATATACGATTATTCGCTCCTATCGAGAAGGTAGACAAAGAGCGAATGACGGTTGGAGGGTGGGCCACGACGGAGGACATTGACAAACAGTCCGAGATCGTTGGCTACGAGGCCTCCAAAGAAGCTTTCGCTGATTGGCCTGGGAATATCCGTGAAATGCACGAACCCAAGGCCGTTGGCAAAGCTATTGAGATTATCCCTGATGATGATTCTCGTAAGGTTTGGGTTACGGCAAAAGTCTCCAAAGGCGCAAAAGATACCTGGGAGAAGATTCTGGACGGAACCCTCACTGGTTTTTCCATCGGTGGACAGACGATGAACAAGACCGTTAAAATCGTCAAGGATTCTGGTACTAAACAAGATAGGCAGGTTACGGAGATCACAAAATATCGACTGAATGAGTTATCATTGGTTGATAACCCCGCTAATCCATCTTGTGCTTTTGAGTTAGTAAAAAGAGCTTCTGATGGACTCTTGTACCAAACTCAAATAGTAGAGGATTTAAAGAAAGTTTTGATGGTCGAGGTAGAGGATCCTTTGGCCAAAGAAGTACAAATCCACCGAGAAAAAGCGGATTCCTTAGCTAAGAAAGTTTTGGATAAGGACGAGCTACAATCTCTTACTGAAAGTGCCTGGGGTGTTATAAGAAAGTATACCAAGGAGGATGGAACCATAGTCATTGAAAAACGAGTTCCCCTTCCCGATAAAGTTCATGCTTTTAACACTCTGGACAGTATCGATGGTTTAGGGCTTTCTGATATAGAAAAATCGGAAGTACATGAGAAAGCAACTGCAATACTTGGATCGGCCCATAATGCCGACAAGTGTTTATACTGTATAAATGGGGGTGATAATGAAATGCCTGGTGAAGCAATCAAGCTCCTCAAAGAGCTAGCTGGAACGGTAACCGCTTTGGTGGAGAAGGTTGTTGGTCTTGAAAAGGCTTACGAGGGAGCACACTCCCCTAAGCCCGGCGCAAAAGAGACTCCGACGGATGCTGATACCAACCCAAAGGTTGGAGAATCAGCCCCATCCGCTCCGGGGGCGGCCGATGACGTTGAGACACAGAAGCCCGAAGGGGCTTACCCCGCTAAGGGGCCTGTGAAGGCGGCTGATCCCGCTACGTCAGACCTAGAGACTCAACCCTCCAAGGGCGCATACCCGGCAAAAGGCCCCGTCAAAGTTACTAAAACTCACGATGGGGATGAAAAGGACGACGAGGATAAGAGTGAGGAAACAATGAAGGCCATCCCTGACGAGGGGGACCTGAAAACTCAGGAAGATCCCGCCGCACCTGTGAAAAAAGCCAAAAAGAGTGTTGATGGACAGGACGATGATAATGGGACTCGTAAGGCATCCAATACATTGGAAAAGAAAGACGAGACCAATGATAAGGGTGATAAAGACGAGACTCAGAAATCTGAATCGCCGAACCGCACCGAGAAGGTCGTTCGGAAGTTAGAAGAGAGGATTCAGACTCTCGAAAAGAGGCTGAAAGAAGTTGATGAGAAGGCGTTGCCAAGGAAGTTTACAAAGGTCGAGAAGACTTTTGGCGGACCTGAGACTCCCGAAAGTGAACTGGCAAAGGAAGTCGAAGAAGTTCGTGCGTTTGTTGAAGTTGCGAAAGCGACTGGCAAACCTCTCACGAAAGAACAGGAAATTAAGCGTGATGGCGTTTTGAACAAGATGTTTAGTTCAAAATACGACGTTCGCAAGGTTTCCTAATCTCGTCTAATTAGTTTCGAACGATCTAAAACAAGGGGGTGTATTCTATAATGTATAATGCGCAGGTTGTGGAGCAAGCTATCAACGATATCCAGAAGGCGATTTCGTCTACTGACGTGTCGGGGTTACTGTTGGTCCGTGAGGACTTGCAGGCCGAGATGGCTATCATGGCTCCTACGGACACTCCGTTACGCAACCGCCTGAACAGAATCCCTGGAAATGGTAAAGCTCACGCATGGTATCAGTTGACCCCAGTTTCTTCTACTGGAGCACTGTCCAGCGGCCACTTGTTTCTTGGTGGTACTTCTCCGGATCAAGGGTTCTTCCCGAAGGGTGGGTTGCCGGATGCGGTTCAGCCGACGTACAAGTTTAAGAGCGCACCGTATACTTCACTTGGAGATGTTGTTACCGTCTCGTTCTTCGAACAGATGGCCGGTGGTACTTACACCGATATCAAAAAGCACCAAATCAAGGTGAAGATGCTCAACGTTGCTTTGATGGAGGAATGGGCGATCATCAACGGGGATTCTGCTGTTAATCCTCTGATGTTTGATGGTCTCAATGCTCAGGTTACTTCCAACGTTAAGGATAACGCTGGTGCGGCCTTGGCTTTGTCGGATATCACGACTACGGAACGAGAAATCGTTGCGAAGGGTGGTAAGCCGCAGCTAGTGGTCATGTCCTATAGAGACTTGCAGAAGTTCAACGAGTTGATTTTCACCTCGTTCTATCGCCTGTTCCAGGCGGGAGCGGGTACGCTGGCCGACATTCCGTCGGGTATCAGCGTAACTCGTTGGGTCAGCCCTTATGGGATTGTGGACGTGGTTGGTTCACGTTACATCGTTCCTGACGGGTCTAGTGAAGACTTCGTGCTAGTCTTGGACGACAAGACGGTGTTGGAAGATGGTAACGCAATTCAGATGGTGGATCTCATGCCTCTGTCGAGCATTGATTTGGCGTTGCTCCAGACGGCTTACAGAACTATCGTCTTGGAATTTAGCGTTCTCCAGCTTACGTCGGAGGCGTTCCAGGGCAAGATCAAGAAAGTCGGTCCTTAATCCTTAGGGTTAATACCGATCATCTTATGTAGGGGGATAGTGGTAGCCAGTCCACTATCCCCACTACGATCTAGTTAGATTTAAAATTACCGAAGTTAGATGAAATAAAACAGTTGCAATATGAAGTATAACAAGGGGGTGTAATTTAAAATGCCTACAGATCCGGCAGACTACAAGGGAGCTAAGATTAAAGCGATTCCCTACGACGAAAATGCTCGGCCTGCCAGTGTGTTGTTTTCTCCGATTGTTAGTGCCACAGTAATTGATGGCTATCTTCCATTAGCGGCCGTTGACAACGGAGATGGTACAGCGACACTAAAGGTTGAAACAGAGATTGGAGACGTTGTTATTAGTAACGTCAATATGAATGTTGAGAAATGGGGAGGAACTCTCCAAAGCGGGGCAAACCTCACTCCACTATTTCAACATCTTGACGTTGATTTGTCCACTAGAGCTACCGAGGCCACTTTAATTCAAGTAAGAGATCACCTCGATACGGTAGAGGCCAAATTACAATCTATCATAGACAACACGGCTGACCTAGATATCAATACCGACGAATTAGAAGCAAAAGTTCAATCGGTTAGAGACCAACTAGATGTTCTACTTTCCACTAGAGCTACAGAGGCAACTCTGGCTGCTATTCTAGCGAAGATTGATGTTATCGTGGATGGAGAAACCCCATCAGGGACTATTAACGGGTCTAACGTAACCTTCACCACGGCCAATTCTTGGAAACCAACGACCACGCATCTTTTCAAGAACGGAGTTAGACTTCAAGAGGGGCTTGGTTTCGATTATGTTGAAGAAGCTGACAACGTTACTCTAACCTTAGCTGTAGCCCCAATTCTTGGGGATACGCTTTTGGTTGACTATCGTAAGTTATAATATTTGCAGGAGTCTACATAAGTGGGACTTCCTAGTGTATCCAAAAAAACAGTAAAAATGATCGGAAGTGCGGGGGAAGCTATTTTGGTCATTAAAAAGAATAGGGTAATCCCTAGCACTTGGCCTACTTTGTCTTTCTGGAAGAAAATTGGTTGGGAGATTCATAGGATTGGAGAGCTTATTAAATGGCGAATGACCTAAGAAATAAAAAAGTAAAGCCCCTTCCTTACGACGAGAACAACAGACCTTTAGCAGGGTTGTGCTTGCCCATCGTTGATGGGGCCGGAAATATTATTGGATGGGCCCCCATTGCCAGTTCAGAAGAGGGAGACGGCACTCTGCGAATCAAGGTAGATAGTGAGCTTGAGGTCGATTCGGCCACTTTCAACCTTACCAATATCAAGGTAGCAGCTATTGATCAGAGCGGAACCCCAAGTACCCTTCGTTACATTAAGACTGACACCGACGGGGTAGTGCAGGTAGCTTTAGCCACAGGTGGCGGGAACGTTAACGTAGAAAAATGGGGCGGGACTCTCCAGACTGGGGCCGATTTAACTCCTTTATTTCAGAACCTTGATGTCGGTCTATCCACTAGAGCGTCTGAGGCCACTCTTGTATCAGTAAAGACCAATCTGGATGATGTTAAGACAAAGTTGGACTCTTTGATAGCAAAAGATTATGCCACCGAAGCAACCCTTCAACAGGTTCGAGACTTTGTGGATACCGTTGAGGTCAAACTTCAATCAATTATTGATAATATAGATTCCCTTGAAGTCAATACAGATGACCTAGAAGCCAAGATTCAGTCCGTTCGTGATCAGCTAGATGTTCTTTTGTCCACTAGAGCAAGCGAAGCTACCCTCTCTAGTATTGATTCTAAACTTAATAGCTTAGGGCAGAAGACGGCGGTAGGATCAGTTCCAGTTGTTTTGGCTTCTGACCAACCCGCAATTCCTAGCGACCCATCGGATGATACCACTAGAGAGATTGGTAGAGTTTTGGCTTCTGAAAAACTATACGTTACAGAATCCTATAGCCCAACCGCTGTATTTGCAAATGCTAGACCAATCAATGGGAACTTAAATACAAAAAATTACCCAAGAAAACAAATAGCCATAGTAAACACCGGAGCGAACAATGCTAGGGTGAGTGTTTACGGTAGTGTAGATGACGGAGTAAATTTTGATGTAATGATACAAAATAATGTTGCGGTAAACTCTGGTAATACAATGTTAATAGAGGAAACTAGAGCATTGACTCATATAAGAATCGAAGCCCGTATCCCTGGCGGGGCCACCACGGTTGAAACCAGAGCATACGCACTAGGAGTATAAAATGCCGACAATAATCGTTGACGGAAGTGGAAATCCGGTAATCCCAACAGAGCCGATTGCTGACCCAAATCAACAGGTAGCAGATACGCAGGGCAATATCATAAACCCATCTAAAGAAGATGGAAACCTACTTTCCGTAAAAAATAACCTTGATGATGTAAAGACGAAGTTAGACTCCATCATATCAGGAAACGCCTCCGAAGCTACTTTAGCGCAAGTTCGGGACTCCTTGGACACGGTTGAGACTAAACTCCAATCGTTAATTGACAACACGGATACTTTAGAGGTCAACACTGATGACTTGGAATCTAAGGTACAATCAGTTAGAGACCAACTCAATGTTCTATCCTCGACTAGAGCTTCGGAAGCCACTCTTGCACTTATTAAAGCTAAGACGGATAATATAGATGTTCTACTTTCAACCGTTGCAACACAAGCTACTCTAGCTCTGATAAAAGCGAAAACTGATAATCTTGATGCGGCTTTAAGTACAAGAGCGTCCGAGTCTACGTTAAGTTCCCTCAATTCCAAAGACTTTGCAACTCAAACTACACTAGCCCTAATTAAAGCTAAAACAGACAACCTAGATATAGCATTATCGACGAGGGCTTCTGAGACTACCCTATCTGGAATTAAAGCCGACTTGGATAATGTTATATCCACGGCAAATTCTACCACTACCCCATTGGGAATCGGCAGGACTTTCACAGGCACAGCCGAAGACGCAACTAAATATGGAACTATATCAGTATTTATATTTTCAAATGTAGCTTCGGCGACAGATGGATTCAAAATTCAGTATTCCATTGATGGCACAAACTGGGATGATGATGACACCTACACTATTCCGGCAAATAATGGAAAGTTCTTTACTTTCTCCCCAGAAGCTCGGTATTTTAGAATTTATTATACAAACGGTTCTGTTGCCCAAACTACTTTCAGACTACAGGTAGTTCTGAAAGCTCGTCATACCAAACCATCGTCCCATCGTATAGATGATATAATAGAAGAAAATTCTGATGCAGAATTAGTTAGGGCGGTAATCTCCGATCTTTTAGTAACTTTGTGCGGAGAAGACAAAGCCTTTTTTGGATCTGTAGAATTAAGCCTAGCCACCGCCGGGTCAGAAAACAAAGTCATTCTGTTGAGAAATCCATCAGGAAGTGGTAAAAATTTGTTTCTCGGAATATCAATACTGGATATGCTAACTAAGGGTGGACAAGCTACGATTAGAATGTATAAAAATCCAACTATAACATCGGTGGGAACGGCGGTTACCCCGATTTCTTCCCGCTTGGGGGGTAATGGTGCTTCAGTTATGACTTTATATTCTGCCCCAACTATTTCGGCAAATGGTACTAGAGTTGCAACCTATTCAGTAGGAAAAGACGCCAGTAGCCTCTCCCTTGACTTTAAATTTGGTCTTGAGTTAACACCAGGGAACGATATATTAATAACTGGAAGTCCTGATGCCAATAACAGAACGGTGGCTGTAACATTTCAATGGGTGGAGGTATAAGATGGCAAATTGGGATTATAAGATTATGGTGTTCAGTGGAACTGGTTCTGCAGTAGAATCTGATATGAGTACTCAGGGAGCCAGCGGTTGGGAGGCCGTTGGGGTCATGTTTGATCCATCTGTTAGTTACGACGACAATGGGGTCATTACAGATGTTAGGAATCTAGTAGTTCTTTTCAAGAAGTCTTTGATTTAATATTTGCAATACCCTATAAAGGTGGGAATCAATGCCATTTGATTATTGTACAGCGGATGATGTAAAGAGGCAGCTTTTGGGCCTCGACGTTTCTGATCTGCCGTCGTCTCTGACTGATCGGATTACCGACACCTATATTCCATGGGCCAAAAGAGACGTTGATACCTTTTTAGGCCAAAATCTTGATCTTGTAACCAATTACCAAGAATGGTATGACGGTTCTGGTACAGCCACTCTGCATTTGAGACGCAGACCCATTAATCGGATTAGGGCCTGTATCCTTAGAGTTATTCCTAGTGTTCAGTGGTTTGAATTTCGCCGAATGTTCCAAATGAATGTTAGGGAGATTACTGGGACCGAGATAGCCACCCAGGGGGGATTTGAACCTATTGGCAACGCCACACCGCCTTATATTGTGGCGTCTTTAGGGGATCCAGGAGTACCGAATGCTACTTTTACTGATTCAGAAGAGCAGTACGGTAGGAGCGATCTCCATGTAGACTGTGCAAAGGGAGTTCTTTCTATTCCTCCACGGATTTTGTTTCTTGAGAATCAAGCCGTGCCTTTCTGGAATTATACTTGGTTGCGTGGATACAAGAACATTTCTGTTACTTATGACTACGGCTATAAAGACCAACCCAGTCTTCCAAGAGAATTTGTTGATGCTACATCTCTTTTAGCCGCTTCTTACGTTTTGAAGGACAAAGCGGTGTGGGCTGGAGCGGGTGCTCAGTCTATTACCCTTGAGGGTGTTAGCCGAAGCTTTGGGGACATGCCCTACGGTAAAGTCATAGAGATGATGGAGAAGAAAGCATACGATCTGCTTGGGCGAAAGAAACGCATCAATGTTGCGTAAAGTTACCTTCGTGGAATTTAGCGACCAAGCAATCCGAATTACCTACCAGCAAGAAGGTGATAAAGAGGTGGTAGCTAGGGCTATTGTCGTTAAGCCCGATTTGATCAAACCCTTTATAACGCAATTCTTTCAAACAGTTTTGAACAAAATCATGGACGAGGAACGGTTGGAAGCCCTAACCGAAGAGCAGATGAATGGTCTCATTAAGGACTTATTGAATGGGGGAACGGGTGAAAAACCAAGCGGAATTGATCTTCCTAAGCAATCTTGAAGTAATGAAAGAAGTCCTCGACCTTGGTGAGTATAAAATGGGCAAAGACTCTAAAGAGTACACCTATTTCAAGCGTCGAGTTATGGACACCTTTTATGTACGGTTAAAGGAGCTTCTCAAGGGATTGGCAGACGAGAAACTGATTGTGAAATGCTCTTGTAATGCAAACTTGAGACAAGGATATACCAAATGCCCTCATTGCCATGGGGCTGGATATGTGAATCTTGAACCCGACTCCGAAAAGGTGAAAATGATAAAAAGTAATACCTACGGAGGTGATATTTAATGGCTGCAACTAAAATTAGATTAAGTACACAGGCGTTAGCGGGTTCTTTGTCTCTAGCTATTGTTGGGGACGGGATATTTACTGCTGACGTTACTGGACGTGGTAAATTTGCTGCGGGATTTGTAAACGACACATTGCTGGCGACGGATTCAGTTACAACGGTCAAAATCGCTAATCTGAACGTTACTACCGCAAAATTAGCTGCTAACGTACTGTCTGCTGATGCCACCGGCCTTTCGAAGATGCAGGATGGTTATTTGTCCGCTGATGCGACTGGTCGAGCAAAAATGGCAGATAGTTACGTCAATGCTGCTAAACTGTTGAAGTCTGATACATATGACTTCGCTGCTGCGGGTGGTACGATCAAAGTGTCTGCTCCTGTCGCAGTTACCGATGCTGCTAACAAGTCGTATGTTGACAGTGTTGCTAGCGGGTTAGACGTGAAACAATCAGTTCGAGTAGCTACTACGGCTGCTGGAACTTTAGCGTCTGACTTTGAGAACGGCGATACAGTGGATGGTGTTGTGCTGGCTACTGGTAACAGAATCCTGATCAAAAATCAGGCCGATGGTATCGAGAACGGCATTTACACCGTAAACGCCGCTGGTGCACCGACCCGTGCTACCGACATGGCGGCTGGTTCTTTTGCCGCTGGTGTGTTTACATTTGTTGAGGAAGGCACGGCAAACGCTGATTCTGGATGGGTTTGCACTAGCAATTCAGGGAGTGATACTGTGGGAACTCACAGTCTCTCCTTTACGCAGTTCTCTGGGGCCGGTCAGATCACCGCTGGTGCGGGTTTGACCAAGACGGGGAACACGCTGGACGTTGGACAACACACAACGGGAGCGATCGTAGTCAACGCCGACGATATCCAGTGGAATCCAGATAACTCGACCCTCGAAGTTGGGGGTTCTGGTCCCGGAACCGCTAGACTTAAAGATGGCGGTATTACCACGGCTAAGTTTAATAGCTCAGTGTATGCTGGTACTGGTGGTGCCCTCGGAGCGGCGGCTACTATTGCTCGATCCGACCACTTCCATACCAATTTGGGTGGTTTTGACGTTACCAATGAGGATTTGACTTCACAGGTTGGGGATGGTGATCCTACCATTTTCGATCTCGCCTTTTCCGACAACGTGGTGGGTAGTGAGTTACTTTTCCTCAACGGAATCCTCCAGCGACCTGGCGCATCGAATGATTATGTCGCCACGGCTGAGACGATGACGTTCAACACCGCTCCTACTGCTGGAGACGTGGTTCTGGTTAGCTACAACCGATCTACGCTGTAATTCGTAGATTAGGGTGAGCAAGTGAGGGATTGGGTCTTCAACCAATCCCTTGGATTCAATCCCTCACTAGTTTTTCATCAATAATGGAGGACACAACAGAAAATGGGTGAAGAAAAGAGGGTTATGGGACAATTACCATCGAGAGAAGATATTAAGAAGCAAGCTCTGGTCTTATTGAATGGTCAAGAGGCAGAAAGAACCTGGACGTTGGTTAGAATCCTGAATCTTGAGGAGGAATTGGTTAAACTGAAAGACAGAGCCATATTTCTTAAGGGAGCAGGGGAAGCCCTGAAAGTAATGGCTGAGTATTGTTCTCAGGGAACCACTCCTAATCCTAAACACGACGAGAACGTTCAGAAAGCAGAGAAAAAGGACGGCGAAACGAAATAATGCCAACAACCCTTGCTTCCCTACTTACAGGGGTAAAAAGACGACTTTCGAATATCCAAGTAAGCATTAGAGATGAGGATTTGTCTAACACGACAGCCCTCCCCGCTACGGTATTTCAATCTCGTCATAAAAATTGGAGATCGTTCCCGGTCCCACAGGTTAGAAAGATTGATTCCTTGGGAGTGGAGACGACCTTATTCTCCGCTGACTATGTAATTGATGCCACTAACGGGAAGGTTACCCTAACGGTAGCAACCAGCGATGTGGTTAGGGTTACCTATGACTTCGACCCATTTACGGATGCCGAACTAACCGAAGAATTGGAACCGGCCAGGAAAGAAATTGCTACGGGTGTTTACAGAACGATAGACCCGACCGATGTAGCCGACCCTTATGTGGAAGCCATTACCAAAAGAGTCTATACCAACGTTTTAAAGAGGTTAGTTATAGAAGCTAAGGATTATTTCTCTGTTTCAATTGCTGGCCGTAGTATGGACAAAAACACCATCGTTGACCACTTTACCAAAATTATCGAAACAAACGAGGAGCAATTAGCTTCCCAAATGAACTCACTCAGATATTATAACACTTCCAGTCGTTTGGAGTAACCATGGCCGATCTAGTTCGAGATGGGGATGGTGCTTTCATTCGTGACCTTCTGTTGGATAGCGTTAGAGTGGCTAACGAATTTGTCCTTCTTAAAATTCACACCGGCGAAATAGCAGGAAATCCCGCTCACGGTATCGCTAGGACTTTCACCTATCTAGTAAAAAAGAGCAAAGTTGTAATCTCTGGTCTGTCCCCACAAGACATTATGTACTCTGGTGGTATTTACCAAGTGGGGGACATGCAACTGCAATTATTTGAAGAGCTTAAACAAGAAGATCAAGGACAACCTGGGGATAGACTTATCTATCGTGGGCATGAATATCGCATAGTTGGTAAGGTACAGACTAATACTATAGCAGAATCAGATCATGTCTTCTCCTATGCTGTAAGAAAGGTAGGGAAGGTAGGATAATGCCATTTTCCATTGGCAGCCAATCCATTTTGTCCCGTGAAGACCTTGAAAGATCGGGAGGGGCCTTTAGGGTATCCCTGACTATTGAGAATCCAGAGTTAATTAAGCAATGGTTTGATATGAAGGACGAGTTTACTAAGAGAGCCGAAGCCGTTTTCTTGCGGTATGTATTTCAGGTTCATAAATATCTTATCAGATTAACACCAGTAGACGGCGGGGAACTTCGAGGGGGTTGGACCTCCATACTGGATAAATACAGTCAATCATATGATCGCCAGTTTTTTGACACCGCTCTCTACGATCCATGGAAAGCTGCCAATAAAACTCCTTACTTCCAGGAGTATCACTGGGATCCCTCTTTGATTGCCAAAGGAAAGACTGAATCCGAATTTCAGGATAACCCCTTTAACGTTATTCTCATCAATAATGTCCCCCATGGAGAGTATTTGGAGTTTGGAACCAGTCTCATTCAGGGTAGGCACTTTCTGGAATTATCCCGTTACAAAGCAGAACTTTGGTTTCCGGTCATCTTTGAATCGTGGTTTAAGAAAATTTCACAAGAGGGAAAAGTTGTTGATTTAGACACCCCCGACGAAGAATTGGAGATTACCTCATAATGTCGATACCCTCAGGATTTCATCATCAGACTGGTAAGGAGGCCATGTTGGCCTCCCTCAATGACTACCTGGTTGCCAATATTGACGGGGGCCAAGTGGGTGGCACCAGTCTAGGTATCGGTAAGACTTTTTTCTTCGAGTTTGATAACCCCATAGCTCCTATGCAATTCCCTGGCATTACTACGGCCGAGGTGGGGTTGTTTAATTTAGGTGATTTTGCCTTTGACGATAACCTACTAGGATTTGATAGCTCTGGGAAACCGATAAAAGGAGTAAAGAATCAAACATTAATAGAAATAAATTGTTGGGATAGTCTAGACAAAAGTGCTAGTGCCACAAAGAATGTTCGTAATCTTCGTGATAAGGTGATCTTCGCACTTGTTAATGCAGGAAAGATAAATGAAGATACAGGTTTGCCGATCCTACCTAAGATCGATCTGAAAGCCATAGATGAATTAGGAAGTCCTGTGGTGGGGCAAATCGTAATCGACCCATCTGCTAACGCCATTAACGAAAGATTTTTGATTGATCCAGTGAATCAGCAGATTCGCAGGATTAAACTTCTTGTGAGAGTATTCTGGTTTGAGTTGTTAGAAAACATATAACTTCTGTCTATAGCAGAAGTTAAAATAGGAGGTGTTTTGATATGCCTGAATTTGTAAGAGGAGTCGCTACCAAGATTGAATTGGTTAGCAAGTCTCACGGAGCTTATCGAGTTCCGTTGGCTCAGAGTTTTGACTACACTCCCCGCTTTACCGAAAGAACGATTAACGAGTTCGATAACCTGGAAGCTGCAGCGGTTCTCGTTTCGTTCGACGGTGTTGACGTTCGTTTCGATTATTTCGACACGGACTCAAAGCTGGTGGATGCTGCTCTGAACGACCTCGATCCTACGGGTGTGGTGATTAACGACCCATCCAATCTCCAGATTTTGGAGGTTGTCCTTAACATTAAGGATAGCAACGGGGATATTTTCGAGTCGATCTTCTGCCGAGATGTTCGCACCAAGGGGCAGGGTTCGGCTGAACCCGTTAAAGAGGAATCTAGGATTACGGTGGATGGTTCTGGTACTAACGTTATCAGGATTAAGGAGCATGGGCTTCTGTACACCAGGATTTTGGCGAATGCGCCGGATCCATCAGTGTACGAACAGTCTCTTGTCAACGGAAACTCTAGAGTTGATAAGAACTTTCCTGCCAACCCTGGTCCATACAAGATCACGTTGGATGAATCGGCCGTTACCCTTCCTCAAGACTTTGGATTTGGCACACGTGCCATCCAGGTCAGAAAGAATGGGGATGCTGTTACGACAGGTTACACTCTGTCCGCTACGGAGTTTGAGGTTACTTCTGAACCCTTAGCGACCGACATTTGGGAAGTTGTTACAATCTTCCTTCCGTAATAGCTAACGGAGGAAAATGACTTTGAGGGGTGGGTACAGACGCCACCCACGTCTTTACGGTAGTGTGGATTGCTGTCCCGACGATCTACTACTCCCACCCCTCTTTTTTCATTCGGGAAATATTGGGTGATTCGGGATATTTGTGTCTTTGGAGGGTACAATCGTGGACAATAAAGAAATGACAAAAGAGGAAAAGCAGGGTGTTGCTGACGCTATAGAGAAGGATGGGGAAGCTTCCAAAACCCTAGCGAAGCTTTTCACTGATAAAGTGGAGGTTGATGTTTATAAGTATCGGCCTCTGGTGGAAGCTGCTAAGGAACAAGTAGCCAATCTTCGTAAAGCCCTTGAAGATTCCAGCAAACCAGACGATTATTCTACCGTCCTCAAGAATGCCGAGGATGAACTAGGTAAGCTGGAAAATGACAAAATTCAAGGGTATTTAACTCCCATTACTTATAGGGAGATTCAACTGATCAAGGCGGGGATCGCCGAAGCTCAGTTGGAAACAAGGAAGATGAACTACGACTTGGACATTCAGCTTCTCATGTCCATTATCGAGCAGAAGATTTTAACCGTTTATTTTGCATTGAAGCAGAAGGACGGCAAAACCAAGTTTTTCAAGAATCTAGAAGAAATTGCTGTTCTTCCCGATGAGACGGTGAACGATCTGTTTGATCTTTATATGACCAAAATCGGCCTTTCTGCGGACGAAAGAAAAAACTCGTAAGGAGCGCACAGTTCTTGTCCCAACTTTCTGTGTCTCGCTCCGCAGGATTGTCCTTATTTAAGTCTGGGTCGATTGAAGGTTTAACGTGGGAGCAATACGCCATTATTGCTGAGGCGGTGGCCTATGTTATCGACTTGGAATCTAAGTCTTTACAAGACAAACGAGACAAGTATACAGTAAAGGTCGTGAATAGGTAATGGCTAGTAGTCTAATCCTGCAACTCTTAGCAAAGCTCGATCCCCAAGGTTTTGAGGATTTGCGCAACAGACTATCTGGAATGGTCAGTCAGATTAAAGGTGCTCAAACTCAAACCGAGAAGCTGTCTTTTTCTTTTAAAAACTTTTTGCAGATTGCGGGATCGGTAGCCATTGCTGCTGGGTTAACCGAGTTTACAAAACAAGCTATAGAAAACGAAAAGGTCGTAACTCGACTTCGAAATCAACTTGATCTTCTCGGTCTTTCTGGTAGCTCTCTAGTAAAGGATTTTGAGGCTCTAGCCGAAAAACAGTCTGAATTAACAAAATTCCAATCTACGCAATCCCTACAGGCCCTTAGCCAGTTGATTAATTTTACTCAATCAGCAGCAAGGGCCCAACAACTATTGGTGTTGGCCCAGGATATCGCCGCTGCCACAGGAAGGGAACTGTCCACGGTAACGCTGGCCCTAGCGAGAGCACAAGCTGGAACGGTAGTTCTTTTGTCTCGTATTACAGGACTAAGCTCTGGTCAAGCTAGGGAACTACAGAAAAACGGCGAATTAATTGCAGAACTCAGTAGAAGATTTGGAGGATTTGCCGAGAAAGACGGGAAAACGGCCGCTGGTCAGTTAGCTATCCTAACTAACCGATTTCAAAATGTTAGTCAGGTATTAGGAGATCAAACTTTACCTCTGGTAACGGCCTTTCTGAGAGCCATAAACTCTATCCCTACCCCCATCTTGACCGCAGCTGTGGCTTCGGGATCGCTATTGGCTGGACTTACAGCTTTAGGGTTGATTCTTGGGCCATTAGGAAGGGGATTTGGACTTCTATTTATAAACGTTCGAGCACTTGGTGGCACTATTCTAAGTCTTATTCCGTCTTTGTCTAGACTGTCGATTTCTCTTAGGGCTGCTACCCTCGCCGGTGGAGGTTTATTGGTGCTAGCTGGTGCCATTACCGCCGTTAGTATCGCTATAGAGCAAGCTTCTGAAAGGAGCTTGAGAAAGATTGAGCAGGAGGTTGGGGCCTCCAATCGTGCTCTTATCGCAAAGCGTCTTCTAGCAGGTGAGACTGTAGCGGGATTTAGAGAAAGTAGCAGACAATTGGATATCTTTGCCAAGAGGTCCGAGGATTTGGCAAAACAAATAGAGGAAGCTAGAAGAACCCCTGGAGGGGAAACACGAACCACTTCTCTAGAGAGAGAAAAGGTTGCCATTGATAAAGTTATTTCTTCTCTAGAAGAGAGAATCAGATTAGAGCAGAAATTTGCTGATCTCTCAGAGGAAACTGAGAAAAAACTTGCCAAGGTCACCCTTGATAGATTTGCTGCGGCCAGAGAACAACAGATTAAGGATACGGCCGATAAGCTAGCTGCTTCGACCCAAGACTTGGAATCTCAGAGGAGACTTAGAACTATTCTTGCTAGAGAAGCCATTCAATCGGTTCTTGCTCAGAATGTAGCCGAGCAGAAAGCTCGAATAGATGCTGGAAGGAGTTTATTAACGGTAGAGAGGGCCCTAGCCGATGAGCAACTTAGGTCTGCTTTAGGTAACGCTCAGCTTCTTAATATCAGGAGATCGGAGCTAGATAGGGCCCGATTCTTAGAGGAACTAGACCTTATCCGAGCCGAATTAGCCAACCAGAGAGCCGAAATCTTGGCCAACGAGGGTCTTACCGAGATTGAAAGAACAAGTCTTAGGGTTAAGGCCGAGAGCGATGCCGCTATCAAGATCATCGAACTAAGAAAATCGATTAACCAAATCGATTTGGACGAGTTTACAAAAGCTCTCGGTAAAACCAGAGAGCAACGCCTTTCTGAGGAAAGAGCCGTAGATCGAGCTATTGCTGACCTTCGAAGAAGCGGTGTAGAAAAGTTTGTTCAGCAAAATGCTGAAATTGTGCAAGAAGCTCTGACCAATCCTAGATTTAAGGCCGCCTTCATAGCTGCTTCCGAGGATTTTCGTAACGATCCCTCTCTTAGGGATCGAGGATTGGGGCAGTTCTTCATTCCACGAGATTTAGACAAGCAAACTAAGGAAGCTCTTGCTAATGTTCGAAGAGAAACTCAGTTGGAGCTTGGTGGGGTTACTGCTCCAGAGGAACAAATCATCCAGAGATTACAAACCCAGTTGGAAAACCGTGTTACGGTGGAGCTTGGATTTAGTGTAGAAGACCTCAGAAGGCAAGTCCAAGAGGCCGTATTGGATATTCAAGCCCGAACCAGAGCCGAATTGAATAGAGAGAGAATTTCTAGAGGAAGGACACAGACTCCGAGGTAAAAGATGATTCCACCACAGGTGACCATAGAATGGCGTAGAGGAGTTGACGGAACAGATGGTACTTATACATTCAGTCCTATTCCTACTATTCAAAGAAACTCCCCTAATAAGAGACAAGCTGCATTCATCCTGCCTCTGTCAGATGGAGCCGTAATCCAACTCCAGGGGTTGGCTCAAAGAACTATCGTGGTAAAAGGAGTTTTATTCACCACCCCAGTTAACTTCCTTATACTAGACCAGAAAAGAAAAGATTTGGCTAGTGGTATTGGCACGGGGCCTGGTCAACTCCATATCATCGCTGCGGGGAATCACGTCTTCTATAAAGCTATTCCGACCCCCGAAGGCGTTCAATTCGACAATCTAGAGAGAGCCAATCTTTTAACCTACACAATCAGTCTTACCACGGCTGACCCAACGGAGTACACAGTCTAATGGCACAAAGACCTACTACAGTAAGTTCTGTTGTTATCGGGGCCGACTCAGCCAAGACCTTTGGTAGAGCAATTGCCAAGGATTCTATCGGAGGACTACATGCTGTATGGTCTAAAGACGGTGCTACAGGTATCTTCTACGCTACTTCTACCGACGGGGGACAGACCTGGGAAGATGGAGAGGGTGGCGGGGCCGGTTCATCCTTTCAAGTATCCTCCTCTTTGGTTAGTCAAAAGCACCCATCCATTGTTGTTGATTCTCTCGGCAATATTCACGTCGTATGGGATGATCAGGGTGCCTCCCCTAAAAGGATCAATTATAGACGAAAAGTGAGTGGAGTTTGGCAAACAGAGGACACCGCTAGTATCGCCAGCGGCACTAAAGCTTTAGAGAATCCCAACTTAATAACGCATACCCCAGGTTCCGTTACACTCCACGTGGTTGGAACTAACACCACCGATAACGTTGTCTTTTGGGCTAGGTCTACAGATGGTGGAGCGACGTGGGCATTAACCACAAATCAGATTACCTCCCCTACGTGCCAATCTGGAACAAAGTGGGGATTCGATGCAGATTCTAACGGTAATCTTCATTTAGTCTATATTCTAAACGCTGCTAGCAAATCCAACCGTAGAGCGGTCTATGTAAAAGCCACTCTTTCTGCTGGGCCAGTATGGACATGGGGGTCAACATCAACAGACCCATGGGGTAATGTTGGACCAAGAGGAGAATTAGAGGCGGCCCTGGTAGTCAATAGTTTGGATGACATTTATCTGGTCTTCGTACGAGAAAATTTGGCTGGAAGTAATGTAACCCTAAAATGGACTAGATCGACCGATGGCGGGTCCAACTGGTCTTCCCATGCTGATTTAGGAACGGGAACTGAGAGCATGTACGAGCATCCCACGTTGGGTGTGGATTCTCATGATGATCTTCATTTCGTAGCTTCTGCTGTTGATGCATTCAGCCCGATAATTACGACTGTCAGAAGGGCGGCATATTGCCACTTCAATAAGAAGAGAGACTTTTGGGTTCGTGGGGATGGAACCTCAGGGGCTAGTGTTTATAAGACGTGGGAGGGGCACGGAAACGACGACGCCACTAAGAACAAGATCATATTTCCAAGCATTGTAAGAAGTTCTGATTCTGACCCTACTATACCCGTTATATATCAACAACAGGACTTTAGCTTTGCAAGATTTACCTCCTTCTCTACTAGAAAGAGATCAGTAACCGACCTAAATGTTACTAGCCATGGATTAGGTTTAGGCGGCGGGATCGTTAAGGATTCATTGGGAAATTTGCATGCTGCTTTTAGGACCGACAGTGGGGTTTTCTACGCTACGTCTACTGATGGGGGAGACACCTGGACTGATGGGGATGGAGGAGCAGACAACACCCGTCATACAATTCAATCAAGTAGCAGCCAGTTTAATCCAGCTATAGCTGTCGATTCTGCCAATCGTGTTCACGTTGTATGGCACAATAACGCCGCATCCCCCAGTAACCTAAAATACGCTAGGAGAGCAGGAGGAATCTGGGATTCTGTCATCACTTTGTCGGGAAACGTAGCTTCTCGTTTAGCCGACCCCGTTATATTGGTCGCTCCCAACGATTCTGTTCATATCTTCGCTCCCCGTGGCACTTCACTACCTATCGGTATCTATTGGGCCAGATCTACAGATAATGGACAATCTTTCACTCAGACTGATACTATATTCTCTACTCTTGGAGCAGAACAGGGAATCGGAGCCGATGCCGATAAGGATAACAACCTTCACATAGCTTGGAGGAAGCATTCCCCTAGAACGACTTCCTATGCTAAGGCCGCCTTTTCTGGTCCTAGCACATGGACTTGGGGAGCAGAAGATTCTGCCAGCATTGGGGGTAGCACCACCACCAATGAGGTTGATCTTATTATTGATAGGAGAACTTCCAATATCTATGTTGCTTGGAAACAAGATGGAGATATCTTACGATATAATCGGCAATCTGGTGGAATTTGGGGTGCCGCTACTGATTTAGTCGGTACTCTTATTGCCACGGGAACGGACAGAAGAGAAGTATCCCTGTCTTCTGATGGTGCTGGCAATATTCACGCCTTTTGGCTTGACGACACCGCTGTTCCGGACAGTAGCACATTTAATTTTGTGTCTCATTCTAGGTTTGATAAAGATACTCTCACGTGGAGCGACGAGGGTCCAATCCATGATTTCCAACCCACCCTGTCAGGTGGCGTTCCTCCGGGTTTCGCTGCTGAAAAGCACTCCAGAGACGACGATACTTTAATTCGATTTGTTGGACTACAGGCCGCCTTGGGCGTATGGATGGACGTTCTGGACGCCGAAGAAAATCCTACTAAGACCTCCACCGTTAGTGGGAAAGCCCACATCAAGGCAACAATCACCAGTGATATAGATGGTAATGCTTTCATCAACCGAGCCGAGAGCGTCGGTGGAGAAGCCCATATCCTGGCAATTCTCGATCAGGATATCGGCGGTAATGCACACTTGCAGGCCACAATATCATCCAATATAGATGGCAATGCCCATCTTAGGCTGGGCGGGGAAGAGCCAATATCGGGTAATGCCCATATTCAGATTGTTGATCAAACGGCAACTGTTGATGGTAATGCCCATATTAAAATCGTGGAAACCTCTACTGTTGATGGTAATGCCCATATAAATAGTATGGTATCACAGAGCATTGGAGGAAATGCTTCAATAACCTTCCTCGGTAGTCAAGTAACCTTCGCTAATGCAGTTATAGAAAGTGGGCCCATAGATTTAAGGTTGTTCACCACTTCGTAAGGGAGTAAAAGATGCCAGTAGTAGAATTAGGAACTTCATCCAATCCACTTGCCTTTGCAGACCTCACGGCCGGGACCACGACTACCCACCCGGACTCTCCTATTGCTTTATGGAATGATAAAGGAGGGGTTCTCAAGAGTAAAGATGCGAAGAATGTGGCTATTCAAGTTGTGGAAATGCTCATAGAAGATGAAATTCTAGGGACTAGCGATGGATCGTCCTCCCAGTCATTTACTACCGCTTTCTTCCCTATTATAGACCTCGATGCCGATAATCCGATTATTGTTGAGGTTGCAGGGATCGCCTGGACAAGAGTATTCTCTTTCACTGGCCAATCCCCTACCGCAGAGGTGTATACTATTAACATTGATACAGGAGTTGTGCAGTTTGGAAGTGGAGCAGAGGGTAAGGTTCCTCCTCTTGGGGACCAAATAAAGATTTCTTATACTCCCAACGATCTTTTGCATGGGGCAGAACTAGTTAACAGAAGGTACTTTGCGGTTAGATCCACAGGGGTAATAGCTAATACAATAACCCAAAGCAACGAATCAGAGACTTCAACCGATGCCACGCATGTTACAGTTCTTCACACGGGAATCACTAGTGTTACTAAAGTAGTCCTGGCCTCTGATCCTAATGGATCCGATTTCTTTCCGGGAGGAAGCTTCGATCCGGTTACTGGGATAATTACACTGGGTTTCTCTCTACCTTTAGCCAATTCTGAGGTCTTAGTAACCTATACCTATTCCATAGCTGATGATGCAGAAACGGATTTTACATTTCTAGGGAAAGGGGAGACGCACCAATTCGCCGCTCCGATCCCTTCTAACAATGCAAAACTACTCTTCTTTCAAGTATCTTTGTTGGATAATGCTAGTCCGACAAATGGGATGAAGGTTAAGTTTCGATTAAAGTTTCTATTCGAAGGATAAACAGGAGGTGAGTTAATATGCCAGCAACATTCGCATTTAGTGAGACTAACGGATCTGCGCCAGGAACTCCGGCCAACATCACGGGTGGATCGATTGACTTTGGAAACGCCGATACACATAGTGATACGCTGATTCCTGCCAGCAACCCAGTAACCGCTGGAAACCGATCGTTTGAAAAATGGATTCGTGGACGATGGACGGGAGTATTCACGTCTATTACAAACACGAAATTCTACAAGTCAGCGGGTACTGCTCTGACGGTCTCTAGGATCATCAATGGGGGTACGACCACGATTGCAGGTTACACCACTCCGACCGCCTCAGCCTCGGCTGTAGCAACATCGGATATGGAGACGCACCTCACGGTTGGAACCGCATTGCTTCCTCTACCGCCCGGTGCAGGTGGGGGAACGTCAGGCGATCCTAATTTTTCGGAGTATGTTGCGTTGCAGTTGGTTACCACAGCTGCCGCTCCACCTGGAGCTATTCCGACGCAGACATACACGCTACAATGGGATGAAACCTAATCGGTAATCCAATACCTAAAGATTGGGTTACCGACGCAATTCAATGTGTCGGTAACTTTTTCCTAATACAATAGGAGGGAATTTCGGGATGAGACAATACAGCGTTATTTGGGTTGCGCAATTTCAAGATGGAAGGGTCCTCAGACAATTTGATGATGAGGATCAGACTAGGGAACATCTTTTCAAAGAAGTTTTGGATCATCAAGAAGATCTCACTTTATTTAACTTGTGCAATCTTGATACCAAGACCATGTATAGGTTAAACTTGGAGACTGGTATTGTTCATATCATAAAACAAAGTTCTTTTGTTCACAATCCAGAGCCGGACCATTCTACCAAGAAGGTTCGGCTTATCTATTTCAGAAGGATGGAGAAGAAAATGGAGTTTGATGGCAGGGAAATGAGCGAATCTGAACCTGTGGTTAAAGCTTATTTCCTTGGGTATCAGTATAACGATGAATTGGGGAAGAATCACAAAATGCTCTTGCAAGTTCATGACGACGATCAAGTTTTTATTAGTGGGGACTAATGCCAACTAACAATTCTACAATAGGAGGAAACTCTCACATCAAGGTGGTTTTGTCTTCCACTATCGGGGGCAATTCCAATCTTGTTCTCACAGCACGGGATATAGCTATCAATGCTAAGATAGTCGTCAAGCAATTTATAGAACTGTTATCTACTCTGACGTATTCTAGCCCAGGGGCCTCCGATAAACAAGCCGAAATTGATGAAATTCTACAACCAGTTCCTTCTGCTCCTCCGGCCCTGGTTGCTACTGACCTGGCCACTGGGGATTCTATTAAATTAGACTGGACTACCTCAGGTGCTCCTGGTTACAATGTTTATAAGAGCACTGGGGGTCCATTTGTCAAGGTTAATTCTATCCCTCTAGCTCCTGGAGAGCTTAGTTATAACGTAGGAGGTTTGTCAATCGGGGTGTCCGTTACTTTCCATATTAAAGGAGTTAACGGAGAGGGAGTCGAGAGTGGGCCTTCTCCGTCAGCGGTAGCCATACCTACGCTAGACCTCACTCAGTCAAAATTCACGTCCCCAACATGGCTTGTGAAGATTAACGGATCAGAGGATTCTGATATCATTTTGGAAGAGGTTCGATTAGGTTATGGATCGGATTTTTCTAGGTCTGTATTCCACAAACCAGAAGACAGTCCGTCCCTAGCGGATGGGGATTCTGTTGAGGTTGTGGTCAACAGTAGGAGCATATTTAAGGGCAAGATTCGAGGAATTACGTCTTCTATCTCCAATTCTGGCCTTAGGACTAATTATAACGCCCTTAGCGATATAACCGATCTAACTAAAACTTTAGTTAGCCAGAATAAACCGTCTGGGACTTCATTCAACACCAGAGAGGATATTCAATTCTTTATCGGGGTTTTCAGCCCAGGCCTCACGATTCTTGGGAAAAAGAATGCCGATGATATTCTAGGAAAAATCTTAGGGTACATACCTGCGGGTGCGCCTAGCTCTTTCCCAGGAGAAATAGTAATCACCGACCAAAACAAGCTTCAAGCTGTTGAGCATGTTCTGAGACAAATAGGAAACTTTAAAGTTTTCTTCAATCAGGCCACCAATAGATTAGAAATCTACCAAATCGGCTCAGGAGGCAAATCTCAGAGAGAACTTGGAGCAGGGCATATTATCGATTTCAACAAAACAACTTCGACGCAAGACGTTATTGGCTCTGTTACTATAAAGAGTGCTCCAGTTCGTGTTCATATTCGGAGCTTTGTTCCTTCGTGGGCCGATCTTATTTTGAGAAGGGATTCCAATGGGAACCTAGTAGAATCCACCCAGGTAGGAGGTTTAAACGTCGGGAATGTTACCGTAGAGGGGTACTTAAATAGCCCCCCCGAAATCCTATATGACGGTCTAAGATCCGCTCTTCCTAGCCATGCTGGATTCACCGACGGCTTATGGCCTGGGGGCTTTGATACTCAAACCGGGGAACCACTAGAAAAGCAGGATGCTGCGTTCCGATCGGCTATCGTCAAGGTTGGTCATTTTCAACCCGACTGGGAGGGTCTTTCTGCCGAAGTGAAATATAGCGGAACCAGTTCGGCTACAATCCTTCTTAGCAATATTCCGAGAATTTGGACAGCAGAAACGATTGTCGCTACAGTGCCGGCCCCAGGAGGATTCGCAGGAACCCTAGAATTTCAGGTACTAAAAGAATTTAACTTTAGAAGAGGGCCTCTAAGAGTAAGTTATGAGTTCGATCAAGCTCCTCTTGAAGTAACGGTTGGGGGTGGCTCTGGAACCGCCAATAGACGTATAACCGATCAATCTTATAGGCCAACAGCCTCCTCAGGATTTAGCAATATTAGCACGGTTCTGACGGATATGACAACCAGGGCCACTAATGAAGTTGCCAGATTGGGATTCACTCCCATAAGTGGAACCATGACTATTTTAGGAGATGAGACGTTAGACCTCAGAACTACAGTCAACGGAATGGACGTTACGTCGGTTACTCATCGATTTACCAATGGTTATACCGTGCAACTGCAACTAACTAAAGAACCTCCTCTGTTTGAATTTGTTAGAGACCCCGCCGTGGATTTCGTTCCTGAGCAAGATGAAAATAGAGTAAGACAGACCAGAACGGTTGTGGATGAGCAGACCTTTGAAATTATCCACATCGACACTAGTGGGAACAAAAATACACTAACCCCATCAACTGGTGTACCCAGTGATCCTGATAAAGGACCAGACAGTCCTTTCGGGAAATGGTACTAAGATGCCCAGTGGCCCTATACAACTTCCATCGCCGATTAGCCCAATACCAGGGATACCGAAGATCCCTGTCAATCCGTCCCCAGTACCAGAAAGACCCGTTCAAATACCAATCCCTACCCCGATTCCTGGACCTGTGCCTGGACCCAAACCTCCTATTCCAGGGCCCTCACCGGTACCTGGGTTACCGATCGTTATCCCAACCCCTATAAGTCGGCCAATATCTAGACCTAATAAAATACCAGTCCCGCCTCCGTCTCTTCCTACTCCTATTCCACCAAGGATTCCCCTATCTCCGTTTCCGTTTCCACCGGCTCCTCCTCCGCAACCTGTAGGATTGTCTTGCCCTAGTTGCCACAGTAGAATAGCGGATGATCCTATTGAGATTAGAGTACAGGGAGCGCAAACTACAGAAGAGACCGATTCTGATATAGGATTTGGTAATAGACCAATTCCACGATGGAGCGACGACCCTATTAGGACGAGATCAGAACTGAATGGACTTGATTTCTTCGGTGATGATATTGTTACCGCTAAACAGATAAAAGAGATTCAAGATGTAAGAAGAGCGCAAGAGGAGGTATCGGGATTCTCCTTAATAACTGACTTTAGTGATCCATTTTCGGACAACGTGGTCTGCACTCAAACTGTGATTACCGAACTGAGACAGTCTACCGAAAAGATTTTAAGCGATCTTGGTCTTACTCTCAGTGAGTATTTTCAACTAAATGACAATGGGGAGGTTGATTCTTCTCTGCCAACTAAGGCCGATTGGGCTGATGTGGAGCGTGGTGCTCCGTTTACCAAGAAAGATGGCACTGTTGCTACCACTTTCGAGTTACCGGACGGGAGTGAGAAGGATTCTCCCAGTTTCCCACAAAATACCGTATTAACTGGTATCCACCTAGAGGACTTAAGAAGACAAATTGAAGTTTTGGGAATACCAGCTTTGTTGGTGAAAAATGGATCGTTCGTCATAAAAGCCAAAAAGTTTAGCGGGGCGTCATTTAGGAAAGCGTTCGATTGTTCCGTCCCCGAAGTATAAGGAGTTAGAGGAATGCCACAGGTTGTATTGAACATAACCGATCCTATCTTCATTGATAAAGACGATAATACTGTATTTCATATTTTTCAGACAGGATTATTTGGAATAGGCCTCGGTTCCCTGAGTTACGAGCAATTCACCTCTACAGATTTGTGTGCCAACGCCGATGAAATTCCTCCTGGTCCTTTCCCCACTTTAGGGATGGTTGACCCCTTGCCCAGCGATTTTAGAAGCAATTCGGGAAGTATCTCTAGGTTTCCAGATCGTCTGTCCCTCTTTCTAGAGGAGTATACTCCTACGAGAGTAGCAGAGTCCCCAGAATTTGCGAATGTTCCTATAAGAAAAACTTATATTTCCCGTTATGATTTTGTAAATACTGAGACCTTGGGTGTTAGCAATGGATTACCTAATCAGTCATTAAGCGTGTCAGGATCGCAGATATTGTTGCCGACATTGGGAACCCCAACGGTCTTTGTTGGCGGGTTAACTGGGGAGAAATGGACAGTAGTTGTCGATCTATCCCTTTCGGGACCCGATAGTAGAAATTTCGAGTATGATTCTGACCTCGGTAAAGTTACATTTGGAAACGGAACCAATGGAGCCATTCCAGAGAGCGGACAGTCAATCACCTTGAGGGTCTCCATTCGTAATGGTGGGGGAAAATGGGAATTTGCTGGAATCATCGTTCCACAAAAAGACAAAGAGAATATCGGAATGGTAAAATCGGTTCGAGACAAGATATTCTACGTTCATTCCGAGATAGCGGCAGCCGATACCACAAAAATTACACAAGTAGTGTCCACTCTAAATGTTGTGCAACAATCAGGTTTCGCTTCGGGCGATGTAGGAGGGCTTCTATTCACTGGCAGACGATGGAGTTTGGAATTGGGGGGTTCTGTCTCGGTATCGGGAGGTCCCCACAATATCTTCAATACAGGAATTAAAGAGTTTTACTCTAAAGACAAAGTTCCCAATCCTGCTCATCCCACTCATTCATCACTAACTATTTCAGGTGAATACCCGAATATGTCAGCGTTGTCTTCGGGATTCTTCAATGGCACCGAATTGGATTTTTTCAATGAGACCACCATTAAGTTGGAAACGACGAAAATTGAAGGAGGTCTAGTAACCAGTCCGAAGGAATACGCAGTAAGCGTTGCTGTATATCCTATTATGGAAGTCCGAGAGAACATGCATTTCAATTCTATAGAGAGAGTTGGGCCTCCTGGGAACCAGGTGTGCGTCATAGTGCCCGAAGAGAGTTACTTGATGGAGTGGACTATTCCATCCAAAACGGTGGATGAAACGTTTCAGTGTATTGCGAAACCTCCAGCGCAGAGTTGTCCATTTGATGGAAGTGGCGACATTATAAGAGATAGTGATGGATTTGGGCAAGCAAGAGGGTTATTTGACCCTATTTTAACAGGGGGCGGGTGGACAGCGAGACAAACACAGATTGGTCCATTTATTGGAAGTTTTGATAACCCAACGTGGAGTTCGGAATTGACGGGGTATGGTGATATTCTTAATACTTGGTATGTGTACACCAATGTTCCAAGTCAGGTGGACTTCTATGGTAAGGCACAATTCTCAATATTAGTTAATGGAGACGCAACGGAGCACCCCGAATGGGTAACGGTAACATATGAAGTTAGGGCAGAAGATAGTCTCAAAAATGCCTGGTTAAGTTTGGGAGTTGCCCCTCCAGAAGATTTCATTTGTACATGGACGGCAATAAAGGGGGAGATAGAAACCTTATCACCATCATTCTCGTTTTGCCAAGATGATCCATAAGGATTGAAAATGGGCGGGATAGTTTTTCTCAAAATAGAAACCTTAAAGGTGAATCGGGCGGTGGCAAAGGACCCTCCATCTTCCAGTGTAGACACAGAGATGACAGATTCTTTCTTCGTTAATTTATTTAAAAAGTATGTAGCTCCAATAGATTCTGGTGGCGATCAAGGAGCTATAACGGGTAACCCCGATGTAGAGCCATTGGGGGCTTTCGATTATTCAGAAGATGTTACTGATTCTGATGGGGGGTGGACCCAGCAATTCAACGATCAATATGTTGCGGGGAAGCCGGTCATGCTAACAGTCGAAGGTGATCACATCATAGGTTATACTCTAGATTATCTAATAAATGAAACATCATTTGTTGCCAAGAATCCTGTTGTTAATAATAATGGAAATGATCGTATCAAAAAAATTGATGGTGGAGACGTGAACTTAGATAGCTCCGGATTGAATTGGGAAGTTCTGGTAGAGGATGGAGTGGTGGTTGATGAAGACGGTAATAATATCCTAGTCCCAGCGGCGGTTGTAACAGCACCTACTCAGACGTTTCCTGTTCCTTTCATGTTGTATAATAGAGCGGATATATCCTAAATGAAGAATGAGAAATCCCAATTATCTATGGAGTTGGACAAATGGCTCACCAAAAAGGAAAATAGGGGGTCTGTCCATTTCCCTAAAGGATATCGTAGATGGAAACAGAAATTTGATAGAGAAACCCGTACTCCAGAAGGGTTTCAAAGATGGTTGAAGAGTGCTCCACAAGGGTATAATAGAAATGGAGGGAATCTAAGAGATGGACAAAACAAACCTGCCCCCGCAGGACGACCTGGGGAACATAGAATCCCAAATTCGGGAGCTTCAATCAAAAAAGGAAGAGCTTCTGAAATCCAAAAAAGAATCCTTCAACTTCAAGAAATTCGCAAGGGGCTTCAATCTTCTTGACCCTGTAGCTTGGGCCAAGTCTCTAGCTTTATCTTTTCATACTCTTGTTGTCATTGGCCTCGTTCTAGCAATTATCTTTGGAGTGGGCTATTGGAAGGGTAGGAAAAATTCGCCCGTCCATGTTCGCTCCGACAACTTCATTGCTAATGTGGTCAATGGCGAAGGGAAAAAGCACACTATTGAAGTTAGGGGAGGTCAGTTATTTTTTGACGGAAAACTGGTAAGGGCAAAAGACGTTCCGGGCCTAAAACCATACGGTATCATGTTAAAACCAAAAGTGTTTCTAGGAACTAGCGGTTTAGGAATCGGAGCCAAAGTAGCTCAGTTTTATAACATAAATCTAGATGTGTTTGCTATGATGCCAGATTTGATCGGAGCGGGTGTGTCCTATCAAATCCACCTTGATAAGGGAATCAAAATAGACAACCTTAGTGTTGGAGTTGGTATGGGCAAACACATGGGTGGAAATGGGGACAACGCCATCGTAGGGTATGTAGGGTGGGATTTCTAAGTGGATTCATTGGTTCGCTACCTAAGAATCGGTATGGGAACGGGGATATTCCTTCTCGGTGTGGGAGGGTATATCCCGTTATTGTTTTTACATAGCGTGGGTACTTCACAGCCCCACGCTGCTTTGGAGGAGATGGGGACGGCTGCTTCCTTGCGGTCGTCCACTGATCAGCCCGTCTCCTCCCGCAATAATCCTAGCTCGGAGGCCAGTGCTGGAAATTACGACGCTTTTCACGAGTATATAAATGAAGAAAGTGAACAAGCGCAGGCGTACAAATCAGACGCCAAAAGAAGAAACAACCCCAAATCTAACTCTTTTGGAGTATGGGGGGAATTTAGTCAAAAGAACAAAGAAATTGGGGTCAAAGTCAAGCACAGGTTTTAAGGGGTATAATAATAATGAAGGCGGGTGCATCCCGCTATAAAGGAGGGAATAGGATGGATACGTTGAAAAAGTTGGTATCGAAAGTCCTAGACCTAACTCACGTGGCAGACGGTCTCCCTTATAACCTGGGGACGCTGGTGCACACCGCTATCGTGGGGTTTGTTGGCCTAGTTCTTCTCCACGTTACGGGGGTTCTTCCCGTAACAGGCGTTACGACGGTTCTGACTACGGCCGTTCTTTTGACCGTTGAGGAGCTTTTAGACGAGTACCTGTCGTAACCTCTCGCCGTTTCAAGGGCCGATTGGGCTTTCAGTCCATTCGGCCCTTTCCATATTTGGGAGACCTTGTGTAAGCTTGCAAGGTTATAACATGCACAGACCGATTGACAGAGACCGCCACGGTGTGGTATACTTGGATTGTGGGAACGTATGGGCTGTTTCCGTCTTTGGGTTTTCGGGTGCGGGTGGGGCTTCCCTGTCCGCTTCCTTTACCGGAGGGCGCAAAATGCAGAAAGATCAGCGGATTCCGTGGTACGAGTTCACAGACGAGATCGCTTCCTTAGTTGAAGCGAGGAATTTCGCCTCGGCTGTAATCGTGGCGAAGAAAGCTTTAGATCAGGGTGAGGCACGACCAGAGTTGGCTAACTCTCCTTACCTCGGTTGGCTTCGTGGTCGGGTGGAGCAACTGCAAGCTCAGGTTGTTTAACCTTTTCCTTTACTGGAGGGTGAAAAATGGAGAATCAGCACAAAAGGCAGGGTGATCTGCTGTTCATCAAGGTGCAGAGTATCCCGAAAGAAGCAAAAAGGGTGAAGTCTCAGATTTTGGCGTACGGGGAGACGACAGGACACAAGCATGAATTGGTTGGTGCTCCCGTTTTCGCTACGGGAACCAATCTCTACTTCCCCGTACAAGATGGTGGTGAGGAAGTGAAGGTGGTGCATGAGGAACACCGAACCGAGAAGTTTGAATCGGGTTTCTGGATGCTTCGTCGGCAGCGCCAGTGGGAGGGTGATCGTTCTCAGAGGGTGAAAGACTAATGGCAGGGGTGGGGCGAATCTGCCCCACCCCTCCTTTTTGGAGGGCAGAAGATGAGAACCCGAAAGGTGTTTGACACAACCGAGAACGACATTAGCCAAGTAAAAAGAAGGAAGCTTGGGATTGTCTCTGCGAAGGTTCAAGAGGGGAAAACTCTTTACAACGCTGGTGGTTATATGCCCATCCACCGAATTGTGAGCTATTTCAATCGAGAGAACGAATTGGTTTTGCAATACGGTTTCTGGTCGAAAAACCGACTGGCTTCCATTACGCTCTATCCAACTATGGAGAGCGGAGGGCGGGGGGAAGATCGAGAAGATCAGGGGACCGGAAGATTCGTAGGGGTAGGAAGGGGGAGCAAATCACACCAAACCTTGTTCAATGCCAATGGCGTGAAGGTTTACAGATTTCCATGCCCCGGCAACACCGAAAGAACGTGGTATAGGAGGGGAGCACCAAAGGACATTCTCCCGTACAACGAGGAAGGAGAGGTTCATGGGACGTGTGTTCATTTTGGCAGACATAGCGGAAAGCCCCACACTATCAATTTCGTTAGAGGGGTTCATATCCCATGGTTCAAGTACCGAAAGCTCCAAAAGAACACGCTGACACCACAAGAGATACTGAGGGAGCCAAACCAAGAGCGGAGACGAATCTACTTAGAGGAATATGGATACGAACGAATCCTGAAAGACGTTGACGCTGTAGTGATGAATCAATGGAAAGATTACACTCTGTTTCGATTCTGTTTGAGACGAGACGAGGGAACAGTCGTTCCATCTGATCAGCATGTGAAAAGAAGCACCTTTGATATAGAAGTGTTTACCATTGTGAAGGTTCGGTGCGCTACGACAGGTGCTTTCTACTGTCTGAGGGTTCCAGACACCATCAGAACAGCTAGGGGGGCGGTGGCTTGGACGTTCAACATGCCTGTGGAGGAATATTGGGCTGGACTGGTAGAGGAAGCATGATTCTTGGGCGGGTAGCTCAACGGGTTAGAGCAGCGTCTTTATAAGGCGACGGTTGCGGGTTCGACCCCCGCCCCGCCTATTAACTTGGAGGAAACATGCCGGCATACAAGTTCTATCAGAGGGAATATCAGGAATACCCAAAACACTACAATTTCAAACTGACACCTAATCGGGCTAGGTTAATCATCAAATGGTTGTGCCAGCACTACAAGATACCCGCTCCGGTTGTGTTCTTCGACACAAAGAGGGGAGGCCACACTATGTTCCCCATGAAAGACGACGGCATGTGGGATTTAGACTTTCGTTACCGTAACGGGGAGATACATCTTCCCACAGGAAAATACGATCGTATCTCTCTAGGGCTGGTGGCTCATGAATTTACCCATCTTCTACCCCAAGGTAGAAAGCACGATCGAAAGATGTGGAACAAGCTCAAGCACGTTAGAGCTAGGTGCGAGAGGTATATGAAATGAAACCCGATCATATGGCTTTGGCTGTTTCTATGGCTAGAAAGAGCATTAGTCGTTACCGTCTTGGGGCGGTGGTGGTTAGGAAGAATCGCCCTATTAGTACGGGGTTCAATACCATGGGGAAAACACACCCTATTATGAAACAATTCAGCCATGGGTACGAGGTTCCTGGTACTCATGCAGAGGTTCACTCTTGTATTGGGATGGACGCTAAGGACTTGCACAAAGCCGATATTTACGTGGCTAGAATATTAAAAAGCGGGGAAACCGCCATGGCTAAACCCTGCCCGATCTGTTCCTCTTTTTTGAAAAGTGTGGGTATTAGGAGGGCTTACTTCACAACTGGAAAAGGTTGCGACGTTGTTACTTTTAATGAGGGAGCATGAAATGAACCGACAAGCTATAGTAAAGAATCGGGATACCATTAGTGCTACGGTTCTGATGGAGAATCATATCGTTATCCAGATCACTAACCCCAACAGGGATTGGGATGGTGAGTATGGCACGTTTTTGTTTCCTACTCTGCCCGAAGCATGCGCCGAATTTAGAAAGGGAGTTCTACAGTTGCGATTCGATGATATTGATGAACCTACAGAACCTTACACCATGTTTACCGATGAACAAGCCGACCAAATTCTAGACTTTGTTTTTACAGAGCACAAGGGTATTACCTGGATTCTGGTACATTGCGAAGCGGGTTACAGTCGAAGCCCTGCTGTTGCCGCTGCCATAACGAAAATATCGGGTGGAGACGATTCTCCATACTTTAGAATGTTCAGTCCTAACAGTTTGGTTTATAGTAAATTAATCAGCCGAGCTTTCGAGAGGGGATTGCACGATGGTAAGAGTGCAAGGTTATAAGGTGCACAAACCGGTTGACTGAAAGCTCCACGCATGGTATACTTCCGGTGGAGGGCAAGAAAATGACGAACAGACAGGTAATTGGGCGGTTTGCAGAAAGGCAAGAAGGAAAGAACCGACACTTGACTAGTACAGGCGATAAGCTTTTCAGCTACAGCACAGTGATCGGGCAATGGGTGAACGGTGATCTTTGCATCAACGAAACCTTTTACAGCGTTACCACTAGCCGACACCGAAACTTGATGAAGTGGCTGGTGGGGAACGTATTCGGTGGACGTGAGAGGACATTTCGAAACGTGCCTATCGAGGTAGAAGATTTGCTGTTCGTGGAGAAAAGCTAAAATGAAAACCTTTTTCCAGATACAGGATTGGGACAGTGAAGCGAATTGGGATTTCGACAACTATAAAGAAGCCAAGGCGAAGTTTGATTCCCTAGTTGAGGAAGGGTATACCAATCTTCGCCTTCGAGAGCTTGATAACGATGGCGACGAAATAGAGATTCTTCACTCCATCCATGGGGAGGACAGATTTTAACATGAAAAAGCTCACGATTTTGATTCCTAAGAAGAAGGAAGATATCAAGCGAGGGGTTGCCAAGTATGGGTATGTTCCCTCTGAAACCGAAAGCAAGGTGGGATACTTGGTTACTAAGTTTCGGCACCGAACCAATGGTTCTCACGGAAAGTTTCAATACTCGTACCATTGTGTTTGCCCCGATTTCACCTTTCGACAGCCGAGTGGCGGGTGCAAGCATATCAAGGCATTCAAGAAGGAGGAAAACCGATGAGAAACCACTATAACGCCCATAAGAAGATCACCACCGGGTGGAGCGGGATGAGCACTCCGAAGTGTCCGCAATGCGGGAATCGAATGCGGGAAACGTCCAGCTATCGGTTGGAATGCCCAAACGATTGTTACCCTGGAGGGGTTGAAGCTTGGGAGGTTACCAGGGATATGATAGAGAGCCAAGGAGAATAAGATGATCACGTTGTCGAGTGGACTGAGTATCGGCTTAGCGATTCTGGAGCTTCTGAGAAACAAGGATTCCCTTCAAAACATCGATATCTATGTACGATGTTTCATGAATTGTCGGGAATCGGGACTAACTTTCACCGTTGGGTTTGATATTGATTCCCCGACTTTTTGCATCTATGAACATCGGAATAGCGATGAGATCATTGTAAACAGCAAGAAGGGATGGGGTGGCAGGAACGGGGAATTGCCATACAAAGCCGACAGCAAGCATGTATACGACAAAGCATTTAGCTTTAATGAGTATGTAGAGTGCGCCGATTACCTAGAAGAACAATTTCTTCTAGCAAATGGGCATAATGAGATACCTTGACAGAAGCCCTATTGGTGTGGTATACTTCCGGTAGAAATAAAAGGAGGGTAAGATGAAAACCGATTTGGAACAGGTTTTGGCAATCAAGGACGTTCGTTTGGACGATATGCAGTGGAACGGGCAGACGGTTCCAGGATATCGGGCTGTTACGGACGGGAACCGTATCTTCGGGGTAGTTTCTCCTGGTTATGCCCCGATAGCGCATTCCACCGTGTTGGCTAGGGTTCAAGAGTTTCTTCCGGAGGGAACGGTGGAGAATGTCTACACTAGAGCTAACTTCTCTAGGGTGGTGTTCAACATCAAGTTGCCAAAGGTTTACGAATTGGATGGGGATTCCCCGATTCAAACGTATGTTAACCTTCGCAATTCCCTGGATGGAGGGTGGAGCATTGGCTTGATCGTTTCCCCGATTCGGGTGATCTGCCAAAACACCTTCTTCCTTCACTTCGGGGAAGCTTTGATTAGCATTTCCGAGAGACATATCGAATCGGGAGTTGCTAAGTTCATGAGCGAGATACCCCTAGTTACCAAGGTTCACAATGCCTTGGAGGGGCAGTTGATGGTGGCGAAGGAGCTAATCTCCCTTCCTTGCACGACGGTGAAGGGACAGGAGTTTCTGAAAAAGCTGGTGGAGAAGAAAGTTTTAACGAGGAAGGTTGGGGAGCAAGCTGGAGAGTTGTTTGCCCATCCTACTCGTAAGGAGGACGAGGGGCGGGACTTTTGGCGGTTGATGGCTTCAACCACCGACGTTCTTTCCCGTTCCTTGGAGGAAAAGGGTCAGCTTTCCACCTTGAATCAGGTTTACAAGGTTGGGGAAGCTTTCTCGGAGTTGGTTTCGGTTCGGTAAGCAGGGAGGGCCACCGGCTAGTCGAAATAGCGGACTAGCCGGTGAACGCCCTAAGCAATAAGGGTATCGCTCCCTAGTGCGATTCGTGAAAGCCGACGGTTAGCGAGTGGCTTGACAGATCGGAGAGACGATCACTTATAAAGGAGTAAACCGATGAAAAAGAAACCTTTTGATCGAGTTGGGCAGATCATAGCGTACGAATCGGGGGAGTTGGATGAAGCGGGGGTTGCGGAGCTATTCCAGCATTTAGTGGATACGGGGTTGGCTTGGAAGCTTCAAGGACACTACGGGAGAACCGCCGATCTTCTCATTCAAGGTGGCTATATAAAAGATAGGAGACACCATGCTATTCGTTGATTGGGTGATTTTGGCAGGAGTGTCATTCAACATTGCATTGAGTTGGTTGACTAAACCGAACAAGATAGTACAGATTCTTGGGTGGGTTACAGCGTTCCTTTTGGTATTCCCAACGAGATAAAGACGGGGGATAGCATGGAAAGACTTACAGAAAACGATTCGGGGATGCACCAGCTAATAGATGAGATTGCTAAAACAATCAGGTATGTCTCTTTTATGGGGGGGGGGGGGGGAAAAAAATGTCGGATTTAACAGATAACAGAACAGCCC